ATAAAGAAAAGAAGCAAAAAGCAAGAAAAGACAAGCCAAAGGGCTATGAGGCTGTGCATAAGCAAGTTTCTGAGGAATAACAAACTAGTAGCCTTTTAAATGGGCTATGCTAGAATGTTTGGATGAAAGAGTACAAATTCGTGTTGGACCACGGAAAACTCAAAAAAGTCCCTAAGTCAGCCAAAGTAGATTATAAGATTCCGAGCACCACGGACTTCTTCTCTCCTGTTACTAATCTTATTCCCTCCCTGAGTAGTGTATCAGGTGCTCGTGTACTTATCGGAGATAAGAGCTCATTACAGGCAATGACTCTGGTTAACAGAGAAGCTCCGTTAGTTCAGTCCAGTGAAAGTCAGGATCACTCAAGTTTTATTGAGGAGTACGGTAAGAAGCTTGTTAGTGTTTCTTCCAAGATAGGAGGAGAAGTGACTAAGGTTACTCCTCATGAGATCGTTATTAAAGGCTCAGATGGAAAAGACACCTCTCATCCATTATATCAAAACTATTTAGTAGGTAGGGAGAGCTATATTCATCATACTCCTCTAGTTTCGGTTGGTGACCATGTTAAAAAGGATGAAATGCTGGCTACCTCAAACTACTCAGACAAGCATGGTCACCTTGCACTAGGCATGAACTTGAAAACTGCGGTTATGCCGTATAGATCATATAACTTTGAGGATGCCCTTGTTATTAGCCATGCCGCAGCTCAGAAGTTAGTAGCCGAGCAGCTTATCCCGGTTAGACTAGAAGTTGCCAGAGGACTTGAAACTGGTAAAGATAAGTATATCTCCTTGTTTCCTAACAAGTACTATAACGACCAGCTAGATAAGCTAGACTCTAGTGGAGTCGCCAAGAAAGGTCAGACTTTGAAAATGGGTGACCCTATTATATTAGCTTATCAACCAAAAACGCTAAAGTCTCTTGAGATTCAGTTAGGTAAGTTGTCCAGAGCCCTTAAGAACGCGTATAGCGACGTTACTCATACCTGGGAATACGAGCATGACGGCGAGGTTGTGGATGTTAATAACACAGGTAAACTTATCACTGTTACTATCAAAACTAGTCGACCTATGGCGCAGGGAGATAAGCTAAGTAATCCGTACGGAGCCAAAGGTGTTGTTAGAATTGTGTCAGATAGTGAGATGCCTCAAGGAGAGGATGGTAAACCTATTGATGTTCTACTTAACTCTATGAGTGTTACTAGTCGTGTTGCTCCTGGGTTAATTACCACAATGGCCACAGGAAAGGTCGCCCAGAAGTTAGGCAAGATAATCAAAACTACGCCTTTTACTGATGGCTCTACTGTTGACCAAACTATCAAGCTATTAGCTCATCACGGAATCAAAGATACGGAGAGTCTCTACGACCCCACCTCTGGAAAACATATCGAAGTGTTTACGGGTCCTTCATACTATACTCGTCTCCACCATATCGCTGAAGACAAGATCTCTGCTCGTAGCGCTGGAACTACATACGATATTAACATGCAGCCCTCTAAGGCAGGTTCAGTAGAGAAGAGTAAACGCCTTGGAAACTTAGCTACCACTGTTGCACTGTCTAACGATGCTAAAGAAGTTTTGAAAGATGTAGCAGTTATCAGAAGCACAAAGAACGACGAGTTCTGGAATGCTATCAAGCTAGGGTACACCCCTCCACCACCTAAGGTTCCTTTTATCTTTAATAAGTTCATTTCTCACCTTGAAGGCTCAGGTGTTCATGTTCGCCAAGAGGGATCAAGATTTAATATCTTACCGCAGACTGACAGAGACATTGAAAAGAACAGCCAGGGAGAAATACATGAACCACTCACATACAAGCTTAAGGGTGGTGAGTTAGTAGCCGAGAATAATGGGTTATTTGATCCTGTTAACACCGGTATTTATGGTGATAACTACAATCATATTGAGCTAGCCGTTAAGATCCCTAACCCAGTTAGTGAGGAACCACTACGTAAGATGATGGGTGTTACCAAAGCTAAGTTTGAGGAGCTCCTTGCTAGTGGTGAGTTAGAGAAGCAACTAAAGAAAGTCAATCTTGATGATAAGATCACAGAGCTTCGAGGATATATTAAATCTAATAAAAAGACCGGAAGAGACGACGCAGTTAAAGTCTTATCTTTCTTAACTATGCTAAAGAGAGAGAACTTAAAGCCTGGAGACTTACTCCTTTCTAAGGTTCCTGTTATTCCATCACAATACCGCCCGATTACAGCACAAGGTAATCAGATTATGAGTGCTGATGTTAACGAGCTCTATAAAGATCTTATGCTTGTTAACAAGTCTTTCAAGGGAATTGATGAACATACACCGGTAGAGCTAACTGGTGAAGCTCGTAAAAAGTTATATGAGGGAGTAAAGGCAATCTATGGGTTAGGCGAGCCTATCTCTGTACGAAGCAAAGAAAAAGGCTTCAAAGGCTTATTAGCCACAACATTAGGAACCCAAGGAGGAAGTGCAAAGTCCTCAATGTTTCAGGCCAAGGTAGTTAATAAACCTATTGATCTCGTTGGTCGTGGTGTTCTGGTTCCTGATGGTAACCTACAACTCAACCAGGCAGGCATACCTCAATCAATTCTTTGGAGTGTGTATAATCCATTCATAATTCGTAGATTAGTCAGACAGGGTGTTCCTGCTACAAAAGCCAGAGATTACGTTAAAAGTAAGCATCCTTTGGCTGGTCAAGCCTTACAGGAAGAACTCTTAGACCGCCCAGGTATTATTACTCGTGATCCTCAGTTGTCTAAGTACAACTTCCAAGGATTCTACCTAAAAGCTAACCCGGACCCTAAGGACTTCTCTATTAAGTTAAATCCCCTAGTGTTCAAGGGCTATGGTGCTGACTCTGATGGAGACCAGCTAAACGTACAGGTTCCCGCTAGCGACGAAGCTAAGGAAGAAGTCAAAGACAAGCTCTTTCCAGAGAAGAACTTAATATATCACAGAACATTCTCACCCATTTATACTCCTAGCAATGAGGCAGCTGTTGGCTTGTTCGCGGCTAGTTATGAAGATAAAAAGAATAAACCAACTCATTATACTAATGCTGACCAAGTTGTTTCTGATTTCTTGGCAGGCAAGCTTGACATAGGCGATAGGATAGAATTATCTTAAAGCTTTATTAAACACTAAGTATAACATACAATGATTGATGAAGAAATCTGGTCCAAGCTTTCTGCTGAAGAAAAACTGGCTGAACTCGAAAAGTACCTAAATGAGTTTAGACGGCTTGATTCGGGTGAGCACGAACTCAGAGGAACTTACCATGAAGGTAAAATAAAAACTTTAAAAACAGAGCTTAAGCAGAAAATAAACAAAATAATAGACTTGGAGTACATCAAATGAATATCAGCAACCTAATCGAATCATATGATGCCTTGGTGAAGAAGGCATTCATACCCAATCCCCAAGCTCAGCAAGAGCAGGGTCAACTTCAGCAGGCTCAGCAGCAGCTTATGCAGATTGTTCAGCAGCTTCCTCCTGAAGCCCAACAACAAGTTGGACCTATGATTCAACAGCTACAACAGCTTCCACCTGAGCAGCAGCTCCAGCAGATCGGTCAGCTTACCCAGCAATTATCTCAAGGTGGACAACAACAACAAGATCCATCCGCTCAAGGGGGTCAACCTCAGGATCCATCAGCACAGCGGCAGGATCAATCAGCACCAGCACAAGAGCAGGGAAACCTCAACGCCGAGAATAGCCTAGACAACACAAAGGTCACTCTCTCAGTACGTGAGCTTCTTGATCTCTCTAATGGTGGTAAAGCTACTCAGAGCTTGCTCAAGGTCAAGCAAATGGCCGAGGCCCACAATAAGAAAATGGAAGCAGCTCAGCAACAGCAGGACCAACAAGCAGCTCAACAGCAACAAGCACAACAGCAGCAATCCGCTATGGGTCAGGGTGGAATTTACTCCGCACCTATGGATGGCTCAGCCCCAATCGGAGCACCAGCCCAATGAACTCATTAGAGAAGATTAGCTCATATTTATCTAGTTTTGGTCCAGAGGAGCAGAACTACGATTACGTTTGCTATATCAAGACAAAGCTTGCTGATATGCAGGCAACTCAGTCCACAGGTGAAACTAGTAATGAGGATGATCAGGAAAATACTGATGCCTCAAAAGTAGAAGTAGCCGAGCAAGATAAGTCACAAAAAAATTTAGAGGGTGAGCTGATGGATGGAGCATTTAGAGATCTTGATGTTCTGAATGACATTGAAGACGATAAGGTTGTTAAGAAGGCTTCTCCGATTACTGATTTTTTAAGCAAGTTATCTAACAAAAAATAAGTTATGTCTGTTACCACAGTTGGTCGTATACTTTTGAAGCAGTATACGCCTAAACACCTACACTCGCTAATAGACGACGAAGTTCTCGACAAGAAGGGAATTTCAATTTTGTTTAGTAAGCTTGTTGAACTAGAGCCAGATAATTATAGTAAGATTGCATCTGACTTAACTAGACTTGGATTTGAGATTGCCACGAGACAGGGTACCTCCATCACTTTAAAAGATCTAGTTTCTCCTATTAATACTAAGGAGCTTTACGACAAGTTCGATGCCTTCCAGGTTAAGGTAAATAAGACTGATGATTCTCAGAATGTAAAAAATCAGAGAATCTTTGATAAATATAACACCATGATGGAGGATGTGAATAAGCACATTCTAGACGACGGACTTAAAACTAATAAGTCTCTTGCTAAGATCATACTTGCAGGCTCTAGAGGATCCCCAGCTCAGTACCGATCTACTATTGCTACTCAGGGTATTGTGGTGGATGCTGATGGTTTACCTAAGATGGATATTCCTGTTAAAAGCTCATTTGCTGAGGGACTTACTCTTCCTGAATACTTAGTAACATCTTTTGGTACGCGCTCAGGCGAAGTAGTTAAAAAGGTTGGTGTGGCACAAGGTGGATACTCTAGTAAGCAGTTCTCTAGAGCTTTGATGAATCTACAAATAACAGAGCATGACTGTGGAACTGCTAATGGAATATCTGTATCAACCACAGATAAGGATTCTGTCGGCGCTTATCTCGCTACTGCCATAGGAGGATATAAACGGAATAACGAGATCACTGCAAAAATGTTAAATGACCTGAAAGGTCAGAACATTGATAAAATCTTAATTCGTTCACCCATGACTTGCAGGGCCAGCAATAATAACCACTTTGGAGCGGTGTGTCAGTTATGCGTAGGTAAGCGCGAAAAGGGATTACCTGCCCCAGATAGTTATATTGGACTTGTTGCTGCTACTGCTGTTAGTGAACCTCTCACTGAGTATGCCATGAAATTAAGACATGGTGGAGGAGCAGCTACTAGCCTAGGTGGAGCAAGTGGTTTCAAGATGATTAACCAGCTTGCTAACATCCCTAAAACTTTCTTAAATAAAGCTCCTCTAGCTAAAGAGGATGGATATGTAACCCGTATCGCTCATGCAGCAGCAGGTGGTTACTTTATTGATGCAGGTACAGAAGAATATTATATTGGAGTTGGACAAGAACCCAAAGTGAAGGTTGGTGACCATGTAGAGCAGGGAGATGTATTAAGCTCCGGCCTTGTTGATCCTAGTGAGGTTGTGCAATACAAAGGAATCGGAGAGGGGCGTAAATATTATGCACAAGCCATGAAGAGAGCCTTTGATGAGGGAAATCTTGGGGTTAACAGAAGAAACTTCGAACTGATCGCTAGATCTGCTATCGACCATGTAAAAATTAATGATAACGATGGATTAGGTAATTTCTTACCTGACCAGATTGTTTCATACTCGGCACTAGAGAAGAGTTATGTTCCTAGAACAAACAGCAAAGATATTAGATCCGATTTGGCCTATGGAAAATATCTAGAGGCCCCCATACTACATTACACCATAGGTACCAGGGTCACTTCCTCTGTGATAGAGGCTCTTAAGGAGCAAGGAATTGAGTCTGTGCATGTTAACGACGACCCTCCACATTTCGAGCCTCACATGGTTCGACTTCTTGACGTTCCAGAGCATACAGATGATTTCATGCATGTACTTTACAGTACCAACCTTGCAAAACGCTTTAGCAACGCCGTGAATGAGGGGGCGTCTTCTGATATTAATGGCCCTAGTCCTATACCTGGATTAGCTTATGGTGTGGGGTTTGGAGAACACAGTAACTGGAAAGAGTAGCCAGCTCTATATTTAGAAGCTTGCATGTACGCCAAAAAATACGTAATATTAATTACAAATTCCGGCAAACTATAATTTATGGCAAATTCCTCTAAGACAAAACTAGCCGCAGACGACTCTCTTGAACAGGCGTTCTTCCAACTAGCCTACAATAAGTTACAGGATAGTTTAAAAAACTTACTTCCTTTCTTGATTGGTTTTGAGATTGTTAAGAAGAACGAGGATAACACCAAGGCTCTTGGAGTCTTTGGATTTCGTTCACAGTCCGGACAGATTCTATATGTTCCCGCCTTCTTCATTGAGGGTAAGGTAAAGAACCTAGACCTCCTTTACTCTAAGAACAACGAGCAGTTCTATCCTCTGGATGAGGATTTTGCAGAGATGTTCCTCAAGGACGATATGACCGGCATTGGCGCGGTTGGTGGTGAACCCCGTCACAAGGTTCTTCAAGACATGACCCAAGGTGATTATCGCCAAATGACCATTCCTCCTCGTACCGGAAAGTACTCTATTGCCTCTGTTATTGATTACGTTAAAGATTCTGATAACAAGACCAAGCAAGCTTTCACTAACCTCCTTGAAAAGGACGCTGAGTTCTGCGAGGCTGTTTTACGTTTTTACCCTATTGAGAAAGTTGCTGCTGCTGTTGTAAAAACAGAGGACGGTACAAAATACCGCAAGGGAAATGATGTTAAAGTTGTTATGAAGGACCAGAAAGCTGATGTTCTTAAGCTCTCCGATAAGGAGCGTGAAGATGTAATGACTCAAGGATTTGTTGTAGTAGATAAAAGAACAGCTGATAAGAAATCTAAATTTGGGGTAGTAGACTACGTTAAAAAGTTTCATAATCCCACAGAATCGGGATTCTATCCTTACGTTACTCGTGTAGGAACTATCAACTATGGTCTTATCTTGGTTCGTCCTAAACAACTACAGCAAAATTTTTCAACTGACGATGCTATTGTTATCAACCTTGACGCTGATGTAAAAGGAACAGCTTATGTGGAGGATACCCACATGGTTTTCTCTAAAGACCAAATCAAAGTTGACGATTATTCGTTAGTTCATAAGATGATGGTAGATCCAGCCGAGGCTAAGCCCAGCTACACCTCGACTTACGTGCTTATCAACGAACACTTAAAGTCAACCCAACCATTTAAAATCAATGCTAATTTTAAAGATGCTCAAGGGATTAGAAGAATTAGTGTTGAGCCATATTCCCTGTATAGAGATGCCGAGTCGGATTACGCTTATCAAGATCATAACCGTGGCCGTGCTGACCGCCCAGGGAGTGTGCATGACTTACCTAGGGGTAATTTTTATAGCCATCCGAAGAAAGCTAAAGAAATATTATTGGTTATGACCAAGAAGCCTGGTGACGATTTAGATTATCAGAACTGCACAGTTTACGTCCCCTCAGGCTACAAACTTCTAGAGGTTAAGTTTGACGCATTAAACTGTTTTGATTGCAGTACAGATGCTCCGACTGATACTGATAAAGGAGCAACTACCGCAGCCACAGCTAAAGAAAAGTATTTACAGAATCGCCCAGGTGGAACCCATGCTCTTCATGCATTCTTGTCTAAGAACAACATTGTTCCTATGACTGTACGCACCAACGGGAGCGAGTACTTCAGCAACATTGCTGGAGTTAAGAAGAAGTATGAGAATCCGATGAAGGCCAAGATTGCTATGACAACTGAGGTTGGTCTTGATTTCAAGCAGGCTTGCGAAATTATTGATGGTCTTGTGGTTGATAAAACCCTAGAGGGACACGTTAAGCTGGCCTACACTGGTGATAACTATCCAATTCCTTATGACGAAGCTCCATATACCAATCAAATTGGTCAACCAACCTATACTGGTGTGGGTCAAGAGAGCCGCCTCCCTGGAGATAACACATACACAGGAGATCCCACAGCTCTAGGTTTAGGTACAATGCCTGAGATTGAGGGAATTGGTCAAGGTGGGCAAGCTCACGAGATTGATCCTAGATATGTTAATCAAGCTACTCAGATGGCCCAGAATGGACAGAAGGAGATCTTTGATGTTCAGACAATGGCAACACTTGCGAAGTATGTAGGAGTATCTGACAAGATCACTGAGTACGTTCCATCTCTTATCGAGGGAATGGATCGCTTAGGTAGAATTCTTTTCTTACTCAACTGGGACACTGATAAGTTTGTTCAGCTGTACGGCAGAAATGACCTTCCTGAGCTGGTAGAGCTCGTCACTAACGTATTCAAAAACCTAGGCGACTTAGTCATTTTCTTAAAGCGTAAATCTCCAGAACTCACGATTAACATGAGTAAAGATGAAGCGCTCGATGTCTAATTCAGAACAGCCTGACGATAGTCTGCTGAAAAGATACTTGGCCCTAAAGGCGCTCAGGGATAACGTACTTTATACAAAACCCCTCGCTGATACCGCTGGAGGCCTTATTGAGGACATTCCAGGCCAGTTACGCGCATTAGGGGCCCCACTTGCTGATGCGGCTTCAAGTAGGTTGGTTATATCTCAGAATCCTGAAATACGAAGACAGCAAATAGCAGCCGCGGTCGATAAAGTCAGAGGTGCCTCGGGAAGCAATACCGAGATGAAGAACCAGATGCTGGGTAATGCAGCCAGAATGGCTGCAGTTTCCGCACCGGTTGGATTAGTTGCTGGGGGTTTGTTAAAATTAATCGGTAGAGGTAAAGGAATTGGGAGTAGGCTGTCTTTACTTAAAGCACCCACAGAAATTCTATCTTCAGGTAAACTCAACAGAGCTGGAGCATATAAAAAGGTGTTATTAAATGCAGCTAGCGAAGGTGCTTTACAATCTGGGGCGTTAGGTGCTGTTGGTGGTGCTATGGGGGGACTAAATGCAGGCACATCCAAACCAGGAGAGGGCGATATAGCCGCGGCATCAAAAATCCTCCAAGACCACCCTTATACCTCAGCACTCCCAGGAGGAGAGATTTCATCTGTGTTCAATTCTTATGGTGATGGTATAAGCCCCGGGACCGGAGCAGCTATTGGTGCCGGATTAGGTGTAGGAGCAGGTACCGCAGCTACATTCTTACCTCCCACCATAAAAGCAGTATCCAGAACTTTAGATAATCCTTTTAGACGGAATCCAAAGGCGGTAAATCTTCTTGATTGGTATGCCAGGGCTGCAAAGGGACCAATGGCTAGAAACGCCCTAATCCTCGGAGGACTTGGCGGGCTTGCTGGTTACACAGTATCCAAACACACAAAACCTACAGATGCATAACAAGAAAGTCATATGCCTCAACAGGGTGGGATCTTATCATAATTTCCCTAATTGGAGATATCAAATATACCTTAACCCAGCTAAAGCTAACTTAGCTGACTGCGTTAGAAAACCCACTGACGGATCAGGAGCATTAAAAAGATATTGCGGCTATAAAGAAATGCGCGACGGAGTAGAGGGAAATTACTCCTTTCCTTCAAGATTTCAAAAAGTAGTTAACTCTATATCAGGTAAGAACCGTGAGGTTTTTTACAAACTACTTAATGATAAACTTAAAAGGGATGGCCATAAAAAGCTATTTTGCAAAACATTCGAAGATAAGATACTGGTTTGGAATGCTAGGTATATCCCGGCTATGTCTGATGAATATCTTAGAAAGCTACTATACCATGTATCAAACATCAAATATGATCATGATATTCAATTTGCTGTGGGTCTAAAGCTATCTAAAGAGCACGCCCATATATTTAGAGCTATCGGATATCATATATACGCAGATCTCGGAGACCGCGAGATTGCTAAACGATTTAAAATGTATCCTGGCCAGATTGAAGCTATTAGAAACTTATTTTTTGACTTTACCGCATCCCCTAGAGACCCCGCCGCTCAGGCAGCTTATTTTACTCAACTGGTAGATAATAATATTATATCAGAAATGGATAAACGATATTATAAGCTCATTTCTGAATTAGGTGAGGTGGGACTTAAGGCTCACGCTAACTACCATACACTCACAGCAGAGCAGAGGGTTAAGGTTGAGGCGTATCTAGGTGATAGTATGCTTGAAAATGTACTGAGCTTAAACTTTGCAGTAACAGACATGAAAGATGCGATTAACTTTAACGGCGTGATCAATAACCTAGCCTCATTTTATATCAAGAAAGAGGAAGTTAACTACTACCGCTCCAAGGTTAGAAATTTGGATGCTAGCACTGCTAGAATAGTAAGTGATAGCAGTCAAGATGCTGGACTTATTGACTCTGAGGACCAAGAAGCGCTAAAATTGATAGGCACCCTGGCCCTTAGGGAAAACTCACTACCTGAATATAAATCAATTACGGAATTGAACTCTTTTTAAAAACCTGATATAAATGGAAAGATAAAGCTATGGAACAACCGAACTCACTTGTAAAAATTGCTCTCGCCGAAGTTGTGCAGAAAGTAAACAGCGGATCAAATCCCACAGTTGCACTTAAGAAAGTGGCTACTGACCTTGATCTGAACCCTAACTATATTCACAGAGTTGGGGAGGCTTTAAACGTAGCTCTGCACTATAATCACTTTAAAACAGCATCAGACCGTTCATCACAGTTCGATATTGCTGATATCCCTACTGTTGTATCTTCTATTTTTGAAGGAACAGAAAAGACTTCAAGCCAGTACATCGCTGATAACTTTGGTAAGAACGAAGCTAACGACGAAGTTTTTAACTACAACCGAGCTATTAGTAATCCTAAGTACAAGCAGGCTTATTTAGAGATCTCTGGAGCAACAGCCACAGAGGAGTCTTATGGGCTTAGTATGCAGGGAGCATTTCATAAATCAGCCAACCTTATCAAGGATTTGGAGCAGGCTTTGGATAATTCTCTAACTGAGAAGGTTGGCGCAGAACTCGCTGTTAATAGTAAGTTCTCTAAGCTAGCTCAGCATTTCCGTCGCGATGAGGGATACAGGTCATCTTTTGAAGAATTTGAATCCCAAGTATATAGCAAACATGGCGAGGCAGCTGTACCTTACTTAGATCTTATTTATAAGACTGCAGGAATTTCCGACGAGCGTGGAGTGCATGACGACAAGTATGTTATGTTCACTCCTTCGAGTGAGCTGGGTATGTACGACAGCCTTATGAAAGCCGCTGCAGACCTTTTGGTTGCTGAGGAAACAGTTAAAACAGCTGAGGCTGATTGTGCCTTTGAAAAGGAATATTATTCGGAGATTGGTAAGTTAGTTGCTGGTAATGGCTCTCTTTCTAAGTCCTCTGAAGATGAGCCTGTTATTAATTCTAAAAAAAAAAATAAACCTGTAGAGGTTAAAGAGGAGGTTGACCCCATCCTCGAAAGAATTAGCAAGAAGGCGGCATTAAAAAAAGAAGGGAATGTAGCTAATTTATTTGCTCTTTCCAATATACTAGGCGGCTCTAAAATTAGAGAGAGCGTTATGGAGAATGTCTCCGACCGCTTTAATCTTAATAGAGGGCCAGTAAGCTCAACCCCAAGAAACAACATGACTCTAGAGAATATGGAGCGCCAGCTTATTTTCCAGGAGCTAGTAATGACTGATCCAATTCTTTCCAGGGCTAACCCTCAAAAGGTCGCCAAAGCTTATGAGCAAATTTTAAGACTCTCTCCTCAAGTATCCAAAGAGAAAGAGGTTGTTAGGGCAATGCTTCGACAAGCGGTGGCTTCTCAAGCTATCGCTCCTCACGACGCAGACCAATGGACAAAGCTTGATATGGATATTCTTAAGAGAAAAATAGTGTCTGATAACTATTTACGTGGTAAATTAGATGGAACAAAATTTTAATCAAAATGAGCGCAATACTAAAAGTTACTAGAGATATTGAAAATGAGGTTTGGAAGCTCACCTTTTCAATTGACCCATTAAAGCTATCAGAGAGTGATAAAGATCTTATAGCTAAGTTCGGCGAACCAGCGATTAACGTTGGTGGTTTATTCTTAAGTGGAGGAAATGATACTTTTACTATTCCAGATAAATACGTACGTGTTCGCACAGATCTACCATTTACTCAAACCTTTGATTCAACAACGGCACCCTTTAATACTAATACTCTTGTTAAAGCTCAGGCTTTTCAAGATACTTTTGTAGATCGCTATACCACAGCTTTTGTAGAATTAAGAGCGAAAGCTGACACCTTCACGGGCGAGTATCTATTTAATATATGAATTTAGAAGATCCTAAAATTAAGGCTGCGTTTATCCGCGGATACTTAAATAAACAGGCTGAATCAGGACTGGAGAAACAGGCATTCCTCGGTCCTCTGATTGGGCTTTTAGGGGGTGTGGCCGGTCAGACCTTAGCAGGTAAATATTTAACTCCTAAAATTGTGGGGTTTGCTGAGAAGCAATTAGCCGGAAGAGCAGCCAAAGCAAGTATTAATCCAGGCGCTACATCTAGAATTGGGAAGGGTTATGATAAATTTTTAAACCATTTGGCTAAGCCTGTGGGTCCTAAGGGTTTAACTTCTAGAGGGGCGGGAGCCTGGGCTGAAAATATTGGATTTATGGGCGGCGGGGCGCTGGGTGGTGTGGCCGGTGAAATGTTAGATGGAGAACAACCAAATCCCCAGGAATATCAACAGTACCAAGCATGAAAAACAATTTCTTAAACGGATTCATTAAAGCTGCACAGTTCTCAGGATTATCCTCTGAGCATACATTATCTTTTGTTAAGGAGGCCTTTTCTGACTTAACCCCTGCAGATATTGCACAGTTGAGAGAATCCCTACACGAGCAGGGAGCGAGCGCACCGTACGCAGACCCATATGGCCCTACTAATGTTATGTATAACCAAGCTATTCTTAGTGAGCGTGATAGGAGTAATGCACAAGACCCAAATTTAGCGGCTGCCACAGAGGCTGCAAAGAAATCAATTAGTGGTGGAGCGGTTGGCGGCGTGGCAGGTAATACTCTTGGACATCTTATAAAAAATTATAAACCTAGTGCAGCTGGGAGCTTCTCACACGGAGTTAGAGGAAAACTACCATTAGCCCTTGGGGTTGGTGGAACAGTAGCCGGAGCCCTGCTTAGCGCAATTCCAGCCTACAATAAAAAGCAACAATCAGTTGCAGGTTTCCAAAAATTAAACGATCCTCAGAATATGCAGAGAATGATTGAATCTCTACAGACTGACAAAGCACTCTTAAACAGCTAATTTATGCCAAACGAACCTATCTCATTTCAACAAGAAATCGACACACCAGGGGCAGGAACTGATTCTGAACTGTATAGGGCGGTATCTCCGTTGCTTGATTTAAACCGTATTCCAGAGTCTAAAAATAATTTTGATAGAGCCCGCATTGATAAGCTCAAGGAAGATTTACGTAAAGGTACGCTTGGATTAGAATATCTCACAGGCCTAAAGAGCAACAAAGCTGAGACTTTTTACGATAACCACAAAGCTCAGGCTGTTACATCAGATGTATTAGCTAACTCGGGTGGAATAGGTTTAGGTGTTGGCGCAGGCAGCGCAGCTTTAAACTTCGCTCGTCAACGCGCAAACCTTCTTAAGACTGTACCTAAACATGACGCAAGACGAGGAGACGCAGTTCAACGGATGGAGACAAAGCTGTCACCTATAGATCCTAAAGACGGAAGAGCTTTACCTGTTACAGATAACGATGCTTTGCGTATGTTTGGAGATACTTCACCAGGTACGACGGCAGCTCCAGCAAGTATTGATAATGTTATTAAGAGGGTTGAAAGCCTTGATGATATTGCTGCTGTTAAGGGAGATAAAGGTCCAAAGCCTTATAAAGCGCAGCTTGAAAAAATTATAGGAGACGGAAAAGCATTAACGCCAGAACAGATCAAAGAGCTTACACCATTTTTAAGTAGCCTGCGAGGCACATCTGAGCACGGAACTTTAGGCCAATACGCGGAGCTTCATAAAGATCTTTTAGCTCATGGTAATAGCTTTAAAGCCCCGATGGGTGCCTCTTTAGGTGATAAATTTTATTCGAGTAGCTTAGGAGATAAGATGCAGCATTTACCTCAGGCTGTTCAAAACATAATTCATTCTCTTGTTCCACACAGCTTTAAGGGTCACGAAGATTTAATTAATAAACATATTACTTCACATAATCCCAACGGTGTGAGTCCAGCACTATTGAGAAAAGTTCTAACCGACACAGGCTTAGACGAGGAGCAAATTAAGGTTGTTGAAAATGGTTTACTTTCCCGGCTTAAAAATCCAGCTAGTAGAAAATCTTATAGTAAGATACTCGAACATGTTGGGCGTCCTGCTCTTATTGGTGGGGGAATCGCCGCAGGTGGATTAGGTTTAAGCCATGTACTAAAAGCCCTGCAGGGTCAGGTATATGGTAAAGAAAAGATTAATGATTGGAAGCGTAATACTCTTCGCTCACGTGGTGAGTTTGAGGAGGCAAACAGAATTCAATAATGATTAAATTCAACTCCACTAGCGATTGGAACTTTGATGTTCCTCCTGTTAACATTGTAAACGAGGGAGCAGACTTGAAGAAACTAGCTGCTGTACATGATGAGCTTAAAGTAGAGAAGACTGCTAATCAAACTGACGTTCACGTTATTGCTTTAGGCTCATACGAGGGAATTGGTCAAAACAGAAACGGCGATCTATTCAAAGAAGCTGAATGCTTAGAACACTATAAGACCTTCATTCGCTCTGGTAAAAAAGGTAAGGATGGAAAATATGATGGAAGAGCCTTAAACCGCCACCACAAGAATAAACCAGAAGACCCTAAGTACGGCAATATCAAAGCCGCTGCTTATAATCCTGATATGAAGCGCATAGAGCTGATCGTTGGATTAGACAATGATAAATGTGCTGAGGAAATTCAAAAGCTTTCCAAGGGCGATCAAATCAATGTATCAATGGCTGCCAAGGTAGCTAGTGACGTTTGCACCTGGTGTGGTCATAACGCCAAGGATGATAGAGGGCGTTGCGAGCATGTGCCTAACCAGATCGGTGAATTAAATAAGCGTGGTGAAATGTGCGGAATGGATAACATTGATCCTCACTGGTTTGAGCTATCAATTGTTGGTAGACCTGCTGATCGTATTGGTATGTCTCTCAAGCTTGCCTCAACCTATGCCCCGCAATTAACATCTGACTATCTTAAGATCTATTCTGACTTTAATGCTCCTTGTGATGTTCAAGACTTCCTTATTTCTAAGAAAGCTAGCGACAAGAGAAGCTTAGTAAGTAAGTTAGCTGAGATGGAAAAGCACCTTGAAGGAATAGCCACAAAGGGACCTAAAGATTCTAGCGAGAAGTATATTTCTAACGAGGCATCTAAAATCAATCATTCAGAGGGATTATCTGAGGAGACAATTGATGAGCTTAGAAAGCAGGACCCCAGCAAGCTATTAAAAGCATTAGCAGATAAGGGAATTGTTTTTTCTCCAGCTGACTTTGTTAAATATCTGTTTGGCGATAAGCTAGCAGATAATAAGATTATTGATAAGATGAAGAAACGTCTACCTTCAGGTTTCTCCCATATGGAAGAGGATGAAGACAAGGAAAACTCAGCTGTGAACAGTGAGCGTTTTGACCCTCAAGATTTAGGAATGCTGCCTCGTGAAATTAAATCGCTTGTCAGTGGGTTGTTTGATGGGCATTCTTTATTTGATCACCCTGCCCATGGAAGAGTAATGCGTATTACTATCATCAAGAATATTCCTGGTGGTTTAAAAGCAACTCCCCATAAGGAAGAGATCGAAAAAGATGCAGCTGCAGACGAACTAGCTGAGCAATACTTAAGCTATAAGTTAGCTGCATTACGATATATGGATGAGTGTGGAAAGTTAGATAATCAAACTATCTTGAACGCATTGATACAGAATCGTTAAAAAAAACTTGGAACTATAATAAATATAAGCTAGTATATAAAACAATCCTCGGAGAAACACTATGAATGAACATTTTTTAACTGGCTTTGTAAAAGCCGCTCAAGCCGCCGGAATCCCCGACGAGCAAATTGCATCCATGCTTCAACAGCAAGGCGGCGAAGCCCCTGAGGCTGCTATGCCACCTGCAGAAGCTCCTGAGGGATCTCCAGCTGAACAATCAATGCTTGGTGGTCACGAAGAGGAGATTGAGCATCTTTTATCACAACTTTCTCCCGAGGAGCTAGAGCAACTTGTTAATGAGGTTACTCAAATGCAGCAGGGACAAGGTCAAGGACTTGAGGGTGCAGTTCATGGTGAAGAAGCCGAGCAAATTCCGGGTGTGGCTGCAGGTATTGAGCAGCAGCTTTCTCAACATCCCGAGGTTGCAGAGCAGACAGCCCCACAACCAAATCCAGATGAGGCAACACTCGCTAAGCAGAGTGCTATTAATTTTATCAAGTCAGCCAACTATGTAGAGGGTTTCCTCGAGCAGGCTCTTGGTCGTGGTTTAGGCCTCAAGCAGGCTGTGGAACTTTATGACAGTGCGTTCACAACTACTTTCAACCAACTCAAGCAGAGTGAGCTGAAAGGTGATCAGCATAAGTTAGACGTTGATGGTGATGGAAAGATTGAAGGATCAGATCTTGCTGCTCTTCGTAATGGTAAGAAAAAGACTGAAGATTCAGTAGATGAAAAGACAGCAGCTTACTATGAGGGTGTTTTAGAGCGCGCTCGTGAGTACGGCATGTCCGACGCAGAAGCCATCCAGGTTGTAAAAGAAGCAATGGATAAGCAGGCAGGAATTGGATCTGCATTTGAACGTGGCATGACTTCTCTTAAAGAAGTAGGCCACGATACAATCAATTCAGCCAAGGAAATCGCCAAAAAGAAACCCAGAACTACAGCAGCGCTTGGATTAGGTGCTGCTGGTGTTGGTGGGGTAGCCTTAGGTAGGGCAAGTAAGGATTAATTTAAATATTTACAACGAAGTCAACTTTAACTAAAATAAAAAAACCAATAGGAGAAATAACATTATGGGCAAACTAACAAAACACGCCGAAGTATTAACTCAGCTTCATTCGCTGGTTAAAAAGCAAGCCGAAGAGGCTCAAAAGAACATTTCCGGAGTTCCAGGAGACGAGACCAAGCCAACCAGCGTATCCGCTGAGCACGAAACAACCAACAAGAATTCCGTTGGACCTGAGAACGTTGCACAGGGTTATCACCAAAAGCCTAGCTCAGATCCTTCTGAGCCTGTTGCCAAAACAGCTGAGACACTCGGTAATGAGATTTTAGACATCATCCGTAAGCACGCCGATGTGCAGGATTCAGTATCTGGTGAGCCAGGTAAGGACACAAATCCTGAGAGCACTGATGATAAGCCTATCGACAAGAACAAGGTTGCCCCAGAAGACAACAAGCCCCAGACAACTGGTGAGCAGAAGCCTTCATCTGATAAGAGTGAGCCCGTTGCTTCCGCCAAGAAGGCTGAAGACGAGGTTGCTGACTTAGCTAGCAAGGTTGCTTCTTATGAGCTTGGTCGCCAATTCTGTGCAGCTCTGCTCAAGACAGCCTCACAAACAGTTTCTGATGAATCAACCCTCATGAAGGAAGCCGGTCGTAGAGATCTTGATCTCCTCATTGCACAGGCCGCTGAAGAGCTTGAGACTGAGGCTGCCGTTGAGTCTGAGAAGACAGCTGAAGCCGCTGGTGCCGCTTACTTTGAGGAGATCCTCAAGCAGGCAGCTCTTGACGAGGCAGTTAACGAGAATGAGTCACTCAAGGCAAAGATTGCTGAGCTCTCACAGACCGTAGAGCAGACACTCTCAAAAGAAGCCCAGGAAAAGAAGGCACAAGAAGACGCAGCAGCTCAAGTTAAGCTTGCTGAGTCAGTAGCCGCCATCGTTCTTGAGCGTCTTAAGTCCGAAGCCGGTAAAGAGTAATTAAGTTCCAATTTATGGATAGTTCTACAGAGGTCCAATCCCCCTTAGAGCTAGAATCTGTTAAGGCACTTACTAAACTAACCGACGCAGACAAAAGAAAAGTTTTAGAGTATATAGAGAGTTTAATTCTCCTAGAGGAAACAACAAATGGACAAAGAGACATCCAGTAAAATTGAAGAGTTCGTGAAGCAAGCCATGGAAGAAATTTCACAACTTCGCTCAGAACTCAAATCCCTCAATGAGAAGAGAGCTGATGAGATTGAAGAGCGTGACGAAGAACTGACTCACGCCATCAAGCAAGCAGCCAATGCTCTGTATGATTCAGATTTTATTAGTGACGAATATGAAAAGCGCAAGTTCGTCAAGAAGGCAAAAGAAGATCCCAAGTATCTTGCTACAGTGATTCAGAAAGTTTGTGAGGCAGCTGATGTCTCCACATTCGGATCCGTAGCCTCGATCAAAACAGCAGGGGATAATGGATCTGACCCTGTAATGCGCAAAGCTTTTGGATACGATAATAATTATAATCTCTTAGATGACTAGGAATAGTATTGACGTAACCTCAAATATTTGGAATAATTTTAGATATAACTTTAGCAATGCAGCTTGCGCTCCCTTGATCGGGACCGGTGTGAGAAAGCATAAGTGAAAAATCTATTCAGTAAAAACAACAAAATAAAAGGAAAAAAAAATATGGCTATCAACTTCAAAAAAGGCCCTGCTTTAAGCCTCGGACAATCTGACAAGGTTGCCGCTGCTTCAGGGACTATCGTAGCTGGTCAAGTTGTTCGTGTTAGAACCAACGGTTCAGTTGTAGAGGCCCTCGCTGGTGCTTCTGCTTCTCCCGCTCCTCTGGACGACCTTCTCGGCTTTGCTATCAATGACTCAACAGACGGCGATGTAATCGCTTCTGGTAAAATTGGCGTTTATCTTCTCGACGGTATCACCGTTCTTGAGACAGATCAGGCTGATTCAGCAATCAATCTCACTAACTACCCTCTCGGTTCACTTGTTTCTGCCACAACTGGCGGTCTCGTGAAGGTTGCGGGTGGTACTGATAAAGTAATCGGACAAGTAGAAGGTGTTCGTAATCTTCCAGCCGTTACCACAGTGAACGGTCGTAAGGTACAGGGAACTGCCCCCTTCTTAGGCATCAAACTCAAAGCTTAATTAGGAGAATATAACAATATGGAAAAAATCGCCGACGTAAAAGTATTCAACGACACATTCGTTGAGATGGTAAAGGCCGGTCAGGAAAAGCAAGCCGCTGTTTCTGCCCAGCAATTCACCCGCAATAAGCTTCGTGAAGAGAGCTTTGCTGAGAAGATCATCACCCCTATCGACATCAGCAATGATGAGCTTGATAAGGCTGAGAATCCTGAGCTGCTCGTTAAGTGGAATGATCGTGAGCCTGACACAGCTCCTGCTAGCACAATCCCTCTGGGTGTTGTGCCTGAGGCGCTTCAGTTCTCTGGAACACGCTATCCTTCGTACTTCTCACGCATCACTTCTCCTAAGTATAACAAGGACATTGATCATCTTCGTACATACGACTATGACATCCGTGCAATCATGCTTGAGCTCAGCACCAAAGACATCGCCACAGAGATCGACTCACGTTTCATCTCCACGGTTGATTCAGTTCTTGGCACAGCTAACACAGCTAACGCCCTTAACGGTTTAGGTCTTCCTCAGAATGTTACCATCTCCGGTGGTATCACTCGTGAGACAGTTGCTGAAGCCTTCAAGGTTATCAAGCGTCTCCAGGTACCTTTTGGTCCTTCACAGCCAGATGGCGGTGAGTCCAAGGGTGTCATGTTGATGAACACCGTAACCGCTGACGACTTCGTTAAGATGTCCCGCTCAGAGGTTGGTGGTGATCTTGCTCAGGATATGTTTGTAAATGGTCTCCCTTCCAAGACTCTTCTTGGTGTGAAGCCCATCTACACAATCAAGCGTGATCTCGTTCCTGATGGTACTATCTACCTCTTCTCTTCTGAGGAGTTCTTCGGTAAGTACTACAGGCTCCAGCCTCTCACAGTGTTCATGAAGAACGAAGCTTACTTCCTTGAGTACTTCCAATATCTGAACATCTCACTCTCTATCGGTAACGTTAAGGGTGCTGTTAAGGTACAGTTCAGCTGATCTTAATCAGAGATAAGTTAATAAGGTCTAGGGGGAGCTTCGGCTCCCCCTAGCTTTTTTATGCCTTGGTTATTTGTGTTCACAAGAGCAATATCTATAGTTATAATGAACGTATGAAAGCCCTAGATGTATTAAACGATTTTTTAAAGCTCTCTGCATTTGGAGAGGCTCCACAGGTACCTACTAATAGCGCACCTACTAGCAATATGGTGGAGGCACCTATCATGTCAGGTCAGCCCCCTATCAGGCCCACAATTGCATCTAACTCCCCTGTAGCGGTAGCGGAGAGTAGACCAGCGACTCAACCATTAAAGCCCGCCACAGACCTTAAGAATTTTAAAATAAAGTAATATGGCTACTCCTATCATCACAGCAGAAGAGATTAGAATGTTCATGATGGATAGGGCGGAAATGAATCCGCTCCTATTAGGTATTAGATTTACCCCTGAGATGATTAACCAGGCAATGATTAACACAGTTGATTACTACAACCTCATGCCTCCCCCAATTGGAATTATGTACACCGTGGATAAGTTTCCGTTTAGAGGTCTACTACTCATGGGATCCGCAGGCTACTTACTTAGGTCTGCCGCAATCAACGAGGCTAGTAATCAATTTAGCTATTCTTCTGATGGAGTACAAATCAATGATAAAGACAAAGCTCAAATCTTTAGCGAGCTTGGAAATAGCCTTTGGACTGAATTTAAAGAGTTAGCACAGAATATAAGAATTAATCATAACATAGCTCAGGTATACGGAACCAAGCATTCTGAATATCTTTACAGGAATATTGGTTAATATGGCTGAGCTTGATAAAATGCTTTTAAAGCTTGGGACAGCCATTGAAACTGGGGGTCAGGGGCGGTTATTGCGGGCTTTACAGGTTGCAGCCTTTAAAAAGAACGCAATTAATAAAATATCCACAGCATTACAGCATGTTCCTGGGGGCTTTGTTGCAGACTGGGCTATGAAAGACGTTTTAAAGATAAAAAAGAACTGAGATGAGCTACGCACAGGTATTCTCTAAAATATTCATGATTCCGGATTTTGTTCGTGGTCATTTTGTCCAATGGGAACTTGATCAATTCTTCAATGGTGTTGCTCCTTTTAAATTCACACTCCAGGTAAGCCAAACAATAGACTTTTCTGAGATTGCTTACGAGATACCTGTTGGTGATACTTTTTTTGCTATTGATAAAAGCGGCAATAAGCAATCATGGTCCTTGAACTATAATTACAGGATCTTATTAGTTACTGGGGACGGCCAGAAATATTACTCTAGTCCAGTTATGTTTGGGCATACCGGCACACAGCAACGTAAATATGCAATGGCTAGTGAGATCATTAGAAAAGAATTTTTGTTGTGTAGATTTGCTGGACGCGAATCTTGGTTACTAAAGAGGAAAAGCTACGGAAAGGCTTCTTCCTGCACAGTTGACCCTATCTCTGGAGTACCTATAGCTGATGACCGTAGCGCTGATTTAGGTGTGGGTATTGAGGGTGGATATTTTTCACCGGTTCCGTGTGCTTATGTTGTGGATTCCGCACAAACAGATAAACAACTAGATCCTGCAGGTATGGGTGTTAAAGAAACAGCTGATGTAATAGCTAGGCTTCCAGGTTATCCAACACTAGATGTACATGATGTATTATGCACAAATATTGATGGATATAGATATAACGTACTCACCAAGAGCATCGTTTATTTTCCAAGCACAGGCATACCTATTAGCCAGAAAGTATCCTTGCGACTAATTCCACCGTCAGATACTATATACAGCATTCAAGTACCTGTTGACCTATATGAATAGTGAAATTAATTTAGAGTGCCCTCCGGTGGTAGGTTATGTTAATCCATTTTTGCGAGATGTAGACACCAGTAAAGAAGATGGAAGTAAGTTAATTCTTACTCCATGGACTGTTCAAAATATCTGCTACGAATTAGGCGCCAACTACATGCTATCTAATGATCCAAGAAGTCAGGGATACTTATTTGGACAGCGTTATGATAGAGATCCTAGAAAGTCAGAAATATTTTTAGATATAGCGTATAACTACAGGGATGATGTAGTCCAGAAGCGCCCCGCAGTATTCATCAGCCGTGGAGACGTTAAATATAATTACCCCACGTTTAATCAGCAAATAGGGGGTAACTCCCAAAATTCAGAAAAGAACAAGATGGGAATTCTTCAAATGCCTGTTCAGGTAACTGTGGTGGGCACGAACATAGGATTCACCGAGCAATTTGCTGAATATGTTTCTAGAGTTTTTATAGATCACTCAGAGGAAATAAGAAGAGATTTTTTTATGCGTGTATTTCGACTTGAAACTATGAGTGCTCCAACGCTATACTTAGAGTCTAAAGAACACTTCGCAGTGACCCTAAATTTAAATACAACATTTGATATGGGCTTTACAATAACTGGAGATCATCTAAAATTAAAAACCGTGAGCTTCAGTGTATTTACCAGCTGTGCAGAATCCCCTCTCTTAAATCAGTAGTAGGGGAAATAAAATCTTGCAAACCAAGAAATACTGATTTAAACTAATAAACAACAATCTAGGAGACAAAAAAATATGGCATACATCGTACCAAAAGTATTAATCCAACAGGAATTCACACAAATCCCTGTATACGCAGAGTTCCCTCTCGCAGCCTTTATCGTAGGCCCTCACTACTCACTTACTCGTTATGACGTAGCTGATGAGAAGCCTTATACCAAGGTTTCAAATCCTAACGACCCTTCACTTGGTAATGCTTACCAGGCCACGGTTGATGTCACCTATGACGTTCCTAACGTTCCTGCCGGTGGAAATACTGATCCCACCTACACCAAGGTATTCTTTGAAGATGCAGTTGCTTCATACTTCCCTCTTGCTGAGCTTGGTGCCACAGTTAGCAGCTCAGACGATTATGTTGATTTTGTAGGTATTCCCAACCAGATGGCGAATTATAAGAACCGTGTTCGTTTTGAGACTAACACAGGTGCTCTTAAGACAGCTGATGGTTATAGCCGCTCACCTTTTCTTTCAGGTCGTGACGTTCGTGTTGGCGATTTAGTAACAATCACCGACCAAGACGGTGTAACTCTTAACACTTCAGTTAAGTCACTCATCCGTGATACATATCTCGAAGATTGGGACCTCGGTGGTCGTGCCGGTTGGTGGGCCATCACAGTTGGTAATAATGATGCTTCCGTTGGAGGCTTCACATTAACTTCAGCAGGTTCAGAATTCACAGAAGACCTCACTGGTCAGTTTGTTACTATTGGTGGATCTGCAGCTAACGCAGGAACATCTTACAGAATCATTGCAGTCCAGAACGCAACAACATTGCTTCTCGACCGCGCTGTAGCTGAGTCCGGGACCGGCGTTGAGTTCTGGGTTGGTGGTATCTATCAAGATCCTAACAACATCCGTCCTACGGTTGATGTACATGGTGCTCCTCAATATTTCTGGAGAGGTCTTGGAGCAGATCCAGGTCAGGGTAACTTCAATGCTGTAGATAGCACAAGCTGCTACCTCGGTCACCGCAACCTTAGAATCGTGGAGGACACCTATACAGTTGTAATGACTTCAGGTAACTCCCCTATCAACGCACGCTTCTCAATCACATCAGCCGCCGGAGCTTTTGCCCCTAAGACTGATGTAGCTCTGGTAGGAACTACACTTACTCTGGATCACGACGATGCAAATGGTGCAATCACGATGAGCTTTGCAGGAACAACCTCATGGGTTGGTAATGTTGGAAAGGGATTCACAATGCATATTTCCACCAACACCCAGTCTGCCTATGTTTGCTCCTCTGGAGATACATTCACGGGCAAGCACGATATCACTTACAAAATTACTGTTGTTCGTGGTGGTCGCTTCTTCGACGGAACAAATGGTGCGACTTGCGCCAAGGTTTCAGTCACATCTTCGGGTGTAGACTCAAGTGCAGCCATCCCTGTTGCTTATAATACCTGGTTTAATCTCGGTAATCAGCACGTACAGGCCAAGTTCGACAGCGAACAAGGCTCAGCTCATCACGGACTTATCCTTGGTGACGCTTACTATGTCGAGGCTAAGGCCGCAACATTAGGTGCCACCCGCGTAATCGAGCTTAACAATGATCTCCCAGCCTCAACACTGGCCAATGGCAACGACATGCATATCAACCTGTCCCTTAAGAAGAACAGTGTAGAGGTAGGTAAGATTCGTGACCTCGAGGAGGGTACACTTAACTGGACTCAGGTAGAGAACTACGTAACTGTAAATTCCGGAGTCACAATTAGTGATTCCTCAATCACAGTTAATGGAGTAGAAGCCAAACTCACAGCATCAAAGGGAAATATCTTCGTTCACCACAGAGATCTTCTTCAGGACAATATTGTATCAATTGGTGCAATCACCTCAGAAGGTGAAGTGTCCCGTAAACTTGGAACAGTGCATCCTGACAATCCTCTCGCACAGGGCGTTTATGACGCTGTTCTTAACGCTAATGGTGCATTTGTTTACTTCCTCGGTGTTCAGACTGATGACCTTGAGGGTTATAATAATGCCCTCGAGATTGCCAAGAAGAGCGACAAGGTTTATGGATTTGTACCTCTCACCTTTGATCGCGCCGTACATGACGCCTTCGTAGGTCACGTAAATGCCTTCAGCTCACCTTCAGTGGGTCTGTGGCGCGTGACCTGGCTCTCAATCCAGGATGAGAAGAGCAGCACAATCTACGGAACAAAGGCTGATGGTAGCTCATATATCGGAACAATCACTCAGGATCCAGAAGCCCCTGCCACTCAACTAAATCTCGTCTCTGTCGCCGGAGCTTCATTCCTTGATGATGGTGTACGCCCAACAGATTCACTCAGACTCAACTTCCGCACTAATGCAGATGGAACAACATCATATGATGAGTACATCGTTGATGAGGTAAGAACGCAAACAACTCTCACACTCACTACAAGTGTTGCCTCGGCAATCTCAAGTGGTGTTAAGGTCGAGATTGTTCGTAACTTCACTCGCGACGAGCGTGCAAATAACATTGCCCAGATTGGTGGAAGCTACATGAACCGCCGCGTGCGTGTTGTATTCCCTGACACCTACAAGCAAAATGGTGTAGAGAAAGCCGGTTACTTCATGGCTGCCGCCCTCGCAGGATTACGCTCAGGCGTTGTTCCTCATCAGGGTCTCACCAACACGGTTGTACTCGGTGCAGACGATCTCAGTAAGGTTGTTAATGAGTTCACACAGGACCAACTCAACCTCATGGCTGAGCACGGTATCTGGTTGGTAGTTCAGGCTGTGGTTGGTGCAACACCTTATGTTCGCCATCAGCTTACAACTGACTCAACAGGACTCAACACATCTGAAGATTCCATCACCACAAACGTGGATAACATCAGCTACGCCCTCAAGCATACGCTCACCCCGTTTGTTGGAACTTACAATATCAATCCGGTCAACATCCAGATCATCAGAGATGCAATCATCAAGGAACTCGTGTTCAGAGCCACTCAAACCTTCACAGCTCGTGCAGGTAACCAGTTGGTAAGCTTCACACCTGCCACTGATATTATCTTGATTCAGCAAGACCCGACCTACAAGGATCGTATCGACGTAGAGGTTAAACTCAACGTTCCTTACCCACTCAACTACATCAGCCTCAAGCTGCTTGTATAATGGAGCAATTCAAAACAGGTTTTCTGGAATACGCTATAAATGATGGGCTGTCTCAATCCGAGGCAGCTCATCTTTGGAAACGCGCTTCAGAATATCCAGGAACTGAACAAGTATTTAAGAATTTAGACATTAAATCAGAACAAACCCCCAACATACCCGGAGAAGATTTATCGACACTATCTAAACTGATGGAGCAACAGAAAGTTCAACAGGAACTACAAGCAATTAAACACCAACTAGGAATTTAATGAGAGTTGTAGTAACAGGAGACTTTAGGGAGCCCCTTCTTTTAGACACAAGCAAAGCAACAGGACTACTAATTTATTCAGACGATGGATCGCCTAACGTGATCTATAGAATGATTGGAGATGGAAAAGCCTGGATAAGATACACAAAAGGAGAAGACGATAATTTTAACGATGTGGCTGGACAATTAGGACTGATTAATTTAAAATAAGATAAAACAATAACAGGAGACAAACTACTATGGCCGATCTATTTCAACGTCAGGATACCCAAATCAAATCACCAGTAACAGCTGATAGCTGCGTAATCACATGGGGTGGCGAGGTTGCCGCTGCTATGCAGGTTCAAATTTCTTATCAACAGCAGGTTCAGCGTCGCCGCACAATCGGTAACAGAAATGCAATCATTTTCGCTACATATCCTGTAGGTCAGATCACTATTGCTCGCCTTATCGCTGAGGGCGCTGGAGATATCTTCAGTAAGGAGGGTTGGTCTTCCTGTACACCAGGCACACTTACCTTTGCTATGAGTGGTGGTAATGGTAGCAACTGCCCAGGTGCAGGCTATACTCTTACAGCCAAGGGTTGCATTGTTAGCTCATACAGTCTCTCTGCAGAGGCCGAGGGACTTACAGTTGTTGATAACATCACAATTGAATTCTTAGAGCTCAGCAACGGTTAATCTATAAAGAAAAGATAAAGTATAAATATAGACCCTCCTGGTTAATAGCCGGGAGGGTCTTTTTATTTCTTGCAATATGGTGCTCTCTCATTATATTTGAGCTACAACATATGAGCGACGCCAAAACACTATTCTCAGATTTCCAAAGACTGTATAATGAGCAGCAGGGAGGAAACAAAGGGGAACTAAGCCTATTCACTGGAGTTGTAACAGCCTCCACAGCCGGGTCATACACAGTCTCTATCATGCCTGAAAGTTATATTACTAATCGGGCAGATGGCGGTAATACCATACAAGGAATAGTTGTATCTTCTCATCTAGCTTCATTCATAGGCTTCAAGGAGGTATCAATTCCTCAACCAGGAAGCCGTGTACTCTGCGCCTCAGCCGCATCAGCAATCATTTGCTATGTAGTTGGTATTATTCCTCAGGAAAACTTAAGCTCCGAGTTTGCACCGGGCAGGACAAATATAGGCCCAGGATGCGCCTCACAAGACGCAGCCAATAGGATTGGACATACAGACAAGCACGCAGTTATACCTAACAATAGAAGACCTACTGACGTTGTGGATGGGGAGTACGTGGTAGCTAATGAGTTTGGGGTGTTAGTCGGTTTATTTCAACAACTAGCAACTTTGAAGGCTTCAGAGCTTGCCCAGGTTCAATGTTTCTTGTTGGACGATTTGGTCAGAGTAATTAGCCATAACTTCCAGCACTACACAGCGATAGGCGAGTATAATATCTGGCACGACGGTAAATCATTAATGTCTGAGTTTGGTGCAACACATCTACCAGCAGAAACATACGGAAGGCCCTGTGTAAAATCAGACTCAGGTGGATCTCCAGTATTTGAAAAATCAGGAAATAATAAAGCTGACGACAGTGAGGACTTTTATAAAATCTCAGAAGATGAACGAATTAAATCAATTGAAAGATTCAAAGTATTCCTTGGAAGATTGGGGGATTTCTTACATATTTTCTTAGTTCGTCCTGACGAGGATGAAATACGCACACTGAACCCTGATAAGAAGCCTACAAAGCCCGATACGGGGCTTTTTGACCTACACCTAGGTACAGACGGCGGTGTGCATATCCGAAGCGTTAAAGAGGTGTTTTTAGAGAAAACAAACTGGATCCGTGTGCCTACTCGCTACAGTGCTCCTGAAGACTCAAAAGGCGATGACGCGAACGAGATAAGCTACGATAAGAAAGAAAAGTTTGAGTGGGATGACAGCTATAAATATGTGGGTAATCCTATGGCTTACTTCTTACAACTTAGAGACTATGTAGCCTATGCCTCGGAAAATAAGGCTTATAAGAATTTTAAAAAGCATGAAAAGGACTTCTACGTTAATGATGACATCGGTAATGAGAAGAACATTAAAGAAATTTCAGAAGTAGATGAGCACACCAAACTAGAGCAGGAACAGTATAAATTAAGAACTGCCGGTATATATCTAATGCCTAATGGTGGGATAACTATTAGAGATGCCTGGAATAGCGCTATTGTGTTAGAGGGTGGAAACATTTATCTTCAACCAGCTAAAGATTTTGTACTTCAACCCCTACGTAACTTCATAGCTAAGGTTGGAGGTTGGACCAGTATTGCCTCTAAAGAAGATATCGACTTATCTTCCTCTGAAAAGGGATTTAGGCTTAAAACAGAGAAGTCACAGTACTTCTATAGTGATAACGCAGGTATTGTTATAGAAGCCCATAACGCAGGCGGTGGAACAGGAAGCCCAGACCCAGCCACTGAAGCAATTAATAATATTAACGGAATTGTATTTAAATCAGATAAGGGCATCTACAGTTATGCTGAAACTGAGATTGTTAATTATGCTACAAAAAATCTAGTTCTTCAGTCTGGTGAAAATGTATTTGTGGAGGCTGATAAGTTGCTAGGATTAAACTCTAAGAAAGAAATGGTTATGCATAGTACGGGCTCTATGATTATTGATGGAGAGAAATCTGCACTATTCATATCTTCAGCTGGATCAGGTGTGTTTGCTGGTCTCAGTAGCTCAGCTTTTGGTAATAAAGATGATTACCTAGGTATTGAATACGATACCAAAAGTATGTTTATTGACGTATTAAAGGGAGCTGTTCCTTTGAGTGATGTAATTCCTCAACTAGCCCCTATCTACCCAACAATAGAAAACCCAATCAGTTTCACCACATTCCAGAGTATCGATGACTATAAGAAGCTTAAGTTTAAATTCTTAGATTCATCTAGGTACGGTAACCTGGACCCACAGAAGGATGCAATTCCATCCACTATGGCTCAGCAGGATGACGAATTAACTGGTCTATATAGTTTATCAGCCTGGGAAGAGAAAGAAGTAAACGAAACATTACCATTCCCCGGTAAAGATAAGTTTGAGAATTTCTACATGCATGGAGAAGCCCCCAAGAACTTAGAGAGTAATCAAACAGGCGATAGTTATTCAAACAAAGCAAAGTCAGAAACAAAGCCAGGTAAGATAGAGTTAAAATCTCTTAAAGAGTATAAGATACAAAAATAAAAAATATGGAAAACGAGAACACAACAAACGAATTAGTAAATACCTCAACAACAGGAGGGTCATATATCTCAGAAAAGGACAAAGAGAACTTCTTCAAGTCTGTTATTGGAGACATTCCATTCAAGGAAACAATCAGCTTTTTTGGAGGCAGAATGACAATGACTCTTCAAACGATGACGGTATCCCAGAACAGCGATATCGTGCAGCAAATTAATAATGATAAAGAACAAGGACTAGCCGAAAATAATGATGCTTATTTTATTACTATTGCAATGTACAGGCTCGCTGTTTGTTTAGTCGATATAGACGAAAAACCATTTAGTGATATTGATAAAGCCACGTTTAAAGAAAGCACGGAGGGTGTTACATATATCAGAGCTAGATCAGAATTAATGAGAGAATGGCCAACCTTCAAGTTATCCGCAATGTTGGAAGCTTTTAATGAATTTGAGGCTAAGGTTGTAAAGTTAACCAAAGAAGTAAAAACTGAAAATTTTTGGACGGCCAGCGCGTAAGATCATTAACCAAAGGTTATCTTCGTGGCTGGCTGGACTTCAATTATACCTTAAAAACATCAAAATTAAGGGAAGAGGTTATCTTATACAATATTGAGCAGGAGGAGTATGAGCAGGTATTGCAGACCAGACTCTTGCGCGACGCTGTGCTCGTGGCTGGTGCCTACGAAAAGACAGAAAAGATGTTTAAAGATATAAATAGGACCTTTGAGTTATACCTTGGATTGAAATTGCCAGATCTCGCTAAGGAGCTTAAAATAGGGAATAAAGCTCTGCCTTCTAGTCAGTCTCTCACAGAAATGCGAAAGATATTGGATGCTGCTAAAGCTGCCCCACCTAAATCTAAATAATTTTAATTAAATATGTCAGAATACGGAGATGTATTAAGTTCGCCAGGCTATGAGACATATAGCCAGGTAACTCCGCGCGGTCAATCCTTTGGAAATCCCATAATTGACACGTTGATGTATGGAGCTTTCGGTAAGAATTATACCGCACGCCCCGGGGAGCAGCAGGATGTAACTGATGCGGAGATGCAAAAGCTTCGATCAAGGGAGGCCATGAATCTCCAGGGAGAAGTATTTGCCAGTAACATGCTTTTTAAGCAGGCTGGATTCAATCCAGAAAATAATTTACTACAGTTTGCCGGTAGGAATGGTGCTTCCCCAGACAGCGCTGTCTCCAGAATGCTTGCACCGTTAATTGGCGGAAATCCAATGGCTGCTGCTCACCAGATGTATGCAGGACTGCAAGGAGCCAACATTATGGGTGCTTTTGGACGCATCGAGGGCGTTTCTCCAAGGGAAACCAAGGAGATGATGGAGGTCTTAGAAAAGTCAGTATATAAAACCAGAGGAATGGATGACGATCCAATTACTGGAAAGAAGGGCGTAACTAGCCAAATGAATAGTGAATTTATTGAATCATTAATAGCTGATCCTCAAAAAGCTAGAGATGAGAAGATAGGTATGACATTAAATACTGATGGCACCGAAAACACCAAAGCTGCTGATAATTTCAGAAAGCTTGGAGAAGAGAGAAAGAAGAGTGTGGAACATTTACTCGGTGAAGCCACCACATTGGATGCAAATGAAGCCAAGCGTGGAACAAAAGACTTTAATGAGAAACTATCAAAAGACGTGAATGATAGGATTGAGAAGGTTCTTAAAGATGCCGGTAAAATTACTGAAGAAGAATTAAAAAAAGGACGTGATTCTCATGGAATACTTCGCCAAGAGGTGATTAAAGGTATAGCTGATAAAGACCAAAAACGTGCAGTTGTAGAGAGTGCTGGATTAGACTTTGATAAAATCACAGGAGTAAAGCTTAGCGAAATATCTGAAAAGATCCATAACGACAGAAGTAAGAGAGATACTCACTTAAACTATGTCAGGATGGCTAGAGAGGACTATGGCAGGGCTGAGGATGAGCTTAATAATCTAGATCCAGCCTTTGATGGAACTGACGCCCAGAAAAAGAAAAGAGAAGAACTTCGAGCAACCAAACAAGAATCCATGGTTGAGCTTGAAAAAAGACTTATCGCGGCCGGTGTAAAAGAATCCGATATTAAGGCCAATAAGATAGAGAAGGGTGGCGGCTTTCATCTCGGACTCGGTAAGGAGGAGAAAGAAACAATTATTGATCCTAAGTTTCTGGAAGAGCAGCAATCAAAACTTCAACAGCACTCCTTTGTGGAATACAAAGCTGAGCAATATCGACAGTATAAAAAAGCCGGAGGTAAGTACGATGGAATCAATTTTGAGCAGACTCGTGGATTTGCTATGGAAGATTTAAGTGCAGGGTTCACTAAAGCTGCAGATCTTCAACTATTAGGTAAAAAGGGAGATCAAAAAGAAAAATTTGAAGGTTTTTTAAAAAATTCAACAGGAGCCACAGATGCTGCTAGGAGTGTTTTTGGCGATAAATCACAAAGTGAACTTGTAGGCAAAATTAGTGACCTTATGGGTACAGCCGCAGGAGACATGTCTTCCGCTAAGGGAGGGAGTGACATTGAGAAGTTCTTGAGAGACATGAAAGCTACCGCCAGGGTTGCAGGCACCAGCATCAACGCTATGCTCTCAACAATTGACGCAGCTAGAGATTTAGCTAGAAATAACCCAAAGTTAAGCACACTTAGTAGTGGAGCTATATCTGACATGACCGTGAAGGCGTTTCAGACCACGGCAGCTATGTCTGGTGTTTTAAGCTCTACTGATATACGTAGAGCCGGAGGAACCCAGGAGCTTACAAATAAAGCTATTACTGAGGAGCAGAAAGTAATGAGTGGAGCGGCAGCCCAAGGATTATTAGGTATACAGCAACTTGTGTCAGGAGACTCAGATAAGCTTAAAGATGTTCAGGATGTAATGGATGAATATAAGGGTGTTGGATTAGAGGGTAAAAACCTATCTGAGTTTATTTCAAAGATTCAGAAAAAGAAATCAATGCAGGGTGTTTCCACCAACGAATTAATGCATGCATTTAATGATCCTAATATGTCTGCACTGGGGGCAAAAAATAAGGACTTCTCAGACAGGGCAAGTGAGCTCACAAACAAGGCCCTTGATACTAAGTTTTACGATGATATAACTCGGGCACATTTAAACGGTGAGGGCAAAACCCCAGAGGAAAGAAATAAGATTATCGCTGAAGAAAGCCAGAAGTTTGAAACATCTTACTCAGAGGCCAAAAAACAAAATACTCAAGAGCGGGCGCAGGTAATTGATAGAAATAAAAAAACAGCCGCAGCCCTAACTGAAGCCACAGGAGCTAAATTCACATCAAAAGATTTAGAGGATATTCCTGATTTAGACTACTCGCAGTATAGTAGCGGAGCAGCCGCAAAAAAAGAATTTAAAGATTTAGAAAATAAAACAAACCGAACAGCTGATGAGGATATAAAATATCAGTCCCTAAAAAATCTGAGTGACAAGGGACTGCTTAGTGATGCTGGTTTCGGCATACTTAAAAACCTAGATCCCAAAGATAGGAAACAAATGCCAGAGGAATTAACTCGTAGAGATTTCTCCACAACCTACAAGCAGAAACAATTTAGTGACGCTTTTGACGTAGCCAATAAAAAAAGAAACGAGGAGATTGAGCAGGCTAAAAAAGAAGGTAGAAAGGGTCCAGAAGAACTGACTATGACTGACTTCGCCACGACTTACGCTCATGGGGACCGTCAAGTGATGATGCAGTTGAAAGACCTTGAAAGTAAGAAGCTGCTCAGTATGGCTAAACTCAAAGATCCTGCATACTTTAAGCGGCTTGATGAGAAGGTTAAAAGTGAATCAAAGATGGATACAGAGATGGCTAAAAAATATGCCAGTAGAAATGCTCCTCTAGTCACCCAGGCTATGTCTGCCCTCATGAGTGGAGACGCGATGGGTGAAGGTAAAACAAGGGATCTACTAAGTATATTCGGAACAGAGAATGGCTACTCAGCAGCACAATCTGAGAAACTACAGACTCAGTTTGGTACAGCTATAAAAACCGCACACGAACACGACTTTAAGGGAACAGCTGCCGCTCTAAGCAGCGCCACAGGTAACAAATACTCAGAGGCCAGTTTAAAGGAGGCTGTTAATTTTGATGTTACAGGAATTGATAACGGAAAAGAAGCCAGAAAAGAGCTGCAAAATCTAAAAGATAACAAACATAGAACAGCAGACGAAGAGCAAAGATTCAAAGCTCTTGATAATATGGATAAGCAGGGGTTTCTTTCTGACTCCGCCTTTAAGGTATTAAAAACAGCAACACCAGATCAGAAAGCTAAAGCTGGAGCCTCAGTAGCCACCGCCGCAGCTATTGCCGCAGAGAAAGAAAAGAAGATTGTTGAGGAATTTGATGGCGCTGGTGGGTATGGTGCGAAAAGACTAAGTGAGGAGCAGCAGTTTTTGGAGAAGAGTGCAAAAGAGGCCACAGATCCTGAAGTTAAAAAAGATTTTCAATTCATACAAGATTACTACAAGGGTAATACTAAGAAGATGTTTGAGGATGAGGCCGCTGGTGAGGGAGCCTTTAGTAAGTCGAACGAAAAAGCTAAGGCCGCTGGAATTGACCTGGGTTCTGAAAAATTTAAAGCTTACAGGGATAATATTAAAGAATCCGGAGATAAATACGAAAGCGCAAAACAGGCAGCCATAGGTGGAGGACCAACCTCAGCAAAAGATGGGGCACAAGACGACATGACTAAGCAAATGTCTAAATTAACAGAGGTCTTCTCAAAGAGCCCTCTAACAAACGCCATTGTAACTCTAGCGGGAAAGGTATAACATAAATCATGGCAGCTACATTTTATACATCACAGGGTGGAGATTTATTCAAGGGTCAGGCCGGTGGAGCCGACACCCTAGTACAGATACCATCAGTAAACGACATTATAGGGGAATCCGGCTTAGCCGTATACTCCGAGGTTAGTGTACAGTTATCTGAAACTATTCAGTATTTTTTAACTTTTGATGATGTGATTAAATTTATTCATTTTGGTAAAGGCTTAGGAAATATAACAGTAACAGGAACACTATTTTCTGATTGTTCTAACGCTATGCCTGGTCTAACTAAATATTTTTCTGCATTTAGTGAATTGAGAGGAGAGGTCAAAACACTAACTATAGGCGGGCAGGCCTTTAAGGCTGTGGTAGCCAACACTAATTTAAATATAACCTCAGAACCTGATACAATGGCTCAGTTTCAACTTGTATTTTCCGTGTTAGACCATAACCTGTAATAGCTATGGTTAACCACTACGCCTCATTACTTTTAAACCTTCCTGGTGAAAATACCCCTGGTGGTGTTAGATCCTACCTAGTAAATAAAGACTATCTTCCAGTAAACCTACCTGTAAATCTCAAGCAATTTTATAGTATTCTTTTCCCTGACGGGGTTTCTGACTACCAGAAACAATTCCTGTGTTTTGCTTATCTAAGAATTCTAGAATCAACAGGATTAACAGACTTAGTTTACTCAATGGATCCTAGAGTAACTTATGACCTGGACAAACTAACTGAGTATTTCAGAATAAGTCAAATATCCACACCCACAGCAACTGATGGTAATTTCAACCTCTCAGTTTCAGGAACGTTCACCCCATCAATTAAAAATAACTACTATTATAATTCATTCACAGTCACACAGCAGGGATATGATTCCTCTTTGGTTGTTAGGTCTGATATCGATAAAGTATATTTAAATGGAAACATAACCAGGGATAATGTAAGCACAGATGTAACTATCCCTATAAACTATAGTAGCTCAGGTGGAATGACTGATAGCATAGCTGTGGGCGGTACCGGATTGAGCTTCGTGATAACCGGACCAATCCAACTCTTCACACAAACTGCAAATAAGTCATGGAATTTCATAGCTGAAGCTCCATTCATTTTTAACTTTCCAGCTATTTTCAAGACCTTACAGACTAGACAGAACACTATTGATTATATGCTAAAGTATAGTCAACCATCACCAGATATGACTAATGAGAACATCTGGAACAATCACTTTAATGATCTTTATAAATTTGCAGGATTATTAAACTGCTACGTAGCCAGAGTTAATAGCTTAATTTAAAGATGAGCCAGAAAAAGACAGACGTAAAGCTCACTGTTTCCCCTCTTCCGGGCGTTACCCCGATTGGTATTAGCTTAAACTTTAGTGTGGGTGCAATTCCTGTCTGTCTTGTTGATTTCGCACCAGGACTACCTAGCGCTGTTAAGATAGAACCTGGAGTTGGTCTAGGGGTACTCCAGAATCCAGATCAATATAAGCGACTTGAGGAGATTGACGTTGATATAAATGTTAAATCTAGAACTGGTTCAGGCTCTGAAATATCCCACAGCCTTAAATGGAAAGGACTTCTTGATGGTATAAATTTAAGTAATAATATTGGAGGTAATACCTACCAGGCTGTACTCAAGGGAAAAGCTCAAACATTACTAGAGCTAACCACTATGACTCCAGGGCTTATCCCGGGATCTATTGATATTTATAAAAATCCATACACATCATTTTTATTAGACTGTAACTCAGGACCTGATAATGCTTATATGGCTTGGTCGGAATTTTCTGTACAAGAAGGATTAAACTTAGAAACAAATCCACTAGATTTTTATGTTAAGTTGATGGGGAAAGTGATTGAGGATCAGCTCGGTAAATACTCTCAATACCTAGGTAAAGAGGAAACAGTTTATGAAAGTCAAGTTCTTGAGAAGCTATTCACTGAGAATAGGTATCAAAAAGCTCTCCAAAAGGGGAAAGATCTTATTGATAAAATTGATATAAGTGCAGTTCAGTCGGGCACGATAATGGGTATAACCACAGCTTCTGTTGGTGTGGGTGATGTTGTTAAGGATTATTTCTTTTCAGGTCCGCCTGTTATTTTAGAGAATTTGATGAATTTTTTAAACTTTCTTGGATGCACACTTGTTTTTGGTAGTGAAAAAATTTGGGTAGTTCCTGAGAGATCATTCATAAAGCAACAAGGTCCTAAACCTGGAGAAAAAGAAGAATCAACACTTTATAACGCAGCATATCCAGCAGACTACAACGGTTATAACTATAGCGATAATGGATATAAAGATACCATGGCAGTGGTGCTTAGCCAAACTGTTACTGTCGGAGGTGTAGCTCTAGCCTCAATCCCAAAAGACCCCGCCCTCGTGGGATTCTATAAAGACGAGAACGAATTAACCAATGCTTCTGGGGTATTAGTTCTCCCCGACCATCCGTTCGCTTTATCTGCATTTAATAACAATGCCAATCCTACTAATTCCAAAGAATTTAAAAATAAGGCTGACGGGGATGAGTCATACATGCCTGAGCCTAAAAAATATGGCGATAATGAGACTAAAGAAGCCCAGTCTCAAAAGGCTGATGAGAATAAAGAAGAGTATGTTTCTACACTATCCCCTAGCCTTAATAACTACGCAGAGATCAAATTTTATCAGGCACGTTATGGAGACAGGCGTGGAAGTATAAATTTATCTTTTAATCCAAATTGGATACCTGGAACAGCAGGAACCCTGTTTGTAAGAGAGACAGGCTTTAATTTAGACTTCTGGGTAGAGAGTGTAACACACAGGATAGATGTATCCCCACCAGCCGGAGGATCAGCTATGACTATTGTTAACTTCTGCTGTGGTAGAATGGGTACATCTCCTGTGGGTGTTGAAAGTGATAAATTTTTAGGTTATGATCGCGGAATGGAATCAAGTGTGCAATCCGCCTTCGTCTCCGACATAGGAGGAAACTAAAATGAATAACTCAATAAATAAACTATTAGATGAGCATAAAAAACTCATAGAGTCTGAGGCTAAGAAATATAGTACGAATATTCCTCTCATAACTGCACAGATTGAGGCATACAAATTAGCCAGGCAGGCTGCTGAATCATATTCACCATCTGTTGGTAAATTCAGCACCCACCTAGTAAATAACCTTAAGAAGCTTTCAAGACTATCAACCCAGTATGGCAGCTCAATACGTCTCCCAGAGAACACACAGTTTGGGATAAATAAGATAAACCAAGTAGAGAAGCAATTAGAAAGTGAGTTTGGCAGGTCTCCCACAACGGCAGAGATAGCCGACTATGCGGGGATGAATATAAAGATGGTGGACAGTCTACTTAAAAACAAAAGGTCTATTATTTCTTTTACGAATATGCTGGAAACCCCCACCATCATGGACAGCTCTAATGATGAGTGGGCTACTTTTGTTTATCATGACCTAGCGCCTAGAGATAAATTAATTTTTGAACACATGACTGGATTTGGTGGTAAAAAAATAATCGAGTCTGACAAGATAGCTAAGAAATTAAAAATCACTCAACCTCAGATAAACCAAAGAATTAAAATCATTGGAGACATGCTCAACAAGGGCTGGAAATAAATATGAGTGATATTACGAAACTAGATGAACTGATGAGTACCATTAAAAAATGGTACCAAGAGGATATCCCAGAGGCCAGAACGTCAAAGCTGGACGGAAATGGACGAAAATGGTTCTTGGATAGTATTAAATGGGATAAGACATTAAAGATGGAGGATCTGAGGAAGGCCACCGACAGAAAAGAATTAAATTCAACTTACACTGAAAGGTACAAGGAAACAGACCCCAAGGCCAGGAAAGGAATTGCAGCCATTAAAATTGAAATCGGTCAGCTATACTCATATAATAAGTGCTTCGTACAGAGATATAAATCCAGAATGCAATACTACAAAGACGACTTATCTCAGAAAGGTGGAAGAAATATGTATAATGTTTGGCAATCCGTGGCTACATTTAACACGTTTAAAACCAATTTAGATTCATAAACTTATGGCTATTCTAGCTGAAACCTCAGATTATACAGATAGAACTGTGGATGTTAGCATCTTACAGTATCCTGAGGCATTGGCTGTTGGAACCCAGGTGATGACCCCCTCTTTTGGTAACCCATCTAATCTCTGTGCAGGTCCTCAAAAGCTAATACAGAGATATACAATATTAATGCTAACCAATGTGGGGTCTCAACCTGAGTACCCTGAGTTTGCAGCTGATTTCCTTTGGCGGCTCCAGGCAGGTATAGGTCCCACAGACACAATCAGAGCTAGGCAGATATTTACGTTAGCTGACTTTGATGTGGTTAACATTATAAAGCGATATCAAATAACAAACCCAAATTTACCATTAGACGAGCAGTTGGCTAACACAAAACTGGTTAACTTGAAGCTGGCCAACAGTTATGTAGGATTCGACGTACTACTCACAACATTGGCTGGCTCCTCTGTAAATTTCCTGGTACCATTACCTAAATAAATATGAGTGAACCAGTACAATCAACCGCAGATAGGTTAACTACCTTTATAGCTAATAATTACAGCAATGCTGATACCTCTCCAGGATCAGTAATAAGTGAGCTTGTGGTTAAGCTGGCTGCGTCACTACAGAATGCTCAATACAACACAATAGTAGGTATTTCACAGAGCTCTGCAATCAGTCAAGCACTCGACTCCACAACAGACACTTATTCTAACCAAATAGACTTAATTGCTTCTAATTACAACACCTCAAGAAGTGAAGGAAGGTATTCCACGGGTAATATACAAGTAAGGGTTTCTTCACAGAACACCTACAACATAGGCGCAACCCTACAATTCACCCAACCTGCATTAGGTTTAACATACAAGGTGAACAAGCAATTCAAGGTATCGCCCACACCAGATCTTAACCTAGGGGAGCTTCAACTATTTAGTGAGAATGGTCAGTACTACTTTATACTTCCGGTTACCGCCACAGAAGTAGGAACAACCTCACAGGTTTCCTCAGGAACCACATTCTCTGTATTACGCCCTAGCTCAATCTCTAGCTTTGTATCCGCCAAGGCTTATGGCAACTTTACATCAGGCCTCCCAAAAGAAACCGACAAGCAATTAATATCTAAATTTAAAAATACTCTAGGTAGTAGCCGGTTTGAATCCCCCGCAGGCATGGCCAACAGACTATCTAAAGATTACCCTACATTTCAGACACTCTCAATCTGTGGAGCTAATGACCTAGAGATGACAAGATCAAAGCAGAATGCCTTAGGAATTTCAACCTTTGGTATGGCAGATGTTTACGTAAGAAACTCAGTAGGACCAGAGACATACAGCACAGCAGTACCAGCCACAAAGACCGGACCCGGAGTTTGGGAATTAAACTTAGATTCTTCATACTGTGCAGGATTTTACAACGTTTTCTCTATCATACCCAACACCTCAAAGTTAACTGGTGGTACTCTTCCTATCACAAACACATCTTTTAGCTACAGACTTTTTACCGATACTAAAAACAATGTAATTACCTCCGCATCCGATGCCAGGTTCTCTAAATACCAAACAGCCAAGATCGTATTTACGTATAATGAAGCGCCTGAACTTGAAGTTGGTTCAACGGCGAGTTTTATAGTTTCAGCAAACTATCAACCAAACATCGGAGATATCCAGGATCTCATCACATCTAGCGACGAGCGTTTAGCTTGTGCGGACTATCTTGTGAAAGCTGCTCTTCCTTGCTTTGTATCACTAAATATCCCCCTGGTTCTTAAAAACCCCAACGACACATACGACTCACTCAAGCTCAACAATCTTAAGCAGGAAATATTCAATTACGTTAACACCATCCCCTTCGGAGATGACCTGTATGCATCTAAAATTATAACAATTTGTCATAACTACAATATCTCTAGAGTTGATCTACCTATAACTTTAAAAGGTAATATTTTATGCAATGACGGAACCTCTATAAACATCGTTGATAATGACTATTTAAAAATACCTACCAATATCCCGGTAGGTGTTTCACCCAAGACTACTCAATTTTTTATAAACTACTACGACACCTCTATAGGTGGAACAAACGTACTAGATAATATAGGTCTTGAATTACGATAATGGACTTTGGGTTTTTATCATCTCAATATCCCGCTAAAGACTATACCAGCGGAGATAGACTCCTTTTGTCATTAGGGTCGTTTTGGACCCAGATATTCCAGGAGCAGGGTACATTACGTGGGTACACCCTAGGTATGGCTGAGGAACTAATCCAGAGCTACTATACATTAATAGAGACTCTGAATAGTTACTCTATTAAAGATATCCCTGTACTCTCAAAAACCAAATGGCAGCCAATAATCATAAAGCGCTCTACATTTAACCAGACTCCTTTTAAGTTTAAGAGTAACGAGGCTGTATTCGGGTCCCAACCAGAAAGTGATAAGTTTTACAGGAACGAGACATTTAGATTCGGTAAACCCCAAAGCCCCACTGGAACTGTTTTTAGTTTTACTCCAGACTTCCAGCTCCGTAAGTTTTCAATCATAGCCGATAGAATAATTAATCCTACTTGTGTTTTCACGAACGGTGTAGACATCACGATGGATGAGTCAAATAATTTATATTTCAACGTAGACTTATTTAGTAATTTAACAATTCCTAGAGCTTCCCTAGTAGATTCGTCTGGAACTCCTGAAAAATATATACTTCCTGACGGAACAATAGGTAATGACGAATTCATAATTCTATGGTGCTATAACTCTGAGAGTGATACAGAATACGTATATTCTAATTTTGGTAAACTGTTCGACTTTAAACTACCCTCTAGTGAGGTGTACAAAGGGATGCTCAAATCTATTTTCAATCTTTTTGTATCTGGCCCTACAGTTAACTCTATTAAGTCAATAATGGCGGCGTTTAACGGAATCACTCCAGTTATATCCCCAGTGGAGACAATAGAAGGAATACACAGTGACAATCTACTCAACTATGTAATTACTGATAAGCATGTTTATAAGTTCGAAACTCATCAAGAGTTAAGGTCAGAGATCAAAGTGGGAGATGTGGTTTATGGTGGCGATATTCTTGTTAACACAGTGGAATATTACGACAACATGACCGACTACGAGTGGTGGAAGACAGCCATAGCCACCCCCAAACTAGGTATATCCTCTCATGTGTTTTTAGGTAACTATAAGCACCAGCTTTTCTTCTCTACCTCTCCAGAGATGGCCACTCTTTCCGCTGATGACAAAGTAAACTTTCCTGTGCATGGTGAGATAGAGGATGTAGCGGAATTTCAAAAATATATAAACCTACCTGCTAATAAGTCAGCGGTTAAAAAATCTCTAGGCCTCAAGAATCCTGGTAACGTAGCAATTATTACTCCCCTAAACTTCTTGTTTGATAACTTTTTTAAAAATAACACAGCACTACTAAAATTTAACTTTTATAGCCCGGAAGAACTTGCAGTTTTCTTTAGTTATTTTCCAATGATGAAGAACTATCTTCCATCACACGTTTATATTCTATTGTACGTTAATCTTAATTTACCATCATTGGAATATGGTAGAATGAACTCCAGATATAGTTTACCTCAGTTCAATAACGCTAAGTTGAGCTTAGATGGCTCAGATAGCTCAGGTTTACGCCCAGAGTTATTGCCTGCCGATCCAGAGTACTACAAAAGCTACAAAGACAGATTGTTCTGTATAAGTGAGTCACCCCAGGCTATGGATCGCAATCCATTATTTCACCCCTCTAACTTGGAACGCGTTACATTAGCAAATAATGAAAGAATGGCTGGTATTACTAGGGCGATAGATGGTAAAGTTTTTACAGCTATTCCTAACACCGTACCTACCCCTACAAATAAAGAAATTCCTACAGTGTTATTAATCGACTTTTCTTAGCCTTAAAGTATAATTAAAGAAAATATGGGAACCCTAGAAAAAAGTAATTTAAACAAGTCAATCTCAGGTTTTGTGAAGATTTGGAAGTCCTGCCCTGTAACTGGAGCAGTGGAAGTTGTTGTAGATCAACCTAATATGATTCTTTATGGCGGTGCCAGGCTTATGGCTTATGCCCTTGGAGGTAAACCCAATACAGGAATTTGGGGTATGTATATCGGATATAATAATAACCAAACATTCAGCAGACCAACTATTGACACTGCTTACTCTCAAACATTCGCAGGTTTCGACGCTGCCCAGGGTTTTGGATATCTAAGAGAACCCCTTACATTTACCCCTAATTACCTGTCTGACGCCAGTTATCAAGACAACACGGTTTTGTTTAGCACAATGATAACATCCTCCACCTCAGCTGGTGGTGCCTTATTCCAAGACGGTGTTAGTAATATTTACGAGGTTGCCTTGGTGGGCGCACAAGACCCATCGAATAGTAACAAGGATATTGTGTTTTCTAGAACAGGATTTAACACAATTAAATATGATTCCACGTTTAACTTTACCATAACCTGGGGAATTAAGTTCCTCGTAGATTAATATTTATGTCTGTAACACCCTGGGTACCTACGGTACAACTAATTCAAGATGGTCAGGACGTTTCACAAGCTGTAGTAAACGTTCCATTAGAGCAGCTCATTCAAAGAGACCAACATCTCTACGACGAATTTGCTGAGCTTCAGGGTAAGTCTGTACTTATCAGCTTTGGTGACCCTGTATACCCGGGAGATACGCAGGGAAACAGCCCCATTTTGGACGGTGAGTTAAATGTAGTTTATTTTAGAGATGACCAAGGTGGTAAGGGGTTATCTAGGGCACAGACTGGGTTTTCGTCCTCTAATACATCAAGCATGTTCTCTCCTAACAAGTCTAACTACGCTTTTGGTATTGTTAAATCAGTTAGCTCTGATAATTTGGTGGATTGCTTTATAGAGGGTGTGTGTGAGTTTAATACTCCTATGGATGACCCTATAAATGGCATACTCGAAACTTCCAGGGACATAAATGGTAACCCTGTATCAGAGGTTTTTGAGACTGGTCCATACTATCTCTCAAGAAAGCTTCCAGGTAAACTCACTAAGAATCCTGACGGTGTGCCAGTGTATGTGGGCTATGCATTATCACCTACTAAGTTCTTACTACACCCGTCTGTTGATGAATTCTCTCAGTTCTTCATAAACTATAGGTATACCGTTTTAGACCGTCCGGTGTATCCTCCTGTTCTGAGTGAGGATGGAACAACTTGGACAATACCAACACCACCAGGCCAGCCAGCTAACCCAAACAGACTAGGCTGGATAGCTGCAAGCCAAGCTAATCTTCCTGGCTATACAATTCCTACAAGCCCTCTAGGTGTGCAGGCTAAGTTTTTCTATCACATACCTAATAACATAAAAGACCCGGCATCTCCTGACTTCATTCATTTAAATAATGACGAGAGAGTTGAGGCCGCTGAGCTAGGTAGTTTGCTTCCTCCGGTTCCTTCTAATTTTGTTGAGCTTATGTCTAATGGTGTGGATCAACGCTACTGTGATGTTTACTCCCCTGACGGCATTTACTCAGTTGATGACTATGGTATATGGTGGTTCACCGATCAGGCTGGTTTGCAACCCTGGGCGGACGATATTCTTTCACAAGGTAACTGGGATCCCACAGACTGGGATACCTACAAGGGAAGCAACTTCAGAAGACCAAGATTATTCATATCTTTTGCTAAATTTAATCCCGCCCTTAGAACACAATTAGTAAGCTCTCTCAGACCATTTAATAATTTAGCAGATCAATCTATAGGCGTGGGGCAAACTCGCAATAATAGCTCAAACTTCATAACTTTTTACACAAAAGATAACCCTAGTGTTATTTCTCCTACTGGTGACTTACTTGTAAAGGTTAACCCTCAGTTCATCCCTGCTGGGTTATCCGCTAACTTAGCCTCAGTCCCGTCTAGTGTTGTTAATAATCAATATACTACATCTCCAGGGTATACCGCAGGAAGTGCTGTAGCTGATATCACTTTTGATCAAGTCCAAGGCAAGTTTATCAAGACCGTGACTCCAGTTGTATCCAAGCTTTCAGGTGTTGGAGGAATTAATGTTTCCCCTGTTTCGGGTGAACCAGGAGCTTATAATGTATCTTATCTAACCAGGGGAATATATGGCCTTGTGGATTCTATCGAACCTGTTAACTCTAGGTTAGAATTCAGGGGATTAAACTCATATATCAGGCTACCATATTCAAAACCTGTGACTGTTCCTTACGGACTTATAGGCAAGGTGGTTCTCACAAAAGAAGCTATTAACAATGTACCATTAAACCTAACTATGCAGGTTTTTGGTAATTCTGGATATACCTCAGGTAACTCTAACACAACACTCACATTCACTTTTGAATATTCTGCAACAACAGCTCAAAATTCATCAGCCCCTAGTGGAACATTAGGTATTAATAACTTAGTAAGTTTGACCTCTGTTGGAACATCAACCATAACTTTAAATATGCCAACCTCTGGAGGGTATGTCGCTTACACACCTATCAATTTGGAGGGTGTATTAACAATCCCAGCTCAGTACATAGCGGAGGACACAGTTGTTAATTTTAAAATTGTAAGAATCTTCTCCAGCACCGGAAACGATTATGCGAGTGATATAGGTATTCTCGGCATATACTGGGGTATCACCAACGTTCAATAATGCCCTGGGTAGACTCACTAGACTATTTAGACTTAAACTCACTACGGCGCTACCCAATAAGGGAAAACACCTCTGTAGTGAGTCAGGATGGTGTATTTCAAATTCCTGACAACCTTATTGTTGATTTCTCGCTATCAGCGTCTAACGATATATCTAAAAGATTCTACATTTCACGAATATTCAATAAACTGTTTTCGTGTACGATCGATATAGCTGACTATAGCAATTATTCTATTGTTGGTAGTTTTGAAATAGATTTTAATAAACATAAACTTAACGATACCTATTATCTATCTGGTGTGGGTGACTATGTGGGGGCTAATGGTAAAATTACCATAGGTAGAGGGAATGATTTACAACTACAACCTGCAGGTAATTTCACGTTCAACCCTGAGTCTACTGAGTTTGAGACCAGGACAATTATTCCTGGTTTGGCTGGAGTGTCTAGTATCAAGTATATAGACTCCAAGGGTAGCAGTAGAACTCTCACAGGAGCCGTTACAATGCAGGCTAGATCAAACATGGCATTCTCATTTGACGCCCTTAGTAACACGGTAGCTATGGATGTAGGTGATAACTTAGGGCTTAACAAGATTTGTACAACGAACAATTGCGTTAAAAGAATTAACGGTGTTGCTCCAGAGCCTACAACAGGTAATATCAGCTTTATCGGGATGGATTGTATGCAGGTATCCAGCAGCGCTGCCTACACTATTAAGTTTGAGGATACCTGCTGTACTCCCTGCTCAGGTTGCTCAGATCTATCAACACTCACAACCAGGCTCACAAGTCTGGAGAATAGTTTTATTGACTTAAAGAATTATTATTCTACCCTCAATGGACAGCTGACCAATTACTTAACAACTGTTAATTCTAATTGTTCTTGCTGATAATTAGACTAACAGTATGCCTGCACTAGAGTATCTAAGTGGAAACAGTTTAATCTCTTACCCGTTCAAAGATGGGAGAGCCGTTAATTCTTATCTACCTTTAGGAGATGATACATTTCTCGACGCTCTTTTCGTGATTAGTGGTGAAGTCGGAATTTCACGACCATATATAAGCCACATCTCAACAGCTCAGAGTGTTATAACCTTCGAGCTTAGTGACGTTGTTGGTGGTTTATTCGGTGTAGTTGAACTTCCAACTAGCTCAGCAGTAAACCACCTTGATAGTGTGGGGGATAATTTTTTCCATGTAACCAACTCCACTTGGTCGGCTAAGTTTGTATTTGGTCCGGGAATTTTTGAACTACATACTCCAGGTATAAACATACAATTCACCCCGGACGAGACTGAGTTCTCGCCGTCTGTAGTAATTCACACTGTACCTATGGTGACTGCTCTTAATTTTGAATCATACCATAATGACGGTACACTCGCAGCACAAACACCCGAGGCTGTTCATATATACTCACCCGGTGAAGAGGCCAAGATGACCAACGGGTCTAATAATGTTTTTAATTTCTTGTCTCCTGAGACTATGTATCTAGATATACAGCGAGGAGCAGGAACAGGATTACATGACCCATGCGCCTCTGGAAATATCACCGATATTTACAGTATTAATAGAATCACTCCGGACAGCCAGGGTAGTATGTTTTTCTCTGCATCTGATTGCTACTCTATGGAGCTTCTTACGTATAATGACACTCAACTATACAGCTTCATACCAGATATCGCTAGCCGATATGGAGACTTTGCAACACCTATACCCCAGATAGGAAATACCCCTGGATATACCCAGTATTTTAATGCTATTGCTCCTGAGATGGGTGGTCACGGCCTTGTGATGCAGAACCACTGCCAACCAAAATGTCCCCCGCAAAATTTAAACGCTTTTGCTGAATATCTTAACCGAGTTACTGATGGAGCAGCTGAATTATATAAGTTTGTAAGTAATTCATATGAAACATATGGAACAGGTACGTTATCAGGTGATATTTTCACGGTAGAAGTATTCTGCGGTACAACTCTTCCAGATAACTGGGTTTCAGGTGTATGTAGTGGATCTTTTACAAAATACTTCCACGAGGGCAAAACACTGCAAATTAGATATGACTCAACCACAATAAAGTCATACAAAATTTTGGATGTTCTTAGTAATAGTGCTGTAAGACTAAATCTTGAAGCTACAAACCCACCCACCATTAATGTTTCCGGACCAGCACCATTTAAAATCTTAGAGCTTGGTATAAAAAATAAGCTAAATTCGGCCATTCTTACTAACAATGAAAAGCTTCTTACAAAAAATGTACCATCTATAGATATTAACTACGGAACAGTTGAGGCATACAACGCAGTTAAGGATTACGGAACATTCATAACGGCTATTGTTGTTATTTATAACCCCACCCCAGCACCACTTAACTTTTCAGTGAGCTGGGACACAAACAATATTACGAAAGTCGTGCCTAGCTCAATAAAAACTAAAACCAGTTCTGGTGTGATTAGTTATGGTGGCACCGTAGGAATTATAAATTGCAAAGACTACGCAACTTTTGAGGCAATCTTCTTCATACCATGCTCAACTTCCGAAAATAGTCCTAACGAGGGAAGCGTAACTTTCAATGTACTGAATACCGCCGATAATCTAGACCTGGAGAATTCACCCAAATCAGTAATGGCAACCGCCGCGACATGCGTATCTGCGGACCAAGCTATAATTTATGTAAAAGCTTTAGAGGGTGCACCTTTCTCATATTATCTACCAGTTGGTCCTGGTGTTACTTCCTTATCGTTTTCGGGAAATGCGCCCAATTGGCTAACCTTTGATAACTCAATCACACCAGGAGCAGGCAATCTACACGGAACTCCCACAGGAAGCGTAAGTGGGTCATACACGATAAGCGCAGGAATAAACTCAGCTGGTGGATCAACAGCACAAACCATTGTGCTTACGTACGTGGCTAAACCTAGGATTGTGTACCCTGAGGATTCTTCTACCATACAGATCTACCCACCAGACACAAATAGCAGAACATACACAGAGGGAGCCCCACTCACACCTATAGTGGCCACAAATTCACCGAGCGGTTACTCTATAGTGGGTGCGCCTCTAGGGCTAAGACAAGTAGGAAATGGGCTTATCGGTCAGATAACCCTAGGATCAAATCCCACCTTCCCAATTAACTATGTGCTCACCATGTCTGCCTCTAACGAGGCCGGTGAATCTCTACCGGTTACGGTTAATCTGGAATTAACCAATGTACCTATATCCACACCTGCGGCCACATATGGAACACAATTTTGCTATTCTATTATATCCGGGCCAGAGGTGTTATCTCAGTCTGTTATCACGTCACTACCTAATTGGCTATCATTTAATCCGGCCGTAAACCTAGTCTCAAGTACCACTCCCCCAGTATGTTCCCTATCCGGGATGAATACATCATACTCAGGAAAACCAGAGATAGTTATAGTTAGACAAAATCTTAAAGGTGGAAGCTACAGATTAGTACAATATATAATTCCATACTCATCAATTCCCAACATAACATACCCAACACCAGGGGCAATATTCAACGTATACCCACCTAACTTTGTTAATAGTGGCGACGGCGCTACCGTGTTCACCGCAGCATACCCGCTATTAAAGGTATACTCCACGAACACCACAACGTCATTTAACGCCACCGGATTACCCTTAGGGCTATCTATAGATAACTCTGGTAATATAGTTGGAAAAATTACCTCAGGAGCGGGAATATACAGCACCACAATTACCGCCACAAATTCAGTTGGCACATCTCCTCCGGTTACTTTTAGTTTTGATCTTTTAGACCAAGTACCCACTATTAACGCATATCAAGGAAAAGCTTTCTGTTATAAATTTCCTATACTTAATAACGCCAGCTCCTTCTCTATCTCTGGGGATATTCCACCATGGCTGACTGTTTCATCAAGTGTTAACACATCATGCCATATCAGCTCGGCTAAATTGAGTCAACCGCAAAGTCAGAGTTACAATTTGCTAGTTAGTGCCGACATCAACAAAGCAAACATATCTCAAGCGCAGATCATTAATTATGTAGCTCTCCCGAAAATTTCTTATCCTACCTCAGGCCAAGTTATAAACCTAACAGCTGCAGATTACCAAAATATATTATTCACTACCGATTTCCCACTGGCAACAATCATAGCTTCTAACTCCCCAACCTCTTACTCCGCCTCCGGCTTACCTACCGGACTATCAATTACGCCGAATGGGAAAATCATAGGAAAAACATCAGCAACAGCTGGTGATTATGATGTTGTATTAACTGCCACCAATGGTGCAGGCAGCGAATCCATTTCTGTAACTTTTCATATATCCAGTTCCGGAATTAGGGATTTAGCTTTCCCGAATATGCCTTACTGCTACAAGATCGCGGGATTTGGGGCGGTAGATCGTTACGAATATTCAGGAACCCTACCAGACTGGTTAACTTTTGATGGAAGCCCTACCGCACTGTGTAATTTATATGGAACAGGCACAGGTACCACCGGCGAGGTTTATGATTTAACGCTAACGGGCTACAATGGAACCAGCTCTACATCCCTGCCGTACACATTGAGTTATGCTATTACTCCCACCATAACATATCCCATTGCTGGGTCCATATTCACAATTACTCCACCAGACTACAACAGTAAGGTGTTCACATTGAATTCACCCCTCTTCAAGGTTACGGCGACTAATAACCCAACCACATTTAGAGCCACAGGTTTCCCATCTAATACATTCAGTATAGATCCAGCCACAGGGTCTATTATAGGTTCCACCAGAACCGTGACCACCAACACACCAACACCCATAACAATAACCGCAGTCAATGCCGCTGGAACATCTGAGTCTATCACAGTTTATTTGGTTGTGAGTTCCACAAGTCAAACACTAGGCATAGACGGATCAACAGGTGAAGTTTGTTCATTATTAAGTTTAGCTGATAATCCAACCGGACTAACTTTGACAGGCTTACCGTCTTGGCTTACGTTCAGCTACCCCGCCGTTAATAATTGCAACATTTCTGGAACCATTCCCACCGGTCAGGTATCAACACAATCATTTACTGCACAGTTAACGAGAATTTATGGAACTGGATCTACCGTCCAGAATTTATTAATTAGTATTACACGACCACCTGTAATTACTTCTCCAGATCAAAACATCTACGATATAGCTCCGCCTGATTTTAATAGCAGAATATACACCACGCTATTACCACTATTAACAGTTCAAGCCACTAACAACCCGACGAGCTTTAGCGCCACAGGGCTTCCTCCGGGATTAACTATAAATTCTTCAGGTAGAGTAATTGGTGGACCCGTTACAGTGGTAGGTGATTATGCTGTGAGTATAACAGCCACAAATTCGGTAGGCTCATCATCAACAGCCCTATGCACAATATCAGTTACTAACAGCATAAAAAACATCACGGTGGCAAGAGAAACAGCGATATGTGAAAAGATCATTACCGCCGACGGTGCCACGGTTTACTCCACTGTCGGTAAGTTACCATCAGGAATATCCTTTAATGGCTCTCCAAATATTAACTGCAATTTTTCGGGGACTCCATTGGTAAGTAACCCTGTGGGTGTGTACCCGATTAATATAACTAGTAAATATCTTGGAGGATCTAGCACCAGCACTACGAATTTAAACCTAATAGCTGTACCTAAGATAACTTACCCGATCAGCTCAGCCATATTTAAAATATACCCACCAGACTTCACCGCTGTATCTGGGGATTCAACAACATTCACTGCGGGATACCCACTACTTACTGTACTAGCCACGAACTCACCCATTTCCTTCTCAGCTACTGGATTACCATCAGGATTAACCATAGATAACTCCGGAAATATAGTTGGAAAAATTACCTCAGGGGTTGGAACATTCAATGTTTCAGTTATTGCAACAAACTCAGTAGGTACATCTTCAGCATTATCATTTAGTTTATCTCTAGTCAACACAGTTCCAATTATCAGCGCATACCAGGGTAAGGATCTCTGCTATAAGTTTCCAATTCTAAGTAATGCTACCGCGTATTCATTATCTGGTGATGTTCCACCCTGGGTTACGGTTAATACATCCGCCAGTGCAGCCTGCCACATTAGTGCAACAAATCCATCTTTAAACGCTAGCACCACTTATGAGCTTGTATTGAGCACTGTGATTGGTGGCGCAAATATCAAGCAAAGCCAAGTTATTAAATACACTGCATCGCCGAAGATAAGCTCACCACAGGCTAATTTGGTAGTTAGCGTATCTGACTTAATAACTTTCACAGAAAACTATCCAGCTGTGGCTGTTTTTGCATCTAACTCCCCAACTTTATACTCCTGCACCCCAGGATTACCAGCAGGATTAAGTATCACAAAAACAGGCAAAGTTATAGGTAAAGTGGGTGCGACGGCAGGTAATCATAATGTAGCAATATCAGCTACTAATGCAGCCGGTAGTGACTCTGTTGTTGTAACTTTTAATGTTGTGCGAAGTTCAAATAACACGCTGTCTTCAGCTGCTATATTTGGAGAATCTTATTGTTTCAAGATTCAAGGTATGGGGACCGCAACTAGCTACGGGTACTCAGGAACACTACCAGAGTGGTTAACATTTAATAGTGATGTTGGTGCAACCTGTAATTTATATGGAACAGCAACAGGGCTAACTAATGAAATCTATAATATAACATTAATAGGCTACTATGGAGATTCATCGGTATCCTATAACTTCAGTTTGCAGTATTCAGCCAAGCCAACTATAACTTATCCAATTGCTGGATCTGTATTTACAATTACTCCCCCAGACTACAAAAGCAAGACATTCACGCTAACTGCACCACTATTTAAAGCAGCCGCAACTAATAATCCAACATCTTTTACAGCTACCGGATTTTCTGAAAATACACTTACAATTGATGCGTCTTCAGGAGCTATTATAGGATCCACCAGAACCGCGACCACTAGCTCACCCATACCTATAACAATAACTGCTATTAACGCAGCTGGATCATCTGCACCTGTTATAGTTTACTTGGTCGTGAAATCCACAACCCAAATACTGAATATTAATGGAAGTAATGCCACGATCTGCCAACTATTAGATAACACAGATAATCCAACCGGACTAACTTTGACGGGCTTACCATCTTGGCTTACATTCAACTACCCAGCCGTTAATAATTGCAATATATCTGGGACTATTCCCACCGGTCAGGTATCAACACAATCATTTACTACTCAGTTAACAAGAATTTATGGAACTGGGTCCACAGTCCAGAATTTATTAATTAGTATTACACAACCACCTGTAATTACTTCTCCAAATCAAAACAAATACGACATAGCTCCACCTGATTTTAATAGCAGAGTATACACAACCAGTTCACCATTACTCACAGTTCAAACCACGAACTCACCCATTTCCTTCTCAGCTACAGGTCTCCCACCAGGATTAACCGTGGATTCTCTAGGCAGAGTAATTGGTGGACCTGTTACAGTGGTAGGTGATTATGCTGTGAGTATAGCAGCCACAAATTCAGTTGGTTCCTCCGCACTAGCTTATTGCACAATAGCTGTTACTAGTAACTTAAAAAACATAACATTAACTAAAGAAACTCCCGTCTGTGAGAAAATTAATACTGAAGATGCTGCAACAATATACTCCATTTCAGGTAAGTTACCATCAGGAATATCCTTTAATGGCTCCCCAAGTATTAACTGCAATTTCTCGGGGACTCCCCTGGTAAGTAATACCGTGGGTGCATATCCAATTCTTATAACTAGTAAATATCTTGGAGGATCTAGCACTAGCACTACGAATTTAAACCTAATAGATGTACCTAAGATAACTTATCCTGTTAGTGCAACTACATTTAAAATATACCCACCAGACTTTACTACTTCAGGGGCGGACACAACCACATTCACAGATGTATCCCCGCTCCTGACTGTACTAGCCACAAACTCACCCATATCTTTTGCGGCCACCGGGCTTCCATCCGGTTTATCCATCACCAACCAGGGAAATATAGTTGGAAAAATTACAGAGAGCAGCGGAACATTCAATGTTTCAGTTGTTGCAACAAATTCTGTAGGAGCGTCAGCTTCATTAGTATTCAATCTGTCTCTCTCCAATGTTTCCCCAACTATAAACGCTTATCAGGGTAAGGATCTATGCTATAAGTTTCCAATTCTAAGTAATGCTACCTCGTACTCATTATCTGGTGATGTTCCACCCTGGATAACAATAAACCCGTCCACAAAGGCAACCTGCCACATCAGCGCCACAAGCCAAACCATATCAGCTAACAACGTTTATAACTTTGTGCTAAACGCTGTGATTTCTGGCGCGAACATAAAGCAAAACCAAACCCTTAATTACACAGCAATACCACAGATATCCTCACCTTCTACTAATTCTACCGTTGGTGTGGTTGATTTAGTGACTTTTACAGAGAATTATCCAGCAATTGCTATTACAGCTAATAATAACCCAACAACATACACATGTAACCCTAGTTTGCCGGCAGGCCTTAGTCTATCAACATCTGGAAAAGTTATAGGGAAAGTATCAGCCGCTGCAGGTAATTATTCAGTTACATTAAGCGCTACTAACTCAGCCGGCAGCAGTTCAGTTGTTGTTAATTTTGTTGTGTCACGAACCACCAACAATACTTTATCGTCAGTCGCAACCGAGAATAACCAATACTGTTACAAGATCTCAGGTCTGGGGTTAGCAACAAGCTACGGATATTCAGGCACATTACCACCATGGCTAACTTTTGATGGGGGTGTGAGCGCAACCTGTAATTTATATGGAACCGGAGAGGGAGCTACTAACGAAACATATAATCTAACATTAATAGGCTACTATGGAAATTCATCTGTGTCTGTTAACTTTAGTTTGCGCTACTCAGCTAAGCCAACCATAACATATCCGATTGCTGGGTCTATATTCACAATTACACCACCAGACTACAACAGTAAGGTGTTTACTCTGGCGTCCCCACTTTTTAAAGCTGCGGCAAGTAATAATCCGACTTCATTTGAGGCCACCGGATTTAATGCGAATACACTTAGAATTGACTCAGCTTCAGGGGCAATCATAGGGTCTACCGGCCCATTGGTGATCAACACCCCAGTACCTATATCAATCACAGCGATTAATTCAGCTGGACGCTCACAGCCTGTCACAGTTTATTTGCAGGTGAATTCCACAAGCCAAACAATAAACATTGATGGGAGTAGTAACTCTGTTTGTTCACTATTAAACTTATCGGATAACCCCACGGGTTTAACCATCACAGGTTTACCCAGCTGGCTTTATCTCAATTACCCAGCTATTAATAATTGCACTATCTCTGGGACTATTCCTTCGTTAATAACCACCAATCAGACATTCACAACCCAACTCACTAGAAGTTATGGGGTTGGAGCAACACTACAAAAGATAACATTTAATGTGGTGAGACCGCCCGTGATCACTTCCCCAAATCAAAACAAATACGACATAGCTCCACCTGATTTTAATAGCAGAGTATACACAACCAGTTCACCATTACTCACAATTCAAACCACGAACACACCCACAACCATAACCGCTACAGGTCTCCCACCAGGATTAACCGTGGATTCTCTAGGCAGAGTAATTGGTGGACCTGTTACGGTTACGGGTACTTATAACCCAGAATTCACAGCACATAACTTCGCAGGATCTTCCACAGCTAGCTGTGAGATATTAGCCACCAATATTACGGAAGTAATCAGCGCCTTGGAGGGTGTGGCTTTGTGCAAATCAATAATAACCCGTGATGGTGCAACAAGTTATTCACTCTCAGGAGCTTTACCAACAGGCTTGGTATTTGACGGTTCACCGGCTGCCCCATGCTCCTTCTCAGGAACTCCCACAGGTGCCAGCAATACTGGAGTATTTCCTGTGGATATATTAAGTACATATATAGGAGGATCCAGCAAAACCACAGTTAATTTTAATTTCGTGGCTGTTCCCAAAATAACCACAACAACCGCCACATATAGGATTTTACCAAGTACTTATATTTCAGGATCACCCTATACAGACAGTCAACCAATCATAAGTATATCATCTTTAAACGACCCAACCGCATTCTCCGCAACGGGGCTTCCACCAGGATTAACCGTCACATGTTACGGTAACATAGTTGGGTCACTGTCCGCACAGTCTGTGGGGCTATACTCTGTATCGGTAACCGCAGCAAATAGTGCGGGAACTTCAAAAATTTATAAATTCAGTTTAGACTTAACTAAGAAAAAATCAATTATATCTTGGTCTAATCCTCAACCGATGGTTTACGGTACGGCTCTCAGTGAAACCCAATTAAACGCCGAAGCCAAAGACTCAGCAAATATCGCTATACCTGGGATATTCACATATTCACCTTCTGCAGGTCAGGTGCTCTCAGCTGGAACAAAAACGCTGTCTGTTACGTTCACACCAAATAACTCCGTAGATATAGACATAGCCACAAAGTCAGTAAGTATAAATATCTCAAAGATAACTCCTACTATAACTTGGGCTAACCCAAACCCGATAGATTTCGGCACCTTACTCGGAGACACACAACTTAACGCCACGGTTGATGGTGCTGTGGTGGGTGGTCAAAATATTTCTATAGCCGGAAAAATGGTTTATTCACCTGCTCCGTTATCCACGCCAAACGCCGGAACGGACACCCTCACGGCCACCTTTACCCCTACTGACACACTCAACTATAGCACTGCAAGAAAGACTGTGACTATATTAGTTGAGAAGATACATCCATATGTGAGTTGGCCAACACCCTCAACCATTATATACGGAACAGCCCTAACCAATAGTCAGTTAAATGCTAAAGCTTATTTATCTGAGTCGAATACCGCAACAACAGTATCCGGCACTTTTACGTATAGTCCGATATTAGGTTCAGTTCTTGATGCACCAGCTCAAACCTTAACTACTACTTTTATACCTACCACGCCAAGTAATTACCTCCCTGATCCTGTTGTCAAAACTGTGCAAATTACCATAGAGAAAGCTACTCCAACAATTGTTTGGCCTTCACCAGCTAGTCTAACATATGGAGAATTTCTAAGTTCAACCCAACTCAACGCCTCAGAGAAAAACTCAGTACCTGGAGTTTTCTCTTACTCTCCAGCCTCTGGGGTAAAACTTAACTCAGGATCATCCCAAACACTATCAACTACATTCACACCCACAGCCTCAAATAACTATAAAACAGTTAGTACTACCACAAAAATTACTGTAAATAAAGCCACTCCAACCATAAACTGGGACACACCTTCTCCTATATCCTACGGAACACCACTTAGCACAACTCAGCTGAATGCATCAGTTCAGGAAGCTGTTCCTGGGGTGTTTGAATATTTGCCAGCTATAGGAACCGTGCTTGCGGGTGGGTCTAAATCATTACAAGTTACTTTCACCCCTGAAGATCTTTTAAATTACAATAAGGTGACTAGAACTGTCTCAATACTTGTAAATCCAGCTACCCCGGTGATCACGTGGCCCGCAATCACTAGTATAACGTATGGAACATTGATTGGTGTTACCCAGTTAAACGCTGAAGCCAGAAACCCTAATGGAGATAACTCGATTGCCCCTGGAACTTTAACATACTCGGTGAGCTCTGGTACAAAATTAAATGCGGACACATACAGCCTAACCGTCTCCTTCACACCATCAGATATAAAAAACTTCAACTCAGTCACAGGTACAAACACATTAATTGTTAATAAAGTGATTCCTAGATTATTGTGGGGTAGCCTTAAAGATATTACATATCCTAAGGTTTTAACAACAGAACTCAACGCCACCGCCGTTGAGGGTACCTCCACAACCGTATCAGGTACTTTTGAATATACTGATAGCGGAAATAATATTTTAACCACAGGATCGCTACTCAACGCCGGATATAACACAATAACAGCAAAATTCTCACCCACCGATACAGTTAATTACGCAATACCAGCTAATATAACAAACACTCTCCAAGTACTCAGGGGCTTTCCTTATGTTACTTGGGAGACTAGGTCCCCCTCTACCTTACCGTACTCAAGTAAATACCTGGGACTGGACCATATCCTAGGAGCTTATACTGCATCCACAGGAGCCGTCGCTGTTCCTGGTGTTTTTTCAAAATCCCCAGAATCACTCACAAAAAATACAACCAGCATAACTCCACCAAACAACACCCTGCAAATCTCAGGAGGTTTCACACCAACAGATACCGCAAATTGGTACTCTGTGAGTAAAGCACAAACAATATATTCTAGTATATGTTCTCCCACAGTTACATGGAGTACACCGGCTCCATTAAGTTTAGGAGGCAACACATCAGTAACTCTCACAAGCGCACAATTAAATGCAGTTGTGACTGACTGTGGTGGCGACCCCGCCTTGGGTACGATTGTGTATACACCACCAATAGGTTCAACTATTTCCGAAACAACAGTTGTTTATATGGAATTCACATCATCCAACGATAAAATCCTGAATGCTGTGGTGTATCGTACTGTTGCGGTTACCTCTTGAGGTTAATCAAAAAACACATATTAACTATAAAAAAATACAATTTGATGTTGTGCTATGTGCGCGTATAATCAATATTTAAGACCATGGCAATTAACACTCTAAATTTTTTAAACAAGAACCAGTTTAGGAACTACCCCATCAAGGCGGAATCCGAGTTAATGGCTATTGATGGTAAGAAGATAACCACGGAACTTTTAGTGGGCTGCAGCATATCTACCACCAAGAACAGGCGTAATCTATTCATACACCAGGTCACTGTATCTTCTAATAACATATCTATTGTTGTTGCCGCACACTTAGATAACGGAGATTTTGAGAGTTTGGGTATTTTTTCTGGTCTGGTGGTTTCAGATTTCACAGAGTTACAATTGAGCGCTTTTTCTCCTTTCGTGAGTGGGAGTATAATAATTGGCTCTGTTGAGGCTATGAGAGCCTTGAGTGGGGTGTATACTTTTCCTGAGGACGCTCTACCTCTAGAGGAATCAACTATTTTTTACTACACACCGCCCGCCGTAACCAGTGTTGTTAATAACCATTTGAGTCTCAGGGGTAATGTAAAATTTGGAGTATTGAACAATCTAGTAAAATCTAGGGATGGTAACAATATTCTTTTTGGTGTTATTGATTCAGCGAGTGTAGCCAGCTTGGCAGATACACACTCATCGTTCAATAACTGTAGTACACCAGTTATTAGATATGTGAATGGTGCTGTGCCATTCTATGACAATTCTGAAAATTACGAAGATCTACAGGGAAATCTTTTTATGGTGGGTGTGTCGCCAATTGTTTTCTACGGCAAACAAGGTGAAAATACCACAAATGGTGAAAATTTACCTGTATTTAATGGTAGTATAGCCACAGGTACTGTAGCAATTTCTGGAGCCCCACTAACACTACAATCGCTATGCACCACACGTAATTCAGTTCTACCACCTATATCTCCAACGTATATCCACAATATGCCAAATGATATTAGTGACAACCCAACCTTCATAGGTAAGAAGAATTATTATTCCAAGTCAGAATATACTCCGGTTAATTTCATTGACGCAGATATGCCTGAGTTTTCGTGGTGGCCTCAATTCTTAAAAGGAATAACTCCATTAAGGCCAGTAACTGCTAGTCAGCTATCATCAGCCACCATAGGTACAGCGCCAGTTCTCACAGATACCAAAAAAATTCTGGCTGTTACACTTATAAACACCGGTGAGGCCCAGATTTCTGTAACAATTAAAATGGACGGACTAGCCCTGCCGGATTACACAGAGATAATTTTAGAGCCTCATAGATCCACCACAATTAAAGGAAAACTAGAGACTCTGGTTGTATCAGGTAGTTTGTTTACTATATACTTCAATAGTGTGACTGGTGGGAATTCTTTCGTACAGCCATACGTATTCTATAGATAATCATGGCAGACTACACCGTACTAGGTTGGCAAAACGAAAATGGGCTAAGTAATTACCCATTCATAGATCCTTTTGATATACAGGACCTATTCGTGGATGCTGCGTTCATTCAATTTGATAATTTTACTCCTACACTCTCATCAGTACAGGTAGGAACAAATTATATAGATGTATCTATAATTTTTGATGATGGATTAGCTAAGAGCCGCTACACTTCCTCTGAAAATAATGCAGGAGTGCGAGAGTTAAGATTTTACAGTGAGATTGATGATAGATATTTAGGAGTGATTACTCTTGGTAGCGGTGTATCCACAGCCTGGAGTTATCACACAGGACAAAACCTACAAAAAAACCTAAAATTTATCTCTACCACTGTTAGAAGCATACCTTCTAATAGTGCAGTATATAAACTGGATGGTTCATATGGAGATATAACCCTAGGGGCAACCCAAGACTTGGCAGATGTATACACAGAGATTGGTGGTATAGTTTACCAGTCCTCAGCGGGAGGAAACACCGTATTTTATAATTTTGAATCTATTAAAAAAAATATAACATTCAACGCAGTTGCTAATCACAAGATACCAGCCAACAATGGTATCTACCCCCTTAAGAAGATTAATTTAGTTAATCCTATAAAAAATAATGTATATATTTCTAGCAACGATGTAATTAAGTTTAGTTCCATTAATAATCAAAACTTAAGCATATACCTGGTAGGTCAGAACATTAGTGGGTCAGCTATTCTACCCTCAACATTAGCTAATTAATATGGAAGTAATTGAATGGCTTAACGAGAATGAATTGAGAGCTTATCCTCTCGTGGAGGGTAGAACATACACGGCTGTGCCTGAAAATGCATTTTTGGACCTACAACTAGTTCTAGATTCTCAAACTTCCCCTATACTAGCCCGTTTACTCGATATCCTGGTAACATCTAGTGAAATCACAATACATTTTACTGGAAATGAGTTTAAATTAACCTATCAAGATATTGAGACACTCCAATTTCCTCAATACATAAGAAATAGCCAGGGAAGTTTGGTTGTTTTGGGGTCTGGTATAAAAAATATTCCTATGGGAGAAATTTTAAACTGTCCTGTGCCTGTGGAGCCGGCTACTGTGTATCAGTTTGGTGGAGCTTGGTTAGGTGTATCAAGTATCAATGGTAACCCTAAGTATTTAACCACCGTGGGTACTATAGACCCAAAACTTCCTCTAGTTCCTGATTTATCATCAGAGGGATTAACAGGAGATGTAAATTTTTCGCCAGGATACAACTACAGAATAAACTTTAACAATAACCTCATAAATATGGCTGTGGGTTTTGGATATGGGTTACAGATGAGCTGTAATACTAATTTTATAGATCCAACTCTACTGGATTGTGGTGATATTGTTTCGTATATTAATGGTGTACCACCCGACAGCTCAGGAGTGTTCAGGTTCACAGCAGGATCCAACATATACTTGTTTGATGGAAATTCTGTTGCTTCACCAATATACGACGATAAGGTAACCCCAACGTTGACTACTTATACAGATCTATCCGGAAATTCCCACGACGGGCTCAACGCAAATACAATTTTTGTTGGGTTGACATTCCTTGAAACCGATTTATGCTCTCCTGTACAACTGTTACCCACAAATAACTAATATGAATATACAACCAGGAAAAAAAAGGCTGGTACTCACCAGTGTTAACCAAATATTAACGTTAATAAGGGCAAACCCGGCGCTGCAGAGCCTACCTAGATTCAAGGGTCTCCAAGACAAAGAATTAAGCACAACACCTGTAAAAAGCTGCAATTGTGCTAAAAACATAAAAACACCAGACGTTAACAAGCAGATCCTAGAAAACACGCTCTCTTCGCTTAATACTCAGGACTTTCAAGCCGTGAAGAATGCACTTGGATTGGATGAGCTCTGTTATTACAACAGAGATGCATCTACTAAGAAATTAGAGATGATTTGTGTTTAATTAGCTGATATACTCTGTAAATGGAAGAAAATCAACAGCATCACGCATTTTACGTAACAGACATCGACGGAAAGGCTGTTCCTCTCCCTCTATTGGCGTCTGACGGGGTATTAGAGGCTATTTCAAGTAGAGTAGCTAGTAGAAAGCATACCACCCTTAAAGAGTATGTGTCACCACTAGGAACACACGGCTTTCCAGGTATCCCATTCGAGGGCGGTGAGCCTAATCCTACTGTTTATAAGCAGGGTGAGGATGTGATTTTGGATCTTTTTCTATATTACAGTGGCCGTGCCGTAAACCATAACAATTTTAAGATCAAGGCTGTGATGAAGTCTGATGTTCATGCTATTGAACCGGTGTGGGAGGGTGAATTGGATCACGGCATATACATAACCGACCGTGAGGGATTTTATGAGCTTTGGATACCTAAAGCAGTTACTTCCGACTTATTAGCCGGAACATATACAATAGGTATTGTGATTATTGAACCTGTGGGTACAGGTAGTGGCCCTGTGGATAGAACTGTGTTTCTATTAGACTATTCATTGAGTATTGAATACGGTGTGGCTAGTCCTAACCCAGAAAGCGCCACACCTAATAGAAATTCCAACAAAAGGTCAACTGGTCCTAATACTTGGCCTAATTCACCAAACACCATAGGAACTAGCTTTCCTTTGTAGATTTAATAACCCCCCCATTGGGTTAGTGGGTTGTGTTGGTATAATATATTAGATGGCGTACTTTCGCTGTTTATTTTTTAACCCATAACACCCACATGCATATAGCGAAGTTTATTAGAGTAATTGAAGATTGGAAGAGTGATGCGAAGTTGTATGCACTCTCGGTTCCGTTAGAGGAAAACTCCCACGTAGTTGTGGCATCATCAGCAGTTGAGCATATACCGGGAACTCCACCCATCAGGGAGACGCTTATTTTTGGTTCAGATTCTGACGGTCATGTACTTACCTTTGATGAGTTACCAGGAAGCTACATCGGCGACCTAAATCATGAGGAGGCCCTGAGGAGAGCAGGGTACACAGTATTCTACACCCCATAAAATGAGAGATAAATATCAAGTAGACTGTATAACTAGAGATTCTGCATTATCTCTAGGATTCAAAGAATCGCCACACAGGAAGTGGCCACAAGAAGAAGTTTTCCTAACTGCAAAGTGTGGGGTTTTTTTAGACCTCATGTGGAAAAGAGAAATATCAGATAAAACAGACTTAGTGTACTTAACAACAATTATTAATAAATGACAACGATCACGAACAAAGATGAAATGCCAACGATAATTAACAAAGAGGTAGAAAGACCGCAAATGGAACTAGATGCATCATGTAACGCAGAAGAATTAAGACAGGTTAGAGCTGAAAATGCTAAGCTAAAAGAAAAAGTAGAATACTTAGAGAGTGATGCTCCCAGATGGAAGACACATAGCGACCAAACATTTATATCTATTGATGACTTCTTCAATCTTAGAAGAGCTATGAAAAATAAGATAGATCACCTGGAGAAAATGCTAAATGGAAAATAATACACTTAAGGAAATGAACAAAGAAGCAGTTGAAATAATTAGAGGTCTTATTGACGTACAAAAGCAGAATGGCAACTATAACTCTAATGAGTATATGTATGGTATGCTCATTGGAATGGAGTGCGCTTACTATTGTTTGTTAGGAGAAGAGGCACAGTACACAGAGAGGCCAGAGAAGTGGTTGGAGGATAATAAAGCCTATAATGACTTTGTTGAAATGACTGAGGAAGAGAGGGAGTCTTTAGATGAGTTTACTTGGAATGAGTTAAAAGAAGCAAAGCTAGAGATAGCTGAGCTTAGAAAGCTTGTACCTGAGTATATTGTTCCTTCACGGCTATAACATACCCCCCCAGTTATTGGGGGGATTTTTTAGGTATAATAGATTGATAACAGTAGAGATGTTTGGCTTCCTCGGAAGCTAACGTTTCATTTCAGTACTGATATCACCCAAAATAAAACAAAACAAATTACGAACCTTTTTATAGGTTACGTTACATTTATTAGCCCTTTGGTTTGGACTCGTCTATGCGAGTATAAATAGCCAATTAGGCATAGAGCGTCCTGGGCCTCGGTCCGGGGGATTGGGCGCAGCAAGGATAGACTATCGATGTCTATTGAAAGGTAAGTGGTAAATAACCCCACAAGATGACAACCTCACTGGTGACTGCAAGAAGCCGTGAACAAACCATCCGCCTCGCTTATGAGACTTGCAGGTATCATAGCAGGAACGCGCCCACCTTTTTAGGAGGTACCGAGACAGACCAATAATTAGTATATGTATATTAAGATCTCGAGTACCTCCGAAATTTTAGAACTAGTGAGTAGAGCATGGAGAGATCCCATGACACAATGATAGTTTAATTTATAACAACTTTGCTGGTTGGAGTTAGACTATCGTTTGGTGATGATCACACGAGTTCGTTTTTAGTTGAAATAGTTACCCCTGAGGGTTATTATTTTTTAGTATTTACGGGGGCGTAACAGGCACTCGAGCTTACAAATAGATATCACACCCACATGCGGAGGACTCCAGTTGGCCTCCTTAATCACCTGGAACAAAAAATAAAAGCAAACTCTAACGAGATGCTTGCTCCTAGCCTCGCCGAGGCAGACGCCATTCTTAATCAGTTTGGCTATGCTGACCGTGAGCTCCTCGCTGCCTAACCGCAGCGGAGAAATCCGCTAGTTGCAATAACGGTACAGGGACGCCCGATGCCCAGTACTTCAAACGGGTACCTCAATTATCTCGTGAGGGTATAATTTAGATACGCACCTATTGCGTTAAGTGGGAAATCTGAGTTACGCATTTACACATTATTGTAACTCTTATATTAAATGTGAAAAGCATGTAAACGGTTGGTTGAAATAAGTAAGTGACAGGGGTTCGATTCCCCTCGCCTCCACCAATTTGATTATAGAAAAGATTCCGAGGTAATGCTCGGTCGTGGGTAACATCGTCTAAAGCCATGGACCTATAATCATTATTTTTAAGATGTCGAACCCCGTCGGCCCCTTGTCCAATACCATGGACTGGGGTCGACAACATTTTGACCTGCACAGGGGTTAACACCTGTACGCTAAAGCAGGATAGAGAACATAGCGTGACTTCTCTCGCTCCTCCTGGCGGCGTTATAACTGCCCAGGTTCATATTCTCGATGAGTGATGCGTTCTTTGTTTTCAGCCGCGTCGCTCTGGTTGGCCCATGAGGAGATGGTTTGAGAAAACTCCTATGACACTCGGGAAAGACCGGGACACTTTGACTAGGGCGCAGGTCTAATATTGCAAAAAGACTCCCGCGACAGGCGATAGCGAAGCACTCGGCCGGGTGAACGTGTAGCCTGTAAGAAATACCGTTAAGGTATTCCTAGTCATCCCTTTGAAACCTTCGCGCTACATAATTCCCACATATGTAGCGCGAAGGCTACTTTATCCTGGTTCAGAAGAGGCCACCGCCTGACTAACCGATTTATGATATCGGAGGTCTATGCTCTCAGGAACAACGAGAACCTTCCCTTGCGCAGGGGTCTGTTCTGGTGCTGATAGACCGCAGAAGTCTATCTACAGAGCCCAGCCTGGGCGTATAAACTCAGGCTAGGGCTCAAATTTTAATCCGGGGAATCCCTTTGCGATAAGTTAACAGGAATATTAGAACCTAGTTAATGTGTCAGAAAAACCCGTATCTCGAAGACGTTTAGGGCGAATAGAGAGCACTGATCCAGCAGTGGCTAACACAAACTGGAACACTCTAAGAAGAAACACTAACTATTTGTGGGTGCTTCTTTTTAGCTAACAGAAACCACACTAAACAAAGCACAAACACAAACATACCTACCCCATGAATAACAGAGGAGTACACACAGACTGGGCAATACGCAAAGAGAAGAGAGATAATGACGCCATTATAAATATCCGGCTAAAGCCGCTTTTAAATGAGAAAAAACAAGTATCCATGGTTAGTCTTCCTGGTCCTGAATGGATATATGAGGAGCAACTGATCAGGAACAACCCGGATAACTATTTTGTAATCCTCGGAGTTGAGCGAAGCTCTGACAATAATCGGAGAGCACTCACCAGAGCGGATGAGCTTATGAGTATGTATAGTAATTGCAAACTCACCGTAGCTCCTGAAAAACTTGACTTTAGATCAATTATTAACAGAGCTTATAATTGCAGCACTCCTGAATTCTCAAATAGAGCCGTATGGGATATTATTTATCCTGACTATATGGGCTTGTGGACAACTTCAGCAATGGACGATGTAAAAATCATCTTCAACTCCGCTGGTAATGTCTTGAGCAAACTTGGTGTATTTATTACAACATTTGGTTTTAGAGGAGTTGGTGGTGATGCTGGAGTTTGGGGAGACACCGTGAGATTCGGAGATATGTATGGTAAAAATATACAAATTGACGATGACAGACTTTACCGTAGACTACCTGGCTCGAAAAAACCAACTAGCAAGGTGCACAGCCTGGCAAAGGGAATAGCTGCATGCACAGCAAAGCTAGCTGAGGCAGCGGGATCCGACTTACATATATATGCACCGCACATATATTACAGACCGGACGGTAATCCGGAGGGAAGCTTTTGCTACTATAAAAAGTAAGCAAGAGCCATACTGATACACAATCTGACACCTGCTCTGAGTTCTTTCTTTAGCTACTGGATTTTTTTAAAAAACTAGGTTGACACGAAAGATACTCAGGGCTAGATTCAGTTTCATGAAAAATAAAAACACACCACCCAAGCCAATTGATCCTGATAAAGAGAGTGTACTAGACATTGCTAGACGTGTCACCAGTGGTGATCGTCGAAGAGATTATGACTCAGCCACTCCTAATCATGATAGAATTGCTGGGGGTTGGAACTGGTACTTAAATGCCAGGAAAGATCCCACAGCCCCAATCTCTGCACTGGACGTTGCCTCTATGATGATATTATTGAAGCTGGCCAGGGCGGTATACACCCCAACAAAAGACAGTTATGTTGACATCGCAGGTTATGCAAAATGCTGTTCGCAAATATCTGGATTTGAAGATCAGTAATAATATGAAATTAAAAAACGCCGCCGCAATTATGTTCCTACTGAGTTTAATTTTAAGTCTCCTCTTTTGGGGTACTTTGATTTATTTCTCTTGCTGGACAATACATTATTTCTTCGCTAAGTAAAAATTTGATCTGACAGTATGGAAGAGAACATACAATTGTTACGCAGTAAGTTGTCTGCAGCAACCTTGTGCTTCTGGGAATCCCGGAGGCGAGCTTATAAGTCCAAGGACATCAAAACAGTGTAGGGATAGCGACCTACCAGATCATTAGTTAAACAACCAACAAACAAACAAAATAAAATGCACATCTGGCAAAGCAAAGCTGTTTTAAAAACAGGAAATGCATACAATAGTAGGGCCGTTAAGGCTAATCGCCCAAAAGGGATTAAAGATGAAGACTGGGCTGAGATCTTAAGTGAGTTAAGAATGAACAAGCTCATCATACTCGACAAGGTGCCTAAGGCATCTAGGAAGGGTGATAGAGGAGCACAACAGGAGAAAGAATAATATGGGAATGTTCGATACAGTATATATTCAAAAATCTATCCCTTTTCCTAAGGGAGTTAAGAATGTCTTCAAAGATAAGGATTGGTCTCTAGAGGACTTCCAGACAAAGGATCTAGGACAATCCATGTCAGCATATTACATCAAAAAGAATGGATTTCTTTATGAGGAAGTAGTTCATGGTGACTATGTAGAGATCCCAGAAGAGGAAAGAAAGGCTAGAGCAAAGAAAAATCGATGGTGCTCAAACATACAATTCAATGAGACCGGCAGAGAACTTGTTAAGCAAACAAACACAGCCACAATAGAGGTTTACTCCTATGTACTGGATGATGCTGGAAACCGTTGGGATATTGAACTCGATATAATTCTAGGAATTGGGAAGGTTCAGAGTCTTAAGGTCAAAAAAGCAGTAATCAGTCAGACTGCTGAAGAAATAAAGAAGAGCGATGATGAATGGCAGGCCCGGTTGGATGCCATCCATAATCATCCTTGGAATAAAACCAAGAGAGTACTTAATAAAGTAACCTTTAGGGGATGGGATTTCTTCTGGAGATCTACAGCAAGAGTAACTAGAAAAGTAGGCTCAAAGATTGACAACTTTGGTCTTTGGATATATAAGAATATGTAACAATTTTAACGGCAGCATCATAAATACGGCCAGACCCTCCCTTCCTTTAGCGCCCCTCACAAAGGGGATTGTTAAATAGGTAGACTGGCGTGGTCGGGTAGAAGATCTCTTCTGTTTGGCACACTATAAAGTGCTGAGTAACTTCTTTAACCATGGTAACCCGGATGCTGAAAAGGTTCTGCAGGATCGTTCCGTTAATCAAATGTGTTGGGTCGCACCCAACTGAAGGGCAAATGCGAGTAAAGGCCAATGAGATAAAAACAAAACTCGCACAATTTAGGAAGGGTGGTAGAGTGGTCTATTGCACCGCACTTGAAATGCGGAGAACTGTGAAGTTCCGTGGGTTCGAATCCCACCCCTTCTTTATTAATCTAATGCACGGGTAGCTCAGCGGTAGAGCGGCGCACTTACACTGCGTTGGTCGGGGGTTCGATCCCCTCCTCGTGTACCAATTTGCTAGACTAGGGGACAAGGGGCTCCATGCCCCGTTCTGTAAGCTGTACAATAAATGGCGGTGTATCCGCTACAGCGACAAAGACTACCCTAGTTTGGCAACTCATTCTGTAGGTTCGACTAATAATTAAGTCACTTCTACCATAATTGAAGCGATGTGGGTTAGATCCCCACACCTACATTACATTTAACCCACACAATATGACTAAAACAAAAGAAACAAAGGTAGACCACTACAAGGCTACGGAGAACATGACTGAGAGCGAGTGCTTGAAGTACTGTAAGAATAAAGCTAAAGAAGATTTGGAGTTATTCTCAAATCTATCGTTCGATAAGGATAAGCTTATCAAAGGATACATGAGTATGTATTATCAACCCAAGAAATCAGCTAAAAATGAAAGTAAAGTATTACAAAAGTCTGAGGTTGATTAGGGTAGGCAACGTATTGCTATCCTTGGAGGAGTCTCGCTACCTTATAAGGAATGCCAACGCCTCAGCCAGGTTAGGCTGTAGGCCCACAAATGAAACATTGCTAGGTGCAGTATGCCTAGCAACAACTGAAGACTAATAAACACACAAACATTATGGGATTAGATATGTACGCCAGAAGTTACAGGGTAGTAGACTCCCTTGGCCCTGTAAAATTAAAAAAAGAAAGTGAGGGTAGCGAGATACATTACTGGAGAAAGCATCATGACCTTCACGGTTGGATGCATAAGTTGTATCTTGAAAAGGGTGGAAAAGAGGAGTTCAATTGTGAATATGTGAACTTAGATATGGAAGATCTAGACCGTCTTGAAAAAGACTTAAAGTCTTCTCAACTCCCAGAAACCACAGGGTTCTTCTTTGGGAATAACCCACCAGATCAAGATAGTGTAGATAATGATATGCTGTTCATATCCAAAGCCCGGGATGAAATTAAACAGGGAAGACTTGTTTATTATTCATCCTGGTGGTGAAACGCTTCTGTCCCTGCACTTGAGAAGCTGACTAAATATATAACTGTACCAGGTTAGTTTATTGGTCGAGTGATGAGGATCAGGCTCCCTCCCCTATTGCTAAGGGGAGGGAATGCCTCTACTCAGAAACTATAGGTACTTGAGAGGAGGTTAGTTGAATCATACTCAATAGTTGGCGAACATACTTTTCATTTATGAAAGGTATGCCCATACCCAGAGTCATGAACTGATTACGAATGCCTTTGGCGAAGAGGTGGCAGCTGCTAAAGAACTTGTCGTTCATCTCAAATGGCACCACGCTGTTTCCGTGATGAATTAATCCACACCAGTAGAATACCTCTTCGTCATCCTCTTTTCTTTTAGATATACTGCTTATCTCTAGTGAGAAATTTGTAAGCTGCTCTTCTTCATCTTTCTTTACAACAAAGTATGATGTACCTCGCCGCACAAACGTTTTACCCTGTACTGTGAATTGTTGTTCTTTTGAGGATAACCACGGAGTAACCAGGTCTTCACCACTCTTTAATTGTAGTTCCTGTACCTGGGAATACGAAAGACTAGCCACGTGGTGTCTTAGATTATCGGTTCCCTCTTTTCTAATTAGTAAATCCATAGGATCAGTCTCAAACAAAGAGTGCCTAGAATCGCTCCATATCTGGATTAATTGGGATGGATCTATCTTATCAGAAAGAGTTAATCCTCTCCTACCCCAGTGGTCTGCTTTGTAGTTCCACGTAAATCCTGTTTTTACTTTAAGCTCGTTAAAATCCGCTAAAATTTCGCCACCAAGCTTTCCATACCAACCCATCTCACCATTCATATATAGTTTCTCTCGATCGTTAGGAGTTTGAAATTTAGCTAGCTCAAAGGAGCATATATGCTTGGGTGATACAAATGATGGAACCACCAGTACTTTTTTGTATTTGTGTTTGGCTCCAAGGTTAAGCTTAGGAAAAGCTTTAACCACGTTCTCAGTAAGGTAACCTATCTCATTCTCTAGAAAGTTAGGCATACCTGCAGATATCAAGATATCCTTAAAATACATCACCTGGTCCCCATGACGGGCCCTGTGATTCTTGACTTCCTCCTTAGATAGTAACCAGGCACTCTGATACTGCATATGAAGATATAAGTTGCTCCATAACTTCTTCTGGGCGTATTCTGACCTAGGTAGCTTGAAGTCTAAACAGTCCTCAAAGTTATCCAGGATGGTAGTATATAACGTGGGCCAGTCCTTAGGCTCAAAAAAATCGTACAGGTTTCCTACAAAATCACTTGTTTTAGACCTTGCGAACCACCCAAATATTGGTATTCTTACAAAATCAAATTCATTAGTATTTAATCCTAGCTTGGCCAACAGTCTTGGGAGGTTAATTTTACTATTGAGATCGTTAGTATTCATGTTAAAATAAAGTATAAAAATTATGAGTTCATTCAACCTAGACCAAAGCACAGACTATTCCAACAAGGAACTTTATACACTTCTAAGAGGTGTGGATATTCCTGAGTACGTAAAGACTGCAGAAGTAGATGATTACGACGCACTTGCAGGCCTCCCGAAAGAGGCATTCGCTGATGAGAATCGTAGAATTTATCCATTGAATAGTCCTGCTCGTACATATGTTTCAAATGCTTACTTCAGTAGCAAAAAGGCTGATATACAGAAGCTATATGGTGAGAGCTATACTAGTCAACTAGAAAAAAAGATTAAGGAGGCTGCTGAGATCTTCAACATTGAGGGAGACCTAGAAAGTTTCTCAACTGGTCACGAGAAGAAAGCTAGCGAGGATTACACTGAAACGCATCTGGGCACATTCCAGATGGAAGGTTTGGGTGATCTTAACCTTTACCCAGTAAAGACAGCCCACGACCTCACAGAGAGCGCAGATCACTTTGTGGCTAACCTACAGAACTATCCTTTTGCCTGGCGCCAGAAGATTGCATCAAACATCGTTAAGGTGGCCGCTGATTTAGAGGTTGATGAGATTCCTGATATGGTTCTCAAATATGCTGGTTATTTCTACCCAGACTTCGCTGGTCTTAAGACAGAAGTATGGAGAAGAGGAACAAAACTTAAAGAGGCCTCCCACAAGGAGATCTATGAGAAGCTTGCAGCAGACATTGAAAATATAGGCTCTGTAGAAGAGGTTATGAAGTTAGCAGAGACTCTTTCTAACATTGAAAACATGGAAGGTCTCTATGACAACGTTAAGATTGCTGGTATCCTGGGTGATCCTGTGGATAAAATCTTCACAAAGAACATCACCAAAGTAGCCGAAGACCTTAGTTTGGTAGAGGCCCATGGAGATATGTACAAGATCTCTGATCTACAGAAAGTTGGAAAGGATAAGTATGAGGAAGCATTCGGCTTTGATCTGGATCCATCTGATTCAACAAAGCTAGCTGAAATCTTCCCCACAATGCCGAGATCAGACATCAAACTATTCGAGGAGATCTCGGGAGTTCGCCCTGTCTGATATAACTAAAATATAAATCATTAGCCCCACGTCTTTAATTAGGCGTGGGGTTTTTTATTACCCATGATAAATGAAATACGAAGTAAAAATCAAAGAGGTGTATCAGACTACTGTGATAGTAGACGCAGATGCCCCCTGGGATGCTAAGGATAAGGCTAAGGAGCTAATAATGACTGGAATGTATCCAGATGGAACACCACTTCCAGAAGCAACATACGACCACACAATGGATCCCGTGGATTGGGGATTCTGGGAAGCCTAAACAAAATTAATAAATGCAACCTAACACAAAAGTATATTGGGTGAATAATCGTAACGTAAAGAGACACAACATGCCGGTTAATGTTATTGAACTCCGGGAACTCCATTCTAGTGATATACTGCGCGAATGTAGAACTCAAGGAATCAACACAGTTGTGTTCATAAATCCACTTCTGATGTACAAGTCGTACTACGAGGGCAGTTGCGATGTTTTTACGTTGAAAGATAGACCAGTAAACCCTGAAGATTATGAACACAGAAATTGGGAACTTACTTGGAGTAAAATGAAGTTTAAGAACAAGCAAGCGATCAATGCATTAGGTGATTGTAAATCATTTGTCAGCTTCTACAGGGGTAGTATTGTGAGCCTTGATGGTAATCACCTAGAGCGCGTTATGCTGGGGTTAAGACAAGCCTTTGACGAGGGTAAGGATTACTTAGTCACCGACTATCCACCTCCAGAGGTATAACACCTAAAATAAATTAAGATTAAAGCTAACCACCAAACCGATTTAGCTGGAAATCCCTCTAAATATGGTGGATAGTTTAAACATTACGCAGGATCGTCTAATGGTTAGGACACTGGGCTCATAACCCGGAAATCTGGGTTCGATTCCCAGTCCCGCCAATCTTATAGAACTACTTAAATGAAATTCAGCAGAGAAATATTAAAAGACCAAACAGCTCCATTAATGGCGTTAGCCTTTGTGGTTGTGGATAGTTTTGGGGTAGAAGCATTTCAGTGGGAACCTCAGTTATTAAGAAACGAGTTGGAAACTAAATTTGAATTAGATATTTCAGATCTTCAGTCAGATAAGATACAGGCAGTTATCACTGTATTGACTACTGACATGTATGAGTCTGATATTAGAACATTCGAGGTATGTACCAGCTTGATAAATCATAACCTACAGCACTTCGAAGATTTTGAACCACTAGAAGCTGAAGAGCTGATAGTAGGTATGACTGAGGTAATGCTTTTGAAGATGGAGAAGCTTGAATACAGCCCATCTGTTAGAGCTTATGCCGGTCGTGTATTTCATGAGTATGGTTTCTGTAATGCTCCCGAGCTATTCCCCGAGGCACTAATGCCTGAGGGATATCCTGTTGAAGGAGATGATATAGATAAGAACAAGTCATTAGAAGAAATATTCAACATGAAGGTAGATAAAGTCACACAATACATGAGTAAATTAAATTAAACATGATACAACAAAACACGCAAATATTTGGAAAACCAGATTCACTAAGTCAGATTAGGGTAGAGTTCATATATAATTTAAAATACGGAACCGTACCGTCCAAGCTAGTTATCGGAGAGGACTTACTTGCTGAACCTGTACTGGATTATATTTCCAAGTACTTCAGTAAGGAGTCCACAGAATTCTCCTACAAGAATGGAGTAATGAGTGAATCCAGTTTCTGGTTATCCACCGGAGATAAGTATGGAGATATGATATTAGAAACAAGCGAGTCCGGGGGTGGGGCACATTACTCAGGATCAATAGATGACCCAATAATTTACAAACCCAAGCGCGGGAATGGAGATTCTCCTGAGTTGTGTGTAGTCACGGCGGTTTGCGGAAGTAACGATAAGCTAATAGCTATCTGTGATGCGCTTAAAGATTATAAGTATGTCTCTAAGTCTAAGATCTATCTCCTGGCTAACCAGTATGGCGAGATAAGCTTAAAGCCTCTGGATATACCGGAGTCTAAGTCTGATCTTAAGCTGAATTACGGAAAAAAGTTTAGTGCACTGCATGAGGAAATCATTTCCTCTCTGAATAATAAATCTTCAGGACTTTACTTGTTTTACGGTGAGCCTGGAACAGGGAAGTCGTCATATATCAAACATCTCCTATCCTCAATAACAGAGAGAAAGATTGTTTATATTCCGATTAACCTGATTGATCACCTAGTATCTCCTGACTTTATCCCACTCCTTATGAGTAACAGGAATATGATTCTTGTTATCGAGGACGCTGAGAAAGCCCTGATATCCAGAGAAGAGAACACCGGTAATGCTTCTATCGTTTCAGCAATATTGAACCTCACAGACAGCTTTATCAGCAGTACCTTGAACGTGACTATTATTGCCACATTCAATACTAGAAAAGATAAACTAGATAAAGCCCTACTCCGAAAGGGTAGACTTAAGATCAGTCATGAATTTGATAAGCTTGATGTGAAAGATGCCCAGAACTTGGTAGATTCTTTGGGGTTAGACCACAAGGTCACAGAAGCAATGACTATTGCGGATATTTATTATCTGAACGAAGACAATCACTTGGCAGAGGAAAAACCTCAACCAATAATTGGATTCGGTAGTTAATAAGTATCTCTAGAGCTACTACTTGAGCCCTGGAGACACACATCTCCAGCGGCCATGTAGCCGGAGCAAACAGCAAACAAAAGGCTGTGCATGGCATCGTCAGGTTGGTTAGGGTTGTGATTATAGAACATCTCTTGACCGTACATACCATCCTTAACCTCAACATAGATGTTAAGAAGATCTTGCATATAGTCAGACACATCCTCCCAGTTAGGAAATAAGATCTTACCAGCTTTAATCTGGCGGATCACAAGAGAAATAACATCAGAACGGTGGAGAATCCATCGGTTCTGTCTCCAGTCATAGTCTCCGTTATCGAAGTACTGAATTACCTTACTCCTCCTGTAAGCAGCTAACTGTGAACGAGTAGGACTAGTTAATTCACATAGTTTGATGCCCCTAATGGGGTCAGGACCAGAGTCAGCCACACAATAGGCGTTGTAGTCATTAGCCAGATCAGCAATATTTCTGATGTGTGCCTCATGATCAAAACCTCTATATATCTTAGTAAAGAAAACCTCATAAACACCATCATTACGCATGGCTCCTATAGTGCATACTGTGCGACTTTGGACCATAGAAACACCCCAATCAACACCTAAAGTATAAATACTATATCTTCCCTTATTCTTTTCTTGGATTAGTTTCTTTCCTGTGGAATCAGTCATACGCCCTAGGACACAAACTTTACGAAGCTCTTCCTCTGTGATTGGCTTGGTTCCAAGATCGAAAGTAAGGCCAAACACCTCGTTCATTATCTTTTTCTGATCATATTTACCGCTGGTGCATTTCTCAAAAACCTCCTTCCACTCTTTCTCAGTCTCGTTAAAGAAAGGAAGAATTGGCTGAGCTAGATGATAGCCAGTCATTAGGAAGTTTGTGGGATTACCAGCAGCCCATTCACCCTCTCTGGCATTTAAACGCTTAGAGCATTTAGAGCAACTTAAACCATGAGCCATAATCATCTTCATGGGGTCATTCCCCTCGGTAAGACTATTCCAGTGACTACAACCACACCTCATCATCCACTCAAGCTGATTCGTGGTCTTCCATAGACTGTGAATTGTGTTAGTGGTGTCTAGTGGTGTTCCCGCGAATATCTCTCTCTTGTAGGGCGAAAGAGCCATAGTTTCCTGAATAATAGGAATCTGATCATACACCATGTCCTGAACCTCATCATAAACAATACAATCAACAGCAGGACCACGAACACGGGTTGCGTCGTCTTTAACGTATCTAAATAAGATGCTACTGCGGGTATCTCCCATAATCTTTTCAAACACATCATTCTTATCCCAACCTTTCACCAACATTTTCTTAATCTTAGGACTATCAAACCTGGGTGGAAGGTAATTACTAGAAAAATATTTAACTGTTAATTCTTGAGGCCCAATATAAAGCATCTTGTAGTAGTTCCATCTCAACATATTCAAACATACGAAGTTACTCAATAGCGTGCTCTTTAAAGTCTTACGACTGCACTTTAAAAGTAACTTCTGCGGCATATTGTCATAGATATGCTTAAGCATCGGGAAGTCAGTTAAATCCTGAAGCCGCCCCTCATTATCGAACAAATAGTTCTCGACAAAGTGAGAGGGAGGAAGTACCGAGAAAATTAATTGTCGAGCTCGAAAGATTGACTCTTTGCTACCAACAGAGAGCAGTTTTTCTATAGTATCTTTGATATCAGTATGGGACATAGTTCAAACAAGAAAGTAAGCAAGAAACAACAGCAAAGCAACAACTTTGTTGATTTATATCAATTCGCCTATGAAGCTCTAGCATCGTTAGTATCTCCAGCTAAAACCAAATCAGGTAAGCGGAGAAAATGTTATCCAGTTTATAGAAACAAGTAGTGTATAATAATAATATGAGTAAAACAGCTAAACATTATAATATCCGTGAAAGAATCTGCAGGTACAAGCAGAAGATAGTACAAAAGCTAGTAGGTAAGTATTATACTGCTAGTAGTAAGTCCCAGCAACGCAAAGATTTGTCAGGAAATAAACCAGAACAATAACCTCTCAAACACACACACACATTGAAAAGAGGAAGACCAAAAAAAGCAGATAATAAAAAGAAAGAAGCTAAGTTAATTGAAGTTCCTAAAGGGGGGAGAGGTAGACCACCAAAGGTAAAACCTAAGGTTAAAGCCACTCCCACTCCGGAACCAGTTAAACGAAAGAGGGGTAGGCCACCAAAGCTGAAGACTCCGCTTCCAGCGCCGGTAGCAAAGAAAGACAAGCTAGCTGCGTTTAGAAAACCAGTTAAGGTTGAGAGAAAAGCAAAAAAAGTCAAGGAGCAGTCCTTGAACTTATCTCCAGACGACCAGAAAATAGCAGACCATCCACTATACCTAGCGGTTAAATGGCTCATGGTTAATATGCCATCCTGTGAGGATGAGTATATCAAGAAGATGGCTAGAAAAGCAGGAACAACTCCCCTGAACATGACCATGGAGCATCTCCTGGGTTATTTCCAGATCAAAGGGAGTGACATTGGACAAACACTAAAAACACAACACAAACCAGTATAACGATGGACTTTATAACTAAATTCAAAAACTACTATGCCAGTGGCTATCCCAGCCTATTCATAATGACTCATGAGGAACAGCGTGTCGTTAAAGACATCTTGAACCTTGTAGAGAACAACGAGGGAGTTACCGTTAATGAGTGGGATACTCAGAATGGCCTGATCAGGTCAAAGGATAAGTCATCACATGGAGACACCCTAGGAAATAGCACAGAGCTTCTCAAGTATCTTCAAACATACCGAGAGGAGGGAAATATTTTCATCTTGAAAGATTTCCACCTTCACTTCGACAAAGTGATTAACATACGTCTACTCCGTAACCTTTGGAATATTCTTAAGAGAAAGGGAAACATGATTGTGTTGGTTGGTCATAAGTTTGCAATTCCTCCTGAGATGGAGAAAGAGGTGCAGCTTATTGATTACGATCTCCCAGGTGCAGAAAGCATCCAGGAGAGACTAGACTATATCATGGGCTCTGCTAATAAGGTTCGTGAAGAGAAGAAGATGGAACCCCTTAAAATATCTCCAGAAACCCTTGAGGCTTCTGTTGAGGCCGCAAAGGGAATGACATACGGTGAGATTGAGAATGCCTTTGCTATGGCTTTTACCACTAGTAAGCAGTTCGATCAGGCGTTCGTAGCCACTGTATTCGATGAGAAGATTCAGCAACTCAAGAAAAACGGACTGCTAACCTACATCCCATCCGACATTTCTTTTGATAATGTTGGAGGACTAAATGGTTTGAAGCGTTGGATTCGTTCACGTAAGAAAGCATACGGTCAAGATGCGAGAGACTACAAGCTACCTCTCCCAAAGGGTATCTTGCTTGCCTCTGTACCTGGTGTTGGAAAGACCCTGGTGAGTAAGTCTATCGCTAACGAGTTCGATTGCCCTTTGTTCCAGTTTGATATGGGTTCCATATTTGACTCACACGTCGGCAATAGTGAGCGTAACATGCGCGAGGCTATCAAGGTAATTGAGAGCATTGGAAAGTGCGTTATTCTTATAGATGAGATTGAGAAGAGTCTCAGTAAGGACGCAGTATCCGGTAAAGGAGACACAGGTGTTTCTTCTCGTATATTTGGTACATTCCTAGGCTGGCTCAATGATCGTACTAATCCTGCGTTCATTGTGGCAACATCGAACGATCACACAATACTTCCCACGCCTCTTATTCGTAAGGGTAGGTTTGACCAGTTATTCTGGATTGACCTTCCCTCTGATGATGAGCGTCGTGAGATCTTTAATGTGGTTCTTCGTAAGTATGGAAGAGATGCAGCAAATTTCAATATTAAGAAGTTTGTAACTGAATCAGATGAGCTCACAGGTGCGGAGATTGAGGATGTCATCAAGTCATCCTTGTTCCGTGCATTTGAGCAAGGTAGAGAGATATCTGATAAAGATGTCCTGGAAGAACTCACGGAGTTTATTCCTTTTGCGCATTCGCATGAGGAAGATCTCCAAACAATGCGTAAACAGGCCCGTGGAAAACTGGTCATGTTAGACGATAAAGGCGGAACACAAACAATAGAAAGCGCTATGCGTAAGCTTAGCATAGACTTAGCATAAACATATGGACTACAAAATAACAGACACACTACAGAAGTATTACGACAAAGTTTTCCAGGATGGTAAACTGGTTAACATGCGCATCTCTATGTGGGGCATGAGTTACAGCCTCACAGAGGATGATATCAAGATTGATAACAAGCTACCTGAGATGATTCAGTTAGGTAAGAAAATGCTTATCAAACCGGCGGTATATAACATCTTCAAGAGACTAGAAGGAAAGGCACGTAATTATTTATACGCCAACTCCTTCCAGTTCCCTCTTGTTCCACAGGCTCACTTTGTTCCAAAGAGCAAGTACCTGGAAGTTTACGAGAAGATGAACGAGTTCAAGACTGAGTTCAACAGACTCAAGGAGGAGTTCGTTGAGAAATATCCAACCTACAAGGAGGAGGCTATTGCTTATTATGCTGAATTCGCAGATCAGCTCAATGTGGAAAGCCTGGACGCACTCTATCCGAATATTGAGGTTGTTAAGGATAAGTTCTCATTCGAGATCGTATCTTTCGAGATCAAGCTTCCCACAGAGTTCGCTGACATAGATGTTCATACTGAGGTGGCTCGTGAGCAGGCAGTTGACGAAGCTAAGGTAAAGGCTGCGGCCCAGTACAAAACAGAGTACAAGAGCCAACTAGACACTCATATGGGTAAAATCAATGAGTTCGTAGGTGAGGTCATTGATACTCTGCGTACTAAGGTTGTGGAGCACTGCTCGGTAGTATTGAGCAAGATCAGTAAGAAGGAAGTGGTGAGTGAGAGCAGCATTAAAACGCTAATGAAGCACATCAATGAATTCCGTGATCTTAACTTTGTGGAGGATAAGACCATCGAAGCTGAGCTTGCCAAGGTTGAAAAACTTCTCAATGGTGGGAATGACTTCAAAGGTAACAAGGACGCCGTGAAAGAACTTCAGGGTGTGCTATCTAACGTAATTACAGAAGCCAAGAATATGACCGATGTGGCCAATATTTCTGGTGAGTATTTCCGTAAGCTAGAGGTATAAAATGAGAAAAGAAGAAGACACAATGATGAGCCTTCCTTCTTTCGATATGCTCTGGATCTCCTACTCAGGGGATCCAGAGGGTACCTTCAGTTTGATTATCCCATACTGCGAGGTAACCACGGGTGAAATCGTCAAAATCGATTCCAAAGGAATATCTATAAGTTACAATGACGGTGGTTGCGCCAATGTATCACACGTAGAGTTCAAGGGAGTAATTGAGGAAATACTAAACGAATGCGACGCCGATCAAGGATTCAAACGCAAGAAGATACGTAGACTCAGTGTACAACCAAAGAACACAGCTGATGTAATCCAACTAATAATAACACAATGAGCCATTCAGTAAGTATAAAAACAAAGTTTAAGAATAAAAAGCTCCTATTGGAGACTTTTGAGAAATTAGATTGGAAGATAGTGGAAAACCAAAAGTGCACCACATATCCTAGCGATCCCAGCAGAAATGTAGTACATCAATATGTTGCGTTAAACCCAATCCCCCGTGGGTATGACGTAGGTATTGATATCAATAGTGATGGAGAGGCCACATTCACATGTGACTTCTTTGACTCATCTATTGCTAAGCAGCTAGGTCAGAACCTAAAGAATGTTAAACAGAACTATTCATTATCAGAACTGAAGCAGTTCATGAATGAGGAAGACCTGAACTATGAGGTGGAAACGCTCAAGTCAGGAGAATTGAAAGTAATCGCTAGTAAGTAACAAACCAATCAAAGAATACACAAAATATATGACGACATTTGCTAAAGACTTCGGTGCAATCAAATCCCGTGTGGTTAAGTCTCTGTATGAGACACTACATCGGGACTGTAACCCACCACCAGACGACCTTATCATATTCTCAGATTCGGTTAAGGCTGATAAAGATAAGGACGGTTGGGCGACGGCGCAGGTCATCTACGTTATGTATATGCCTAGCAAGAAGACCCACTCAGTAAACATTCGCTTCCAATACGATAATTTTGGTAGGTTCATCCTTAGCTCCATGGAGTATGTCTAAGAACATAACATTCATAATTGATAAAGACGGTAATGTAAAGGTGGATAAGGTTGAGGGATATGGATCCGGATGCCTTGAGGCTACAAAGCTTATAGAGGAACGCCTAGGTGGGGCGGAGGAATCTACCCGTAATCTCACTGAAGAATATAACGAGCCCATCGAGAATGGTGGGAACGAGATAGAGATCTAGAGATATGCACAGCGTTATCTATATAGACTCTGAGGGTAACATCTCAGGTCTATCAGACAACCTATTTGACAAGCTGGCTGCCCTCGGAGAGAGGGCAGTTCAGCGGGTGTCGAATATAGAATTCAACCACGAACTTCAGTTGTGGGAAGCCGTTGACCTGGAAGGAAATATAATAGGTACAGACAAATCCAGGTCTAAACTAATAGAAATCGAGAGGGAGTACCTCAACAACAAAATTGAAAAGGGTTATGCAGAGAATAAAAACCTGCTTTATTAAAAAGGAAGAGATATTCAAGGGTAACGTGACAAAAGTAATGGCTATTGAGTTGGTTAGGAATAACCATGACATGTACTATGTATTTGAAAATTTAGTAGATCATTTGACTAAAAAATACAGCAAATCAGAAGTAGCCAAGGTATGGATGGACTACGAAATGGCTATTACTATGTATGATATATCTGTAGATAGCTGTGCCACTTTTGGTTGGGAGCTAGCTAAAGACGGAGAACAAATCACAGGGCTGTCTCATCTGCTTGACTATACTGAGGAGTATGTTGATAGTCAGGTTGTGGGAGAATCCAAGCCAAATCCGGCGGGATACATATTCACAGAACAATACAGGAGAATGGAAGTATGAAATTTATCGCAATATCAGACCAGCACCTAGGGAGTAAACTCTACAACTTTCCTGAACTGGAGAATGACTGTAGGGAGTTATTAGCTATGGCTGTTGATAAAGCCATAGAGCTGGGAGTTGATTATTTGGTTAGCGTGGGTGACTTGTTTGATAACAACAAACCAACATCCGAGACAATCGACTTCGTGGCAAGTCAGTTAAGGAAGCTAAGGGCAGCTGGTGTATCCCCCGTAGCGATCGCAGGAGATCACAGCAAGCCTCTTGATGGTGTAACTTGGGAAAAGATAGCAGGATTCGATCCAATCAACGTAGAGGGCGAATTTGTGGGGGTTGACTATAATGATAATCCTCAGCATGTTATTGAAACATTAAATGCAGAACTAAATTGCAGACCAAATAACTCAGTTAAGTTTATATTCTTACACCAGCAAATCCCTGAGCTGTGGCCATTCTGTGACGAGAAGAAGAAAGTATCCATCAAAGATATAGACTTTTCTAATCATTGTAATTCGCTTCAGGGTATTTTCTTAGGGGATATTCACAAGAGGATGGAATTATGGTACCACGACCCCGTTTGTAACCGTAAGATATTCATAGGCTACTGTGGAAGTCTCGGCGTTACAGCTGCAGATGAAACAAACAAGCCCGGGATGTACTACTGGAACAATGAGGAATTGGCCACAATACCTTATAAGCTACCTAGAGAGTTCGTAACTATTGATCTGGACAAGAGTAATATAGACACAATATCCCCAACGGACTACGAGAAGTACAAGGAATCACAGAAGCGCACGGTATTTCTTTGTAAGTACTCAACAGAAGTATCAGGGGAGTTAAACAAGCTAGACTTCCTCTACCAGTGTGGAATAGTTAAGTTCACCAGAGTAAAACTGGATAAAGATAGTAGGGAAGAACATGTAAATATCAGATCGGAGCTTAAAACCGCCGATAGAATATCCGCAGTTCTTCATAGTATGATTAACGGTAAGGAGGACTCAGAGGTGATATATAATGCAGCCTCAAAGTTACTTACCGAGGAAGACATCACGAAAGTATTAGACGACCTCAAAACTAGTGTCTATGGTTCATAGGCACACAACAAAAACAAAAAATGAAAAGCATATATAAAACCGTAGAACCAACTAACGAAGTATGTATCAAGTTCTCTGATGATGAAATGGCTGAACTGGGTTGGGAGCCCGGACAAAAACTGTCTTGGACTCCTATGGACGATGGCTCTTTTAAGTTGGAGAAGTTTGTGGAACTTGAACTGGACTTGGAGGAGTTCCCATTAGAATTAATCTACGACCTGATTAAAACCTCCTGCGAAACTGATAAGAGTGTTAATACCCTTCTGATAGAGCGCTTGGAGACTAGTGTTGCCTACCTTGAGGCTAAGGAAATGCAGGAAGCTAATCAAAAGGTAGCCACCGCTAAAAAAGTTAAAACCAAAAAATGAGAGAGGAACTAGAACTCAAGTTAGTAGAAAACTATCCTGATTTCTTCAGAGGTAGGAACGAACCACTCACCCAAAACCTCATGGCCTTTGGCTGTGAGTGTGGTGATGGGTGGTACGATCTAGTGGATACGTTCTGTAAGCTTGCGAAAAACAAGTTGAACCGTCCCAGGTATATAACACTTAAAGACGAGCTCCAATCCGATGATGTAAAATGTGAGCCATATATCGCTCCAGACTTAAAGTTTGTACAAATAAAGGAGAAGTTTGGAACTATCAGACTATATTTTGATCTCACTCAACCTGACGGAGAAAACAAAGATAGACTTGTTGAGGCAGACATAGATAAGAGATTTGATGAAATATGGACCACTATACACGCCTATGAAAATTACACAGACTATCTATCCGGTAGAACCTGTGAAACGTGTGGTAAAGCTGGAAAGATGTACACAGGTGGGTGGTATGTAACCCTGTGCACTGATCACGCTAAAGAACGAGGCAGATTAGACGACACAGAACTAACATAATGGAGTTAATTAAACTAAATCTAAAAAACTTTAGAACACATCGTAAGCTAGAGCTAAACTTCCAGGATGGGATTACTGGTATCGTTGGAGACAACGGTACTGGTAAGTCTAGCATCGTGGAGGCTATTATATTCTTATTCACCGGCGAGGGGTACGGCCCAAAGGCTGATATGCTATCTGTGGGTGAAGAGAGTGGATATGTTATAGGTAACCTGAAGGTGGATGGAAAGGAAGCTGTCTTGGAGCGTCACCTAGACACAAGCAAGGTAGCATTCAAATACGACGGAGTTACTTATAAGAAATCAGGCGAAGTAGCAGAGATCTGGGAAAAGTTATTTCAGATAGATAAGAATATCTTTAAAAATATCGTGGTAGCAAAGCAAGGAGACATTGCTCTGCTTTTCTCTGGAGACACCAGCACAAAGGAGAAGATATTTCAGAAGATATTCTTAGTCCCGAATACCACCAAAATTCGTGATGCCATCTGGAACAAATACATCAAGACTGCTCCTCCTGAGTATCCACCCCTGGATGAAGTTAAGATCAACCTGGATATTGCGGAAGGAAAGATAGCTATAGAGGGTTTCAAGGCAGAGTTATCAGAACTCCCAACAGGATTATCTGATGACTACGCTAAACTACTCTCTCGCATGAACTATCTGGATGGCTGCAAAAAATCAGCCCTACAGAGAGAATCCATAAACCTGGCGGTATCATCTGCATTAGATAAGAAAAACAACTTAGAGGCGGAGATTGAAAAGATCACAACCAAACTAAGCTCTGTGAACATAGTTCAAATCAGTGAGTCGTTAGAGCAGCTGAAGGCTAATAAGCCACTCTATGACAAGAAGCAGAAGCTAGAAACTGAGCTGGTGGGTTTAGAGAATACAAAGCCTCAGGAATTAACTCCTGAAGATATCTCAGCATTAACCACCGCACAGGAGATTAAAGCCGAAGCAAAGGCTGAGCTTGATCTAGCGCAGAAGGAGCATGACGAAATAACCAAGACAATAGCTGACTACACAGAGAAAGGACTTGTTAAGGCTAGTAATTGTCCATACTGCGGGTCTCAACTTCAGGATATTAATAGTTATATATCTCACCTTGAATCTAAAATTCCAGCGTTAAAGCTGCTGGTTGAACAAGCCAAGGAGAAGCTGGGATCCTCTTGCCGGATAGAGGATAGCCTGAATAGCCAGAAATCTAAGTATCAATTATGGGAACAGGGATTCCGTAGTGTATCCTCGGCCCTGGCTCCACTTGAGGAAGTAACCTTCGATCAGAGTGATTATGAAGTTTATACCGCTGTGGTAGCCCAGTACAAGGAACTAGAATTAGAAAAGGCGGGTTACTTGAAGGAAGTTGCTCTTATAGATAATAACGTGATGAGCTCTAAGCTATCCCTGTCTACCCTACCTAATTATGATTTCGCTAAAATATCAATAGATACTGAGGTGGAGGAAATAACAAAAGGTATCTCAGAAATACGAAGCAACGAGGAGAAACTCAGAAAACTGGAACTTAATATCTCCATGACTGAGAATATGCTAAAACTTCGTGATGAAGAGCTAAAAAGGGCGGAGGATGTCAAGGATCAGAACAAGCGAAGAAATAGATATGTTGGAGTTCTAACCGAGCTATACGACATACTGAGCACATCCCAGTTCCCTAGACGACTGATTCAGACCTACAGTGCCACAGTATCAGAATACTTAACCGATAACCTTCGTCAATTCAACTTCCCGTACAGGGCAGAAGTAAACGATAACTTTGGGATTGATGTATATGATATTCAGAACCGTAAGCTTCCATCAGTATCAGGAGGACAAGAGATTATGATAGGAATGGCCTTAAGACTTGCCCTACACAGCATGTTCGGAGAAGCTTTCCCTATGATGATTTTTGATGAGGGATCAGTTCACTTATCACAAGAATCGAAAAAGAGTTATTTCGAGATAATCAGAAACATGAAAACAATCAGTAAATTCAAACAGGTGATTATTATTGATCACGATGAGGACTTAACTGGCGTAGTAGACAACACAATAAAACTATGAACGACACACAAAACGCATTTATAAAAAACGTAGCAAAGCTAATCATGACCTCGGCAAGTATTGCCTCAGCATGGTATGACAAAGACCGTGATGTACTATTGAATGACATCACCAAGGATACCACCACAAGAGCATTAGGCTCCAAGACAGCAACATCTAGCAACGCTAGCCGTAACAGAAACCGTAACAGAAACCGTAATCGTGCACGAAAAGGAACTACGAATACTCAGGGGGTATAGTCTATCTCCATTGTGGAGACTAGTTATGACTCTGGCTATCTTCTTTTCGATAGCCTCGGGTCCTCCGTGGAGTAACTTTGTATTAGGGGCATTAGGAGGATTACTCCTGTATCCTGTTGTAGAGCATTTAGTCAGATTACTTCTAGAGGAAGAATAAATATGCATATAGAAATCACTAGATTCGATGGCGGACTCAGATTCAAACCAGTACCTCCATACTTAACCAAGTATCTCAAGTATCATCACAGAGAGATGCAAACGGTGCAGTATAGGAGGGAGTGTGTGTTTGTTGAGAAACTACTCTATTCTCTTGATTCTGATGGATATGCGTTCACCCTTCCAGGGTTCTTTAATCATTTGACTATGTTGGTTCACAAGAACCACGATACATATAATGTTGAAGATCTCCGTACACCCCTACCACCCATAGACTGGGATAGGATAAAGCAATTTAACCTAAGGGACTATCAGATACCACTCGTAGCAGACCTAATATTAAAGGGAGTGGCTGATAGTGGTGTTATTAACGCAGCTGGTGGAATTGGTAAAACACACATAGCTGCAGTTACTTACGCGGCATGGAATAACTTGAATACAATTCTGGCTATTCCATTAAAGGAGGTTGTATCGCAGACCTACAGAAAGTTCAAAGAGTTCTTTCCTGAGAAGCACATAGGACTCATGGGTGACGGGTCACACGACATTAGTAATGATATCACGATAACCACATTCAAAAGCTTGAAGAACTGTTCACTTGAAAAGTGTCAGCTTCTACTTGTTGATGAAATGCAATCCGCCGGAAGCCCCACCTTTCAGAACTGCATGAATCAGCTTCGTCCTATAAGGATGTTTGGATTCAGCGCAACTACTGATGGGTTGTTTAATAACAGTGATAAGCTTCTTGTTGGGTTGTTTGGTGAGGACTTGATATACTTCCCATATACTGATGCCGAGGAATCCGGAGCTGTGGTACCTGGAGTTGTTTATATGATAAACATGCCCAAGGACTTCAAAATGAAAGATTACGGATCAATAGAGAGTAAGTTTAAGTATGGTATTAAGTCATGCGAAACTAGACACGAATTAATAGGAGAAGTATGCCGCAACATCCCTGAGGATTGGCAAACCATCCTATTCGTGGACCATGTTAAAGATCATCTTATACCACTGTATAAATATCTTCCTCCAGGAGCTAAATACCTTCACAGGGAATCCAGTAAAAAATCTGTTGGAACGTTTGCATTAACAAACAAACAACAGAAAAATACAGCGGCTGAATTCGCTAATAACGAGTTTAAGACGCTCATAGCTACTGATGCCTTTCGTGCTGGTGTTGATATCCCGAATTGTAGGGTGGTTATACAGGGAGCAGGCGGTTCATCCAAGGTTGAAGTTCTCCAAGAAGCATTACGAGGTAGTAGAATATTACCGGATGAACAGCGAGAGAAGTTTGGACTCACGGAAAAGACACACTTCATTCTAGTAGACTTCATGGATAACCATGACGAGGTTCTTATGAACATGGCCAAGAAAAGAATTGGCTACTACCAGGAACAGGGTTGGGAGGTACACACCGTGGATCTAGTGGAGCATATAGACTGGCACCAAACAAATAAGAAGAAACTATGAAATAGTATTTGACGAGTTGGGTGTGGTGGCGTAATTTCCATCACACCCACCACTCAAACCACACACCTGATGGCAAACAACAAAGTATTAAAAATATTAAGAGACAAATTCGGTAAGGCAAAAGCAGCAAGTGGAGGAAACTACAGAGTCAGTTGTCCCACTTGTGAAGCCAAAGACAGTAAAAAGATGAAGCGCTACATATCGCCTGATTGGCCTATGAGCAACTGCTTCATATGTGGAAAGCTCCTTAAAGTAAACGAGATACTATCCACAAGCAATTTTGAATTTCAGTCAGCTGTGAGTGACGGTCCCACAAACGAAGATGAATATCCTCATGCTAAGATTCCACCTTTCAAGAAGATTGAGATGCTTCAGAACTTACCTGAGCCACATCCAGCTATACAGTTCCTAAAGAAGGATTATTTGGAAAATTTTGATTACTACTCCTCCCTGGATGTGGGATTTATTCCATTGGACGGAGGCAGTAACATATCATTCGATTCAGGCTTTACTATAAACACAGGAGACAGCTTATACTTCCCTGTGCATCATGGTGGAGAGCTTGTGGGTTGGCAGCTCAGGTTCGTTCCTGGGACTGTTAATGGAGATCGACTACAGTACATGAGATATCTTCACTTATTTCCAAAAGGTAACTACTTGTTCAACTATGACATGGCCAAGAAATATGGTCATGTGATTGTGGTAGAGGGGGCAAAGAAAGCCCTCAAATCCGTGAACTCTGTAGCCACACTAGGTAAGGGAATATCCTCCACACAGAAGCAGCTAATCCAGGAATGGAAGAAGATCACACTGATTCTAGACGGAGAAGATAACACACAGGAACAAGCTAGAGAGCTAGCTGAAGAATTCAACTTTAATGGTAGGCATTGCATAAACATAGACCCCAGAGAATACGGCTTCCAATCCCCTGATGAAGCCACATCTGAACAACTAAAAAATATCGTAACAAAGCTATGGACGAGATAACCGACATCAAAGAAAGACTAATAGAGCAATACACCCACTATCGTAGCGTGGTGCAGCCAAACTATAATTATCATACATCTATTGCCTTTGAGAAGGCATTCACAAAAGCAGCTCAGTTTTGCATGGAGAAAGGAATATCGCCGGAGCAATACACGGTGGCTATATGGGAGGGGCTTGGAGATAGGAAGGATAACTTCTACCCTAGCTTCTATGGTTCTGCTAATGGAAACAATTTAGCAGAGGCATACAAGGCACAAGCCACCATATCACCTGAAATTCAACTAGACTATCAGAAGCAAATATTGAGGAGACACGTAATGGAACTAAAGAAAGATCCTGCTGAGGTACTTATGAACCCAAGGATCAAGTTTTACGCCTGGTTCAGGATTTTGGCTACCAAGCTACCTAATCAGGAAATCATAAGAACTTATATTAAACCGGCCAAGGCTGAGATGACTAGGGAGTTAGCTCAGTTCCTCAAAACTAACGGCCTAGATGTGGATAGAATATTATGAAAAATAGTTTATACGAAGATTCGGATTTTATTGAGTTAGCTATCAAGTATATCGTGAGGGATCCTCAGGTATTCAAGATGGCCAAGAACTTGAAGATGACACCTGATGATGTAGGAGGTGTTGATATCTATAGGGCTTTCATTACGATTGTCTTTGATATCGGCGCATCCCCCATCGATCAGAAGTTGTTCCTTATGAAGATCAAGCAGGGCTATGATTCAGGTTTACTGAGTCGTGGTCAAGAGAGTCAGATCATTGAGTTCTTCTCATGGATTTATGATGAAGAATTATCAAACAAAGAATATATCCTTGAGCATCTACCCAAGATGTTAAAGCACCGCAGATTCGGGGCTATTCTCAGAGTAGATGAGAAGGATGTGGATAGTATAACAGCGGCCCTAAATTCTCTGGCATTTGAATTTAAAGATGATGCCACAGAACAAAAAGAGTCTACTGCGTCACCATTCGCGGCTCCTGTTTTTAAGGAGCAAAGAGAGGTGTTTGGAACCGGTTTCCCTGCTATCGACGAGATCATAGGAGGAATAGGTATACAGGAGTATGGTATGATTCTTGGATATTCTGGCTCTGGTAAAACCGCAATGGCTTGCCATTCAGCACTTCAAAACGTAATCACAGGAGGATGGCCTGTACTCTATCTTACCCTTGAGGAATCTAGAGCAGATATCATCAACCGTTTCTATGCTAATTATTTCTCATTGAGCTATTCAGGACTTCACAGAGGTCTTCCATTAGCCAAATCAGAGTTAAAGAGTGCTTTTAGTAATATGACTGCGGAAGACATCAATACCTTAAAGAACCTTAGAGTTCAAAGCTTGAGTCATCTCCGTACTGTTGATGGTGGAATAACAAAAGAAACAGTTATCCAGTATCTAGAGGAACTAGCGGCCGGTATAAATGGAGAAGCGCCATTCATTCCTAAGCTGGTGTATATTGACCAGCTAGACTATATGAGAACTGAGAAGGAAGCTGATTCAGCCTGGGAGAACTACTCTAACCGTTCATTCAGCGTGGACGAGTTATCAGAGTATTTAATCAAGGGAGAGCATAAATTCTCTGTGTGGCTACTCCATCAAGCTGGTGGAAAGATGAAGCGCAATTTCTCTAATGCTGATGTCACAGGATTCAAGGGAGTAATCAAGCCCTGCGATCTTGTTATAGGTATAGGTAAGGAGAACCCCTCTGACAGTGAGGTAACCATATTCTCCCTCAAGTCTAGACACACCAAGAACTTCTCGGTGGATCATAGAACTGACCTGGAGTTTATGCGCTTTGATACATTGGATAAAGGCGGAATTGCTAGAATTGAAACTGAAAAACACTTGATCCCTCAGGAAGGTATCAGAGTAAAGACTAAGTATAATAACATCCCTAACAAACAACCACTACAAGATATGCTACCATCTGCGGGCGGTAAATTTATATAATAATATGAAAACAACAGTACAGGACAGTGTATTCTTTTGTCTAGGTAAAACAACAGACTCAAAGGACTACGCTGTCCTGGGGCTGTTGAATATCGACATATGTGAAGATGCTATAACCTATCCATTCAAACTAAGGTATGACCTAGGGTCACATAAAATATTATCAAGAAGCTATGATCGTGTATATATGATACCGGCCTGGCTGGATAAGAAATATGGTATGGACTATATAACAATAGATACTGAACTCTCAAGGGATGATTTCTATTCACTATTAGCCATGCCTGAAGAAGATAGGCCTGGGGTTATACTTAACAATGAGAAAGAAAGCATGATTATTCAGTACCCTATGAAATTCAAGGCTGAGGCAGAGCCTGATATAGTGATGATGATTAGCGATGGTAAGGTATACGAACGTTCCGATATACCTACGAACAACTGGAGTGAGACGGAATTAGACCCATCAAATTCTGTATCACAATTTATAAACCATATGATTAGTTCAATGGGTTTAACACCAATCGAAATACAAAACCTAATTAACGAAGATGAACAATAAAGAAAAAAAACAACATATATTTGCATTAAATACGCATGATTTTGCTAAAACATCAGCTACTTACAGTGTGGAACTGGAGAGTCAGTGTACACTTGATGATTGCATAGAAGCGTTCAGTAACTTCCTAACATCAGTAGGTTACGTGTTCCCGACCGGAGCAACCCTTGGTTTTGAGTACGAGGAAGAGCTTGTAGAGACCACGGAGGATCCACATGAGTGAAAATAAAGTAGAGGTAAAACCAAGAGGTGGTGTGGGAGCTAAATACATGATTGTGTTTAGCCACCCAACCAAGGATGACTTACAGGTAGCCCATTTCGGAAGAAGTGGTGGTTCTGCTATGGAGGTTATGGATGCCCTACATGCTGCCGGAATAGCTGAGGAAGAATGCTTCTTTACCGGCATGATCAGAAACGGAATAGGTAGCAAGTCAAAGCCAGGAGCAGAGGATATTGAATTCTGGGCAACCAAGCTTGATGAAGAGATTGAAGCTATCAAGCCTCAACTAATTATTAGCTTGGGTGCAGAGGTATTCAAGAGGTTGATGAAAACCAACATGAAGGTAGGAGACTACCTTGGTGAGATCATCGACTCTCCGTATGGAAAACTACTAGCAAATTATTCTGCTGGTATGGTCACTGTGCAGGATCCCACAAAGCGTCCAGAGTTCCAGGACATATTCCATCTAGCCAAGAGAGCAGTTGATAATGACCTGAAATATGACAAGTTTATATACAGGATTGTTGACGACCCAGAAGAGAACATAGCCATACTTAATAAATATATAGAGAAGGGCATGTTCTCGGTAGGGTATGACGCTGAGTGGTTTGGCTCTAAATTTACTGATGACGAAGTTATGTATGAGTTTCAATATAGCTGCGAGAAGGATATCGCTATCATATTGAACATCTCAAAAGACGGAATCACAGAGAATAAGGAGCTATTAGACACAATGAAAATACTCCTGGAACATCCTAAAGCTGATCGTCTAGGTTGGAACATAAGAGCTGACGACCTGAGACTTACATACAGAGGTTTCAAATTAGAGGACTCTACACTAGGGTTTGATGGTATGAAGGCTGTTGCTTTCTTTGATTCCAGAATGAGTAAAGGACTGGATACAGGCATCAAGAAGTTTACAAACTATGAGCCATATTACGTACCTTTCTACAGGAAACTAAAAGAGCACAAACTAGCCAAGAATGAACTAGCAAAACTCAAGTTCTTTGAACCTGAGGTATACTACAATTATTGTGCTGGTGATGCCGTGAGTCATAGAGAGGCCTGCCTTAACATGCGTAGGGATTTCCCAAAAGATGTTTGGGGGTACTATAGTACAGTATATCTCCCTCTCACGAATTACTTCTTGGATATGGAGCTCACAGGCATACCTATCGACATGGATGTATTGAATGAGATCACTGAGAAATACATGAATAAGTATAACGAACTCAGAGGCGAACTAACCCAGTTCATGGCTGAGAAGTTCGACATACAGGAGTTCAATCCAAATTCTTCTCTACAGAAGAAGGAATTCTTGTTCGACGTACTAAATTTACCTCCAGCGTTCTATACAAAGGCAGGTAAATCTCCAAAGCCTAAGTCTTGGTATGATCGTCAAAAGCCTCAGACCCAGAAGTTATTCTCTCCTTCAACAAATGGTAAGTCACTTTCCACGATGAAGTTTGAGCTCGAAGAGGTTATGCAAAATCACGACAACGAAGATCTTAAAACAAAACATCGTGCGGTAGAGCTTCTTCTGAACATATCCAAGATTGGTGTGTTCGCTACAAAGTTCTTATCTAAGAAAGGTGTGGTATCAGATGAAATTGAGGTAGAGGAGGGTGAAGAGGAAGAGCCATTAAAGCAGAGTTATTGGGCAGCGATTGCGAAAGATGGAAGAGTTCATGCTAGCTTCTTTGAGCTACTTAAAAACTTCAGATCGTCCAGCTCACCTAATGTACAGAATCCTGCGTCAAAAGTGTTGGCACATATTCCTAATATCTTCGTTCCTGGGTATAACACCATGAGTAAAGATGATCAGGCGTTGCACAGTTCAAAGCTTCCGGCAAACATAAGAAACATCTTCTATGCAGGTGACCCTGATTACAACTGGGTAGAGCTTGATATTGCTGGTGCAGACTTGGCTATTATGGCGTTCCTTAGTGGAGATCCTCTCTTTATCAAAGATATTAGAGCAGGTAATTTCCATCAAACTAAGATGCGTGAATACTTCCAGGATCCTTCACTCACAAAGAAAGAAGTTTCAAAATATGTTATTGCTAAGAGTATTACATTCCGTGTTTCATACACTGCAGGTTTAGATCATGCGGCAGAACCAATCCAGGCTGAGATTTATGCTGAGAATGGATTGAGTGTTCCTATTAATCTAATCCAGTATGCGTTGAATACTTGGAAGCGATATGAAACATATATGGACTATAGGGCCCAGTGTAATGCTGAGGTAGAAGAGCATGAGAGAATATCTTGTGCTCGTGGAATGCGTTTGAGCTATGAGAAGACTGACAACTTTGGTATCAAGGCAGGCTGGTTAAACGAAAGTTTGGCTTTTCCTGTTGCTACAGAGTTGGCATGTATGATGTGGGAAGCATCTGTTAATGTTAGAAAGCTGCTCAAGTCAGAAGGATTGTGGATGAAATATATTTACCCTGTAAATGTAGTCCATGATGCTAATTATTGGGTAGCCCACAAGGATCTCATGAAAGGAAACTACTTACCTGAGTTACTAAGATATGTGTTTTGTAAGCAAACCACAATCGCCACAGGTGACAATCTAGGTTGTGAACTCGTGGTTAGTGACCGTTGGAAGGGTAAGAAAGTCTTTGAAAAGGAGACAGTATGGAATAACACCACTAATGAGTGGGAATGGGCTAAATAAAATTGAATACACAAAAGGTAACAAAACATACATCGTTAACCCTAGACACATGCCCTTGCTGCGGAAGCAACAATGTATGCGTCTGGGAGACTGAGAATGAGAGTCACACACACAAGGTCAAGGTTGCCACCTGCGAAAGCTGTAAATTTGAAAGCTCAACCAGCCAAAAATTGAAAAGTGGCTACGCCGGACAATACAACTACCTATAATGCAGAATAGACTGATTAGTTTAAAATTATCAGAAAATAGAAAAACTAGGTTCCATAAGGAGCACAAGAATACATTCGGACTAAAAACAGGTAAACCTGAAGATGGTGGAACCTGTCCAGGAGCAACAGAGGGTGATGGTGGATGCCTAGGTATCTGCTACGCCTGTACCACTAGCAGGATATACAAGAACTACAAGAAGGTGGAGGACTACAATACCGACATCCTAATGAGAGCTGACTACGATCTGAAGGTGGAGGTGATTAGAAATACAGTTATGAAGTTTCTTCTTAATGGAGGAAACAAGAAACAGTATTTCCGGTTACACATGGGTGGTGACTTCTTTAACGAGGAGTACACCAGAGCATGGGCATATGTAATGAAGGAGTGGCCTAGCGTTAAATTCTGGGGATATACCAGATCAATGTTTGCCCTACCTATCCTTGCGGAGGTCAAAAACATGTCTGTTTACCTGAGCTGTGATCCAGTCAATAAGGAAGAAGTATTAGAAGCTTATGAGCCTTATAAGGATTATCCGAATGTGGGTATAGCCTGGATGGGGAATAATTTCCCTGAAGAGCTTATATCAGACAGAGAATACCTAGCATGCCCAGCAGTAAAGGGTCAGGTTAAGAGTACAAAAGATTACGGAGCCTGCAGTCGTTGCAGGGCTTGCATTGACCGCCCTCTCAAGAGCGGAATGATGCGGCATATACAATTTCCTATCCACAGATAGGAGAAACAAAAGAAATAAAGTCCCCATCCACAGTGACCGGGACGCAACAACACACGTTAGTATGAAAGTAAAAATCGACACAAACAAACTACGCAGCACAGTTATCAATGGAGAAGTCGCCTATTTCATGGACGACCTAAATGTTGATCGCAAGAAGGTGGAAGTAGTATCCAAGGGTGGTTACTATGTGAAGCCTGTGTTCACTACCGAGGGAGTACGTCAGAAGCTAGGCTCACCAGCTCAGGTTCTAAAGCGTGCGCTCAAGGAGCAGATCAAGAGCTTGGTAGAAAACTATGCCGAGGGGGAGATTGCTCGTAGAGGTCTCACACCAGAGCAGGTAAAAGCATCAGACCGTTTGGAGCATAGAAATGCCTACAAGGCGCTCTACAGTGAGTTTGATCGCCAGATGCGTATCGAGTTGGGAAATCAGGGTATTTCCCTGGAAGAGATTGGTCTAGGAATTGCCAAAAATACAACAGGCAAGTCCTATATCGAGCGTATATCAGCTGCGGGTCACCTGGAGAATCTCCAGATTGTGGCACGTGAGCTTTTTGGTAAGTCAGTAAACAACGTCGGTTAAAAAACAACAACAAACACACATTAGTATATGGAAAAGAAATACACCATCAAGATCAGCGACAACACAGGCCACACCGAACTCATGGAGCAGTCCGTGGGTGAAGCAGTGAGCGCAATCACCGAGAAGGTGGCACAACACGCCCATTGGGTTTGGGTTGATGGCCAGCTCTTTGAGTTCGATAAGGGTGAGGCTACCTCCCCAGGTAACCAGCAGAAGCTACAGGCCCGCCTTGAGGCAGCTCAGGACCAGAACATCGTGCTTTCCGGTACGCTTGTTGGTGGTTCTAAATAAGGTTTAAAAACCTACAAACTATGGGGACGGAGTCCAATCCTCCTCCCCGTAAAAACTACAAAATACAACCATACACATACATGGAAATCTCTGTTAAAAAATTCAAAACATTTGTTAATACATTTAATAAACTAAGTAAGTTCGTAAACCAAGGGACTGTTGATTTCCCCTCAGACTACTCAAAGGCTAGACATGACGGTAGTGATAACCCGTATGATAATGCTTTCTCGATGGTTATTAAAAATCTAAAGTTTAAGACTATTGCCGCAGCATTTAATTACACAAAAGTAGGTTCAATCACAGCAAATGGACTTGAAATAGCCCCACTACACAACGACCGCAATAAAAGTGGTACTATAGGAAAGCGATTCTATGAATCTTGTACATACGGTAATGCAGGTAAGTTAGCAATAGCCAAACCGATTAATGAGGATCCGGAGGTTATAGCTAAGAATTTTAAGAGCATGCGTTTTATCCCTAAGACAATTCCCAAGGATGTAAAGATGCCATATATTATTCAACACGCCCCATTCGAGGTAATGGAGGGAAATCATACATATAGAATCTTAAACACAGCCAAACACAATTCACATGTGCTAACAATTGGACGTGATGATGAGCCTATATATGACTACCTGGATAAAGGATTCTTTATTCGTGGTGTTAAGGAGGTAACTCCTAGTGGAAAAGAAACACGGCACATGATGGTGACCAACGAACTTAATGTGCACTCTATGCATATCTTTGTGATGGTTACCATGCAGCCTAAGCTTTGCACTATGCTAAAGAATGGTTGCTTCGTTCATTCAGAAGATTCTCAGATGATGCGTCTCAAGATGGAGAAGAAACTACTTCCTAAACATAAGAAGAAGTATGATGAGGTACGTGCGTTTATCGAGAAAGACTACCAGAGCAATACATCCCTATTGGTGGTAAACAAAGTCAAAAATGGCGAAATTGAGAAAGCAGGTATCAATGATATCTCTATAGGCAAAGATTCAGCCCAATACGAGAACATCAGAGTAGAAGCACCAGACTTATTAGAAGTTCTCTATGACAAGCTGAACTTTGGTGGTGAGTTTGATATCTACTCTATTATTGAGACTTACACAGAAGCTTTCCAGAAGAAGGTAACAGATTTATCTGTGGACGCTGGAACTTTCGAATTCCCTATAATCAAGATCAATGGTTTTGATATTGCGGTAACAAAGAACAGCTCTGGAGTACGCAAGGTTAACGGAAAGCGAATCAATAGCACGGAAATTAAAGATGTAATATATCGTGCAAGTTGCCATCATAATCTTGATGAATATAACTTATTCGTTCGCCGTATCTCAAAGATGAGTCTACGTTGGCATGATGCTATTGCTAATGGTATACAAGTAAAGATCCACAGCAATATCACTCGCGAGGAATACAAGAGTGATACACCCAGCACTGATGCTCCAGCTATTAAGTTCTGGATCGACCCAGCTGCTAAGTGTATTAAGATACGCACAGAAGACACTGACGGAGGAAAGGTATCTCTAGGCAGACTTCTTGATAAGGTTGGGACCATCAACAAGAAAACCAATGAAGGCTGGTCTTATAAACTAGGAGAAACCCGTAATTATCGTTGGGCTCGTAAGGAGCTCGTCAGAGCAATTCGGGACTGCTGTACGTTCACAAAGACCACCACCAAGGAAGATGGTACAGCAGAAACCTCTACCTGGACCACCGTGACCAAGGAGGACATTGCTAAACTTATCGAGGTAGCTGATGAGGCTAAGAAGAAAGCCATTGAGAGAAGCAAAGCATTCCTGGATGGAGCAGTTAAGACCACAGGAGCAGAGTTAATTGAGTTCTTAGGTAAAAAGGCATACAAGGTGAAGGGTGGACTCAGGGAGTACGCCATCATTGTGGAGTCTGCTAAGGTATATGACTTCAACACCAAACAATATCGTTGCATTGTTAACGATAACCACTTCCGTGGTGCTGGTTATGATGACATTGCTGCTCGCCTATATGTTCTCAAAAACGACTCTGTGATGCAGGACAAGATCGGTACACTCAAAGGTGCGGCACAGCCTCAGTATGAGAATCATCATAATGATTATCAGCCTGAACGCACCATCGAGGATATTATTGATCAGATTGACCTAGCCTAATAATTTAGTGGGGTACAACCTTTTGCGGTCGGATTGTATTAAACGAGGATGGCCTGTATAGTCACGCCCCACTAAACATTAATAATAACGATGAAAAAGCTAAATAAATCGAAACAAAAAAGCAAATCAACTAAACTTGGATTTAAAATAAACCCGCTGGAATCGGTGCATGTTAAGTTAGGCGGATCTTGGTTAACCCCTTTTATAAGGGTGGGGACCACGGGTCAGGATGAAATATACAAGCTACTTAAAATTGCAAGAAGTGCCCCGAATGATCGCAAGGTAGCCCAAAGAAAACGCACAAACTTCGCAAATAGTGATTATTACGGAGCTTACGAAGAATAAACAACCAACACACACAATATGAAAACATATATCATAGATATTGAAACCGAGCCCCTCAGCCGTGAGGAGCTCAAAGCATTCGTACCTGAATTCAAGGCAGATAGTCGCCTAAAGGATCCGGTTAAAATCGCAGAAGACCTACTCTCAAAAGAGTCAGCGTTCTATACCAAAGCAACCCTGAACGCATTAACTTCTAAGGTTTGTGCAATCGGTATCTGGGATGTGAGCCAGCCTGAACCTCAGCTTCTTTGCGGTGGAGATGAGGAGAAGCTAATCAACACCTTTGGAGATCTACTAAAGGATAAGAGCAAGTTCATCACCTTTAATGGTGCTGGGTTTGATATTCCATTCCTGTGTCGCCGTGGTCTTAAGTACGGTAAGGACTTCTTCTCGAAGTTCTTTCGTATTGATGGCGGTTTAAGCTATGATGCTCCTCTTATTGATCTTGCAGCTATGTGGGATTGTCGTAGGAAGGACTATACTAGTCTTAACGAGCTTGCGCTCCACCTGGGTGTGGGAAGCAAGGAGAAGGGTGAAGAACTCTTCTACCAGACATGGAATAGAGATCAGGCAGAAGCAAAAGCCTATCTACGTAATGACCTGGATCTCACAAAGAAGATTGCCAAGAAGTGGGGAATCATTTAATGGCCATAACGTACGATACATCAAACAATATGGGCCTTATTAAACAGATAAATAAAAGACTATCCCGTGTTATCACAGGTGCTGCTATGGAGTGTCGTCGGAACACGGAAGAAGAAGGTGGAATAGTCCTGACTCGAAAGGGTCAGGACTTCATCTTTGTTAAAGTTAAAAATCTCCACGAGGGTGAGCCAACGGCATATGGATTATATGTTGCTGATCCCGAGGAGTTTGGACAAAAAGTGATACCTATGATTGGTGCGGGTTGGGAAATGTATGCGAGTTTTCACACTCACCCACAGTTCTCACCTCTACCTAGTCAGTTGGACTACGATAAGTTGTTCCAGGGTTTCAAGTATAACTACATCTTCTCTAACCGAGATCGTGAGTTTTCATGCTCTGAGTGGTCAGCACAAAAAGACCTTCACACATTCACAATTAAACTAGAATCATTAATATACCTAACTAACTACAATGACTAAGCTAAAGAAAATCGGTATCGCGGGTGCGGGTGGAATTGGATCTAATCTCCTAGCCATCCTTTTTGACTACGGGTTCAATCGTAAACAGTTCGACTATTCGAGCGTTGACGTTGATATCTATGATGATGACGTTATCGACACTAGTAACTTACTCCATCAGAACTACAAGATTGATGATGTGGGTAAGCCTAAGGTTGAGGTTATGGAGGATCGCTATGTTGTAAAGGGCATTAATAAGTTCATGGAGGAGAAAGACTTCAAGAAATATGATGTTATTTTCAGCTGTGTGGACAGTATGGAGTTTCGTAGAACACTATATAATTGGGGATTCAGTAACCCGGGAAAAGCATTCTGGATTGATGGACGTTGCACTAGCCGCCAAGGTGGTTTGTTCAATTCTGATCTTCCTGAGGATGAGCTTAAGAAGTACATCACGGATGATAACATTCGTGGTGGTTGCTTGCTAAAGTATGAGAAGGAACAAAACATCAGCCACACACTTCCAACGGTTGTTGCAGGTATGATGGTTCAGGTGTTCTTGAACTTCCTACGCGGAGAAAAAACAGACAAGAAACTATTCATGATCTAAAAATATGGGTTATACACAATACTGGAGACAAACTAGAGATTTCACTGATACTGAGTGGCTTGACCTATGCGGTGAGGCCTTCAGAATTATTGATCTGGCTAAGGAGCTGGGTGTGGATGTGGCAGGTCCACATGGAGAAGATGAGCCAGAGATAAACATCAGTAAGATATGGCTCAATGGTAGAGCTCCAGACGGTAACTGTGAGACATTTGGATTAAACAAAAATAAGAGAGAGTTGGGAGAGTGGGAAACACCGGACCCTAAGGGTGTGTTTGATTTCTGTAAAACCAGAAGAAGACCCTACGACAAGGTGGTTGTATCCATACTACACGCTGTTGAGAAGATTGCACCTGGTGTGATTATTCCTAGTAGTGATGGAGGACTGGAAGCCATTCGCCCAGCTATTGACGAGTTGAGTGCTGAATTGAAAAATGAACTACAGTCAGAACAATAAGCAGATTATTGAGAAAAAGCTTATGGGGTGCCTTGACAAGATATGCAGGGCGCTCCATATTCACATTGATGAGTGGGACGTTGACGAAAAACTTGCTGAAGCTATCTCTAATGAGTGGAATAAAATTTCACCTGAAAATGGAGATAGACTCGGAAAGCTTGTTGACAACTACGATAACCTGCATAAGGTTGCAGGTGCATTGAAAACCGAACTTGAAGAAAAGTACTTCTTGTTCACAAACCTAAACGAACTAACCAACATAAACGACACATATGGCAATCATTAAAGCAAGTTTGAAATTCGAGGGAGCCGAAACAGGCCAAACCTCAAACGCAACCCCATACATCAAGGAGAATGTTCGGAAGATGTTGTTCAACAAGAGCAACAACCAACAGGGAGCATATCTCTACTTCTTGCCGGCTTATAAGGCTGACGCATTTGGTAATGGTGTGTGGTATAAAGCCTTTGAGATCCGAGACAACTTCGGAGACAAGTACAAGGAGAAGTATTTTGTGGCTAATCGTGAAGATGATCCAGCGGATTACTTTGCACGTAACTACAAGATGCTCTATAGTGAGGATCTACTCGCAGAGAGTGGAACGGTAAATAACAACGGCAAGCAGTTTAAGAAGTACCCTAACTTTGGTCGTGTAACCAAGCGTCAGATCTTCAACGTGGCCTACGCTAACAACCTGGGTGTAGGTGTTCATGTTCTTGATATTCCTAGCTACAATGGAGCAAGTCAGCTTCATGAGTGGCAGAATGGAAAAGACATCTCAGGAAGTCCTCGCGGTCTTATCACAGATCCAGAGCGTGCTCTTCCTGTGTTCGTACAGCTTAAGGATAACAGCGCAAACCCTTGGTATCTGAACGTTGAGGCAACTCAGCCAGTAATCCTACCAGAGGCGTTAGTTGACTCTGACAACCTCTATAATCTTGACGACATCCTCGTTATCAAGCCAAAGGAAGACATCATTGCGAAGCTTCGTGATATGTACTCCTCTAGTGTGTTCGAGGATTGCATGAATGGTTATCCTGGTTTGCGTGGAAGCGTAAAGGTTCCAGGTATTGAGCGTATCTCGGGAGGTACACCTCAGCATCTCCAGCCAAAGCCAGCAATTCAGCCAGCCACTGTGGTTCAGAAAGCACAACCAGTGGGTGTTCCGATCAATACGTCACTACCAGTAGCTAGACCAGCTGCGGAGGCAGTTGATGCGTTTATCGACCCTTCTGAGTTGCCACCTAACCCAATGGCACGTATGAGCGGTAGCATCTCCAAGGAAGAAGCCATGAACTTCTTAGCAAAATAATCCATGGATTTTAACGCTTACATAAACGGAGTAAAAAAAGACTTTAAGAAGTCTTTCAAGGAGGAGTCAGCAGACCTAGAACTGAATACAGTTGATAAGGAGCTGCCTCCTACCGGTATCGTATTAGATAATCCGCTTATGGAGTACATCTTCGACCGTAGGTTTGTAGCCTACGGTCGTTGCTACTTGCTATACGGAAATAAAGGCTGTGCAAAAACATCCTTCCTTTTCGAGCTAGCTAAAGTATTCCAAAAAGCTGGTGGTCACTTCATATGGGTTGAGACTGAGAATGCTCCAGACTTTTCATTCATGGAGCGTCAAGGTGTAGATCCAACAAAGGTAACCTACCATAATCCTAAGTCGCTAGAGGAAGCTCTTACACTGATTAAGACACTAATCGAGAACATTCCTAAGTTTGATCCTGATGGCGAGATGCCACTCATGATTGCCTTGGATTCTATCGCAGGTGCAGCTAGTGAATATGAGCGTGATCAGGACATCATTGGCCAGACCAAGGTGGGTGAACATGCAAAACTCATGAGCGGATTCTACCGTAACATCATTCCTTATCTAGAGAGTGAGAAAGCCGTCCTAGTGGTGACTAATCAGTTGAAAGAGCAGATTGGTGGTATGACTGGGTTCGGCATGGAGAAGCCAGAAGCACTCATCGGTGGAACAGCTCAGCGTTTCAACTCAACATACCAATTCAAGGTTGCCCGTACAAAGGACATCCTGAATGAGGATCATATGGGAGTTAAGCGTAAAGCTGGATCAACACATTCACTCACGGTAAAACGCAATAAACTCGGGCGTGAAGGTAACAGCCAAAAGGTTGAGTTTGATCTATACATCAATGGAGGTATTGATTGGTATTCCCCTCTTGTTAAGAGACTTGGGGAGGAATACACCTCACTAGTAGGCAAAACAGGTGGTTGGTATACTTGGAAAACCCCAGGTGTGACTGCAACTGTTATTGTTGATGGTGAGTCACAAATTGTTGATATTGATACCGAAAAGAAATACCGTGATGTAGATCTTGGAGGATTAATCTGTAATAGCCCCGCAGCAAAGGAAATCATCCGGGAGGCATTCGGAATACCTGTAATGCCTGACGCTCAAACAACACAGGCAATCGAAGCGAAGAACAAAGTTCGTCGTAAGAAAAAGTCTGATTTGGCGCTAGACCTAGAAGAATAGAATGACTGAGTATTTGGATAAACTGAATAAAGTGGCCGCGCTAATCAAGAAAATGGATTTGCCTGACTACCGTAAATCAGTTAAACATAATGACGACCTACGTTGGCTAAAAAATAATCTAAGTGTAAAGAATGCTAAGCACAAGAATTACGCAGAGGTTATGAATATAGTCAACGAGACAGTCTAAATTACTAACGATGATATACATAGGAATTGATAACGGAACCACCTCTAACGGAATAGGCGTTGTATCTACAACCGGTGAAAGCTGGCTGTATAAAACACCTGTTAAGAAAGAGCCGAGCTATACCAAGGTAGCAAAGAATATTTCACGAATAGACCACCCCAAGCTATTAGAAATATTCACCGAAATCAGCAACAACGCAAAAAACAAAGGAGTAGGGATGCTTGCTGGTATGGAGAGACCTATGGTCAATCCAGGCAGATTCTTTGCTTCTATGAGTGCTATGCGTGCTGTTGAAGCTACCTTGATAGCCCTGGAGGCGTTAGAGATACCCTATGTATATCTGGATAGTAAAGAGTGGCAGCATGTAATACTGCCCAAAGGGACAGAGAAAGAAGAACTAAAAAAAAGTAGCCTTGCGGTAGGAAAGCGGTTATTCCCTAAGCTCCCCTTAAAGGTGGACGCAGATGGAATGCTTATTGCTGAATACCTCAGAGTTAAAAACACACGTACACTATGAAACTAAAAAACAAAAAAGCAGAGATCGGTAATGGTTGTAATTCAAGTCTCATGGGTATTCTCATGGATATGGTTCACACAGGTGAGGTTGAGAAGACCCCCGCTGGTAAGTTCAAGCTTGCGGCAGGAGGTAAGAAGACCAAGAGCACAAAGCTAGCTCGTGTTGAGACTGCTAGTGAGCGAGGAAGCCGTATTGCCCGTCTGGCAGTTATGAGCCGTAAGCATAACAAGGCTCAGCGAGAGATCGAAAAGCTTAAGACTGAGTTAAAGGCCTCAAAGGACGCCTTTAACATCTTCAAGAAAGCAGCTAAGTAATTAATATGTTAGCCCGGCTAGCTACATATAAAACAGTTGGCCGGGCTATCTGCCAACTAAATAATGAATCACACACAACTAAACTTCCTGGGAAATTATCTCGACAATAAAAACAACACACAACTAGAACTATTCACAAAAGAACTCGAACCAGCAAGTATCTCAAGAAGACCTAAGTACGACACAGTAGAAAAATTCTTCTGCGGTGTGGAAAAAGGAACAGTAGAGAGGTACAGAGAATACTGGGCGAGTGTAGAGCCAAAAGACGAATCCTCAAGATTCCAACGTTGGCTCTTTGCATTTATGAGTGTTCACACTAGCTGGAAATCAAACTTAGCAGGGTATAACTCAATTAAAAACTGGTGGGATTGGTTCAAAGATCACGATAAGCTTGTGGGGCTCATACAGGGCTCTGGAGTAGGTTTACATAATAACCGCGCTAAGTTCATATCAAAGTTCACAAACGACTTCTGGAGCGATCCTGATGCGTTTGAGAAGGAAGAGGATGAGACTTGGGTAACCTTTCGTGACAGACTGGTAAAAAGAGTACTAGGGCTGGGTCCTGCAAAAACAAGTTTCTCTCTAGAGATGTGCTTTCCTAACGAAGCATTTGTTACTTGCTTGGACACTCACCTCTTTCAGGTGTATGGATTGGATCAGTCAAAAGATCTACGCCAATACGGAAAGATTGAAGAGCACTGGTTAGACATGAGTCGTATGTGGAATATTCCTCCATACATCGCTAGGTGTATCTACTGGGATAGGAAGCAAGGAAAAGAAGACAGCCGTTATTGGAGCTATGTACTCGAAGCCTGAACAGATAAGAGTATATCGTAACCTTACGAAAAAGACATTCAGCTATCAGAAGAAAACCGCAAAAGGTTGGAGAGTAGCTGGTTGGAGTGATGAGATAGTATTAAAGAACGCAACCTTCCGCGTTAGCGAGGCAGGAAGAGCTCGAGTCATTCGCGAGAAAAGAAAGAATGTGCATGCCTACATCACAGGCGATCTAAATTACGTCCGTGGCTTGACGAAAAAAACGCCGCAATTAAAGAATTTCAAAACACAACTTTACTATAATCCTTATAAAACAAAGACATTTATGAACACATTAACTAACAAAACTATACACAGTGCAGACTCCGTCATGGTAAACCTAGAGGGAATCTGGATCTAAAGATCACCGGGTGGATAGCTCAATGGTAGAGCAGTACCCTTTTAAGGTATTGGTTCTGGGTTCGAGTCCCAG